GCATTAGGAAAGGACCTGTTTGTTTTAGTATAGAAGGCTGTTTGATAATGGGCCTTTTGGCGTTTTTCTAAGGAACCAGAGGTGAAGCCAATATAGGCTTTGCCGTTGATAGTATTTGTGGCTCTATATATTGTCGCAATTTTCATTTCGAATTATTTAGTCAAAACAATATTAAAAACCTTGAAGAATTCTGGATTTTGTCATTATCTCAATTTCCTGGAACTGCATTTGCAATCTGGTGATTACCGGAGCACCGTCCGAATACGTCGCCCATTGGCCCGTCGCCGCATAATCCACGAAGAAATTGGTCATGACACAGGTGGAAATCTGATGAATGTTTGAATTGATCTGCCCATTGTGTATGAATTGAATGTCGAATTGCGAAGGTGGTATGAAATAGCGCCCGACGAAGCCCGATGCGACCTCGGGAGCCTGATGAAACTTGAACAGGGTAATGATGTTCTGGATGATTGCCGCTTCGGCAGCGTTATTTGGTGCCAGCAGGAAATCAAACTGAAACGTTCTAAGGTCTACTCCGCGGAAGATTACCTGGATTTGAGGGTTCAATGAATACCCAGCGGCAAACAGCGCGACTTGGGAGCCACCGCTGCCTGGTAGAGCCGATCCAGCTTCTTCGGCGGCGACTGGTAGTGAAGCGGCTAGTCCACCTGTCACCTTATCGGACCATACAGTGGAAGCCGCTTTACGAATATCTCCATTCAATATATCTTTGAGGCTGGAAGAACCAGCGAAGGCGGCTAGTTTACCAATATCAGCACCAAAGGCATCGGATAGTCCTGGCGAGTCGTATCCGGCATTATAGGTAACGTTGATGTTGTCTGGCATATAAAGGGCGATGGCTTGTGATATTCGCGAAGTCTTTTGGCCGAATGAGATTGGTTTCGATCCTACAGAACCAAGAGTGCCTATTCCGGATAATTGGTCCCCGGCGGCGTTTTGGAGTTGTTGTGTGAGACCTGAAGTGGCACCTGGCGTCCCTGAAGGGATTACGGACACTCCTGAAGTTCCTGGGTTGGCCACATAAGCGGAGGAATCTTGGACGTTAATATTAAAGATGATGTAGTGGCCCTTTTGGGGATTGGTTCCAAGGTCTGGTGGGAACTTTGCGGACGAGAAATCATAGGAAGACGAGTCTAGTGCGGCTAGTGGACCTGCACCGGCACCGGCTAGCTTTGCAACAGGTGATCCGCCTTGAAATAGATTTTGAAGTGTGATTGCTGCCATGGACTTATTTATAAAATATTCCCATGAAAACGTATCGCCAATTTTTGTTCGAGGCGCGGATAGAAATCCCTGAAACAGGATATGGTTATTGGATTCTAGGGGATGGAACTATTCGGCGGACCTGGGATCATGCCGGAAGTGCCCGCAAGATGAGCCACTGGATGGTTTGCGGGTCTACCGCCGCAAGAAAGACAGCGTTATCTTCACGGGCCGTTTTCGTGCCGCCCTCGTAATGGATTGGATACCATTCAAGAGTGCAGACCGGTTCGCCGTCAGTCGTATAGACTTGGGTGCGATAGGGCGCGGGTGTTCCAGCTTTCCTCCCATTCTGGCTTGGCGACAAACCACCAGTCGGACAGAACACATTTCTTGTTCGTCTCCGGGTGACGCCATTGATGCAAGTGGCGATAGAGCTTTTGTTCACAGAACGGGCACGGCAGCAGCGCCACGTCCTCGGCCTTGGGCGGGGTGGTCATGCTTCACCTTTCCAAACTGCGTCTAAATAATCGAGGTCACTTTGCTGCGGGCACCAGCCAAGTCCTATGGCCTCGCACCGCATCAAAAACAGGTTGAACCGCGTCCGCAGTATCCAATAGCGAACGTGACGGATGCCCCATAAATTCATCGTCTATTCCTCCGCTGTGCGTGCTTCACGGCCATATCCAGTGGTAAGCGAGGAAGATCAGCAACGCGCCTACAAAAGCCTGTACCCAGTACCGATACCGCTCCACTTTCTTTGCGCGCTTCATGGGGCATCGAGGGCGGCGGATAGGCGCATCCGGTCCAGCGCACTCCGGTTCCAGCCCTTGAACTTCGGCCCATCCATGCAGGCGTCGTATAGGGCGCACTCACGCCAGCCCGTTACTTCAGCTTCCAGCCTCTTGGCGCGGGCCTCGGCGGCTTCCAATGCGATCCCACACGCTGCATTTATGTCTATCCACTGATCCACCTTGGCCGTCACCTCTGCCAGCTTCGCCGTGAGCGCAAGATGTGCGCGGGCTAACTTTTGCACGATGTCAGAAGGCCATGACTGATCATCCCCAGCCTCGGCACATCTGACTATATCCTGTGCATATCTTACCACCACCACCTCGGCGCCGTGTTCGCTGGTCATGTGCGCCTCTGGGCGGCCGAGATGTCCTGCGGCACGTTCAACTTGCACATTGCATTCTTGCAGGAATTCTTCCCGACGAACCCCGGCTTCAACACGGCCGTCCCCGTCATTTCCTGGACATGCCCACAGGCATCGCAACGACACTGGAAGAAACGCTCGTGCCGGCGAGAGACGTTGTACCCGCCTCCGCGACTGTAGGCCATGACCGTGAAGTATCCGAACTTCTTTCCAACCAGATTCTGATGAACTCCCGTAGGCATTGGATTACTCCTTTTTACGCAGGAACTACGACGGCCGACTTCGCGGCCTTTTTATTGAACATCGCTGACTTGGTGAGTGCGGCCTGGGCCAGCACGGCAGAGGCGAACTCGGTCGCCCTCTCGCGCTCGGAAGTCCAAACCGTGGACCTCAACCAGAACACATTCCCCTGATGGATCAATCTGGCGACAAACATTGGAAACTCCCTAGAACAACAACTTACACTCTGAATATAGGGTCGCCGTGGTAAACATACAACAACTATGTTTTAGTTGTGTTTCTTCCTACCCATACAAGAAGTGGTAGAAATCTATCTTGTAATGGAACAGATACAATGTCGGCTGGATACATGAGACGCATTGGCGGATCAAGAGTGCCGCTGGTAAACTTCATCATAACATAAAGCTTTCATAGACCCAGATGCCCGTCCAAAACACCCACTGGAGTCCCCAAAACCACTTGTCGAATTTCGATGTCTCTGTTCATCGTTGATGATCCTTATAGGCTACGCAGCCGGGGCACAGTCCGTTTGGCTCGTCCGCTGGATAAACCCCACACTCAGGACAAATCTTGGGGAGGCGTTTCTTCGGGCGCCTCGCGGCAATTTCTCTGATCTTTGCCATCGTCTTTTCCGATTCTCTGCTCATCCCATCACCACATAAAGAAAGATGTAGAGAACCCCACAGAGGAACATCAGCGTGCTTGTAAAACAAGAATTGGCCGAATGTAACGTGATCATTTTATTCCTCCAAGGCGTCCAAGCGATTTTGGACGATCTTCTTTTGGTCGTTTAGCCACTGTGCGAATTCATCATCGTTTGGCTTGTCATAAAAAGCATTTTTGACCATAACCAATGTGTCTTTCAGCGCCGTGAGAGTAATTTTAAAGGCCTCGTTGTTCATGGATTCATTTCCTTTTTCAATTTGGTGAAGGCAATGGCAGCGCGAACTTGTGCCAACACGGCATGACCATAATTCATCTGGGCGCCTTGTCGTTTAAGGTAATCAATATAATCCTGTAGGGCGCCTTCGGCACTACAAAGCGCCTCGAACATCAGCTTTTCGTGTTTGGTCATGCCGCGGCTCTACTTTCACGAAACGCCGGGGCAGTTCTTAAATTCACTACCGCCACCAAATCGTTGGACTAGTTTGTTCGCGTTGTCGTCATGGACCACATACATGAACCCTGGGCGCGCCATCATCCTCGCCCATCCCATCGCATCGACCAGATTGAAAAACTGTGCCTTCTTCAAACCGGAATTATAGACTGAGTAGCGCATTGTGTGGATTCCTTTTGGTTAGTTGATTTGGAGGCAGTAATGTTCTGGCGACCTTGCCATGCTATCTTGGTATGCTGGATTCGCCTGAGCCTGACTAGCCATAATGACATAGGCATTCTCACAGGCATTATACGAACGAAATCCTGGAATTACAAGTCCAGTATTGGCTCCACTATCCAGATGTGCCGTGAAAATTATCACTAGCGAAAAGAGGATGTTCATCGGCTGACCACGTATTTCTTCATGGCCTTCAACATGGCCCCACGGTAAATTTCCCAATTGACAGCAGCCTGATTCATTTCATGATCATCGGCAATCCAATGATAGGTGTCCTTCAAAAGCTGTAGGACTTCCGGGAAGTCCTTGTAGTCGGGCTTGTAGGGTTTCTTGGAAGCCATTTTTTCCTCCTTAGAGCATTGCGACGAATTCAGGACCCGGTGGGATTTGCCTCTTACCCACATCTCCCTACTATTCAAACACTAGCACAGCCCTGGTAGGAATACAACAGTTATTTTGGCGCGCGCTACCAGAGCCCAGCCAAGTCTCCAAAGGCCCAGATCGCCAGCGTCGGAATTCCTATGTAGACTGCCAGATACCAGCAGGCAACAGCGGCAAATATCATGAAGAACCATAGGCCTAATACAAGTAAAAGTAGAAGGCCTAGGACTTTCATCAACCATTCTGTAATAAGCATCTTGTTATTTACCTTTCACTAGATAATCTGGAAATTCTTCGCCCAGATAGGTATAGGAATATTTCTCGTTCGAATGTGTCTTGCACCAATGTGTCATAATGACTTCCAGGACCATGCATCAATGCCACTGATGCCTTTCAGAGTATAGGATACCACTTCTTCATAATTCTTCCCAAAGGACGTTTGGCAACTGAGCAATCCTAGAATAGGATAGTTTTCTGATTTCACGTCCGTGGCGATAATGCGAACAGATTGTCCACTTTTGGTCTTGTAGGTCTTTCCAACTTCTAGTTTTGTCATGATGTTTCTCCTTCAGTAGGGGTTTCAATATATTTCTTTCGGCACCGATCCAACGCACTTCGATTCCATCCCTTGCTCACGGTCACCCCATGCTGCAATGTCACGGCGCAACTCTTCCCGCTCAGCGGCGCTCGCCGCTGGTGGGCGGCGTCCCACATGGCGCGCCAGATTTCACGCTCGTGGGTGCCGTAATCCTCATTGGTCCATGTAGCGGCACCAGCTCGCAACATCGCCCCTGTCGGCTCCCTCGGCACTGCCGGGGCAGGCGCGGAGAGGCGGCGGCCGGCTTCGCGGCCTATCGCTTCTGCCTGTTCAATGTTCATGCAGGTGATGAATTTCAGCTTCTCTGCCAACTCCGCGTCGCTCATCTGGTTCATGGCTTGCTCTCCGAAAGGCTGCAATCGCATGGCAGAACGCCCATCGAATGATCGAGCGACTGGCAGTCGATATCGTGCTGCTTTGGCGTCCCCGCCGCGATAGCTGCCGATGCCTTGTTGATGGCCCGTTGCAAACCACAATCGCAGGCATATTCCGACACTTGCTCGATTGTTTGGGTGCAGCCCTTCCTGTGTCGTCCATAATATCTAAGGTCACCCAAGAGAGCGGCGCATCGGGCCTCTGATGCCTCGGCGCGGGCTTCCAATGCTTCCACACGTTCCACCTTGTCCATGTCGGAATCGAACGCTCGCTGATGTATGTCGCGCAGTTGTTCCCTCAGCGCCTCGTTCTCGGCGCGCAGGTGACGGATGGCCTTTTCTGCCGAGTCAAGGTTCGGCAACGGCCCATTGCAATGAGGGCAGGTTTCCGGCTCTACCGGCGCGGGCTGGGCCGGGGTCATGGATGAACCTCGTAGGCAATCTTCGCTCGTCATTCGTTCCGCAACCTGGCGTGTCAACCTCTCAATTTCGTTGTATCGGGCTTCACATAGGGCGGCAAGGGCGTTGTGTTCGCTAACGGCTTCCTTGGGCGAAAGCGGATCATCCAGACAAGTGCCTTGAACCAACGGATGAATTACTCCCATCAATTCAGTCCACTTTCTTGATAGTCTGTTGTCAGGTTCCATCTTTACCACCTTTTAGATTTGACTCAAGTGTATCATAGGAACGGCGGGAGTCCAAGTAGGTATTTTCTTTGTCCTCTATAAATACATTATCATGGATTGGTTTTATTGGGTCGAAGCTATCGTTGGAATTGTCGTAGTATGTTTTGTTGCATGGGTTGCTATTCGTGCCAATAAATCAAAAAACCCGGGTGACCACGGTGCCAAATTCGATGGTGAGGCTCTGGGCTAATGGCATACAAATCCAAATACAAACCTCAAAATCCTGCCAAGTGCATCAACTGTCGGCTGGACGTTCCAATTCAATGTCGCTCGCTCTGGGAACGCAAACTTGCCGAATGGTGTGACCGCAATCCTAACATTACCGAATGGGGCTCGGAAACAGTGGTAGTGCCTTATATCTGCCGAACCGATCTAAAACAGCATCGCTACTTCGTGGACTTTCAAATCACGTTTACGAACGGACAAACTTTCTTGATCGAAGTCAAACCCGAAAAGGAAACCTCGGAACCTCGGCGGAACAAATCTGGGCGCGTCACTTGGCGCTATAAGAAAGACCTCATGACGTATATCAAGAATTACTCCAAGTGGGAGTTCGCACGATCCTTTGCAAAAACTAAAGGTTGGATATTTGAAACTTGGACAGAAAAACATTTACAAAAATTAGGTCTTAAAATTCTAACATGACAGTTTATCATATTCATCATATCCTTCCTAAATATCGAGGCTTTCTATCCTTTAGGCGCCGCCGTTGTCCTCGTTTCTTTGATCGTCCTTGGCGGCATAATATCCATCGAGCCATTCAAGCGCATCATCCGATTCTTCGGGAAAAGGATTCTGAGCAACTGCCATGCCGGCGACATAGGCTTCATATCCTTCTTCAAATTCGTCTGTGCCGAACAGAGTATTATCATTAGCCGGCTCTGATGCTGCAACATCTGAAAATTCAGCATCATTCGGATAAGCAAAAACCATGTCCACCTGGGCAGCGGCATTGTCCAGAACACCGACCATGAATTCATCGAATTTTTCCTTTGGCAGCAAGGCATACGCCACGCCAATACTCGCCACAAGTTCGGCGCCAAATTTAACAGTGGACGCCATGACCAAACGAACTTCGCGTTCCGAAAGCGGATCGAATTCGCTCACGTCATTTACCTTTACAAAATCTTCAAACATAGCAAGTTCTCCTTCTCTGTGTGTGTTGGGTTAAGTTGTTACTTTCGTTTACGCCAGGCATAAGTAGTATCAACAATTTCATCCAAATAGGAATGTTTCAATTCCCATTTGGCGTCTTGTATGAAGGCACTTGGATCGGCAACCAAATAAGCCGGATCACCTGAGCGTCTAAATCTTGACATAAATTTAACGCGCTCACGAGTAAGAGATTCTACCGTATGAATTACTTCACGAACTGAATATCCCTTACCGGTTCCTAAATTATATTTGACGTTGGTATTTTCTTTTAGAACATTTAGGACTCGAATATGAGCATCGGCTAAATCTTTAACATGCACAAAATCGCGAATCGCCGTTCCATCAGGAGTCGGGTAATCACTTCCATTGACTACGAACAAGTTACCATTTAGTGCCGCATCGATCACCACAGGAATCAAATGGGTTTCTGGAAAATGATTTTCGCCTAACCTTCCCTGTGGATCGCATCCAGCCGCGTTGAAATAGCGCAGCGAGGCACATTTCATTCCGTGTGTCTTGGCGGTACAATCCAACACTCGTTCAAACATTAATTTGGACACACCATAAGGCGATGCCGGGCGAATGATAGCTGTTTCTGACAAAGGAATGACGGCACCTTCACCATAAAAAATTGCGGCCGATGAAGAAAACACAAAATTTTGAACTTTGTTTTCGACACATGCCTTGACCAGATTAATTCCATTGCTCACGTTGTCCTCAAAATATTTCAGAGGGTCCGACATACTTTCTGAAACAATAGACGACCCGGCCAAATGAAACACGGTTGTGAAAGGTCCAAAAATTTCAAAAACTCGTCTTAGAGAACCTAGGTTCGATAAATCTCCGGGAAAATATGTTAATCCTGGTATGTTTTGTAATCCAGCCGGCATCATAAGTTTATCGAATACCACAACCTCGACGCTCGGCATCCTACGGTCCATTATTTCAGCGGCCAAATGGCTGCCAATATATCCAGAACCGCCTACGACTAACCATCTTTCTGCCATGTTTTTTAAAAACTCAGCAGCGCGACTTGCCAAGGCAGGGACGAATAAGCAAACCATTCCCACAGCTTGAAGAAACGAGACTTCGATTCCTTGGCAGCGGCTACGTGGGACTTGCGGAACGCTTCGCGCTCCTTTGCCAACTGTTCATGCATTGCTTTGACGGCGGCACTCATTTTTTCTCTCCTTTAATCCTTTTCCAAATCTTCTGGAAAAACTCAACCCATATTTCAATCAAATCAAAAGCACTAATCATGATTTAAATCTAGCACACTCTTTCGAAACATCCAAGAACTATTTTTAGCTATGGAAACCCCGGGAACTCATCCCGGGGTTTCTCGGAGGGGAAACAAAACTACTTCGTCCACATAGACTTTCTCCCGACTCATTGACCCAGATTTTCACGGCACTGCCTACGTTTTCCGTTTTCAACAAGCGATTTTCTAGCGCCTCATGGGACCTTCTCCCTCTCTCTCAATCAAACCAACAAAAGAAGTATCGCACAAACGCGGTAAACATCCAACAACTATGTTTTAGTTGTCTACCTGCGGCCTTTTGCTATCCATAGTAGACTTCCATTATCTTGCCTTTGTTGATGGTTAGGTTTAATCGATCAGGTCTGTAATCCGCCGTAAGCATATAACCAACCCCATCCCTGGAGACAATACGATATGATTGGAACTTCAAGAATGTTTTAGTCTCCTCCTCAGACGCACCTATCAACGCATTTATATCGCCACAGATAGCACTAACTACTACATTATCCATGTGCGGCCACTAAGATCGTATAGGAATTGACGACGGCCCAGATAAGAAGCAAGAGCCAAACAAGTTTGATTATGAGGTTCCCACCACTCTTATTCCAAATGGTGAACATGAACCCGAACCACGCAACAAAGAAAAAAGGCATATAGAAATTCAAGAGAGCCATAATTACCACCTTTTCTGTTAGAGCATAATCACACTCTATCACAGTCCATACCGACATTCAACATAAATACATTGACGCCATGGCCTATCAACAAGACAAATACGCTCATTTATATCCAAGATTGAGTCTCATTCGAAGACTTGAAGTTGGCATGATTGCCTCGGGTATTCCTTATCACACTCAGAGAGCCCGGCGCTGGTTGGCAGGGAAAATTCAAGAAATAGGCGGGCGGATGAATGTTCCGCAATTCATTGCCCAGCAGACCGCCGACAAAAAGATTGCCTCTCAGGCCATCCAAGGCAAATTGATCTTCTTTTATTATGACGCCAAGACCAAGGCCAAGCTTCCGTTCTGGGATAAGTTCCCTTTGGTGCTTCCGATTGAAAAATATCCAGATGGGTTTCTCGGACTTAACTTCCATTACCTTCCGATGAAATATCGCGCCAAGCTTTTGGACGCCTTGCTTACCAATTTGAACAACGCAAAAATGGATGATTCAACTAAATTCAGAGTCAATTATAATCTTTTAAAAAACACGGCAAAATATTGGATGTTTAAACCAACTTTGAAACGATATTTGACGGCTCATATTCGATCTAAAATTATAACTGTAACACCAGATCAATGGGAAATAGCAATTTTCCTTCCAGCAGAAAGATTTCAGAAAAAATCAAAGGATGAAGTTTGGAAAGATTCTATAAATACCTTGGAACATAATTAATGAATACCATATATCGAGCCTATCTTATAGACGATCCAAATAAAGGATATTGTGGCCAAGATTCAAACTGGCCCTCTAGAAAACGCGCCCATTTAAATGCCGATGATAATTTTCTTTTTACTAGGGCATTAAAAAAATATGGGGCCGGCGCCTTCGCTTGGGAAATTCTTTATCAAGATGAAGATAAGGACTGGACCCTTAATGTTATGGAGGAATATTATATTAGAAAATATAAAACTCACATGAGTCATGGTGGATATAATATGACTTGGGGCGGGGAAGGAGCCTTTGGAAGAATTGTATTATCAGAAACACGAAATAAAATCAGTAAAGGATTGTTTGGTCATAAGCGATCAGAAGAAACTAAAAAAAGAGTCAGTGTTGCTAAACAAAACCCATCTACTTCAACACGCGAAAAAATGCGTTTGGCTAAATTAGGAAAATCTAGAGATAAAAAAACTAGAGAAAAATTAAGCGAATCGCATTGTAAACGCCATCAATATTGGGGCGCTTAATAAATGGCAATGGGTGTTCCTTCTATCGATGAATTTAGATCGAATCTTATTGCCCTGGGTGGACCATCAAAGAGCAATCGATTCTTGGTGCAGATAGGTCAACCCGGTTCGACTTCTGGGCTGACAAACATTGGCATGGGAAATCCACTGACCAACCTATTTAATCAATTGACGGCCGTGTTGCTTCCGGGACTCGTTGGAAACTCTCCTGGTCTTCTTTTACAATGTGAGTCTACGGAAATTCCAGGCGTGACGTTGAATACCAATGATGTGAAGATTTATGGTCCTTCGTCCAAGTTTCCTTTTCAGAGAACCTACAATGATTGGACGGCTAATTTTATCGTAACCAATTCATTTTCGGAACGCCTTTTCTTCGATACGTGGATGGACCAAATCAATCCAGTGGAAACTTTTGACTGGGCCTATAAAGACGATTACACGACCACGATTTGTGTTTATCAATTTGATGAAGGTGGATCGATTGGAAACGGACCAGGCGCAGTAGCCGGAGGCTTTCTAGAATTTGCTTTGGGTCAACCGAACAATTCATTCATATCAACGCCAAGTCAATTAATTTATCAGGTAGATATTTTAGAGGCCTTTCCAATAGCCGTTAATTCAATGCCTGTTAGCTGGGCCGACGAAAACTTTCATCGCCTATCGGTTACGTTTGCCTATCGTTATTGGGACAATCCAAATTCAGGTCCGGCACTAGGTTCTAGTCCCACCAATGTATTATCTTCACTCGGAATACCTTCACCTACTCCCGGAAGCTTTTCATCTTCTGGGTCTTAATCTTTTATGGAGAATTTATAAATGACTTTACCATTACCTACAATTGACGTTCCTACGTATGAACTAGAACTCCCTTCAAATGGGAAGAAAATCAAATTCCGTCCTTTTCTCACAAAAGAGGAAAAGATACTGCTTATGGCATTAGAATCTAAAGAGGAATCGGACATGATTTCGGCAGTTCGGCAAATCGTGCAAAACTGCATTATTTCGGCATATCCAGGATTTGATGTGAGTGATCTACCTTGGTTCGATTTGGAATATTTCTTTCTGAATCTTAGAGCGCGATCCATGGGCGAAAAGGTCGAGCCTAAATTTCAATGTAATAGTTTGGATGCCGCAGGAAATGTTTGTGGCAATATCATTACGACAGAAATTGATTTGTTGGCAGTGAAGGTAGAAAAAGTGCCAGAACATTCCACCAAAATTCTTTTGGCGGGTAATGTTGGCGTGAAAATGAAATATCCTAATTTTGATTCGATTGCTGCCTTGCGTCAGTTCAAAGAAGGCAATGCCACCGAAGCTACCGAAGATATGATTATTGACCACATCGATTACATTTATATGGGAGACACTGTTTTCCCAGTCAAAGAACAAAGCCGCGATGATTTAAAGGAGTGGTTGGAGAAATTAACTCAAACCCAGTTCGATAAAATTTCAAACTTCTTTACTGAAATGCCTAAGGTAAAAATCAAGAAGGAAGTTAAATGTTCCAAGTGTGGTTTCGATCATGTAATTCCATTTGAGGGAATCGCAAGTTTTTTCGGATAACCCTAGGCCACGAAAGCCTAGGGAATTACTATAAGACAAACTTTTCGTTAATGTATCATCATAAATGGTCTTTGACAGAATTGGAAAATATGGTGCCGTGGGAACGGGATGTTTATATTGCACTGTTGATACAAAAAATAGAGGAAGAGACTAAACGAATGAAAGAACAAATTGCTGCTAAAGGAAAAGGATAATAAATCGTGGCTTCACTTGCTTCAATGATGACGGAAATATTGGCCGAAGAAGGCGACGTTAGTACCGGCGGCGCCTTGAAGCGAGCCATTGGCCAAAAAATGCGAAACTTCCGTAAAAGCATGGAAATGCAAAACATAGTTCACTCCATGACTGGCTCGGACCTTTTAGGAGTCATGACGGCCCGGGCGCTTGGGCGAGGTCCTCAGTCCATGCGACGTATGAGATTTGGCCGTGACGAATGGGGCAATCCAATTAAATCAAGTTCGGCTGGCGGGAGAAAAGATGCCTTGAGTCCTAACAGCGATTATTATGATGTTCAAAGCACCAGAGGCGGGGCCGCAAGAGGCGGGGCGCCGGATACCCCAACAAACAAAATTCTAAGACGAATTTATTCCGAAGTTCAACACACAAACATTCTTCAAAAGGCACAGCTTGGAGAAATGATGAAGGCGGATTATTTTGATTCGCTTACAAGAGAACACGATAAAGTAACTGAGGAAAATCAACAAGACCAAACACAAAAATTTGATGATCTAATTCGTATCTTGGAACGAGGTCATGGTGGTGGTCAAGGTCATGGTGCCGGCATCGATGATATTCTTAAAGGATATCATCCAGGCACCGGCGGGGTATTGGGCAATCTGGCAACCGGCGCAGAAATAATGGCCGGGGCGGAAGCTGGTGGATGGATTTTAGGTGGATTAGGATTGATATTTCCTGCGTTAGGCTTCTTGGCAAGTTGGGGTATTCCCATCGCCGCCGCTGGTGATTTGATGTATCACTTTTTCGAAGATTACAGCAAGACCAAAGATGCCAAAAAATCTTGGACAAATGCATTACGAGGAACTACAACCGATATTCTCAAGGTTCTAGGATTTAGTCCTAAAACAATAAATGATAAATTGAATTACGGTGATATGGCAGCCAAGTATAATATGCCAAATCCAGACAAGGCCTATGGTGATGTGTATACAAATGGAATAACATACAAGAGTGCGGCAGAACGCGCCAAGGCTGTTGATGATTTGAAAAAGAAATATCAACATGATTTGGATGTTGTAGATTCCATGACACCGGCAGAAAGAAATCCCTCTGTCACGAGAGGTATTAATCCTCAAATATATCGCGCCGGCAAATCACCAGGACAATCAATTCCAACTCCTCCTGGTGTTACTACATTACCAGGATATGGAACACCCGGAACTTATCCGCCACCAGGATCAAACATTGATTCATTAAATTTACAGCGGCTTCCTGCCGCTGGGAGTGCCCCACCAAAATCAACTGTAACACCATTAAGTGGAAATACAGACATTCCTCCAGAAGGCAAGGCTCTATTAAATAGTATTGCTGTTGGTGAATCTAAAGGTGCTTATGACGTTATCGTGGGTGGTACTAAATTTAACTCTTATGCCGAACATCCGGGCATTATTGATCCTGCGTTATACAAAAAAACTGGATTCAATTCCGATGCGGCTGGAAAATATCAGTTTCTTTCGACAACATGGAAATGGATTAAAGATAGATTGAAGTTAGCAGATTTTTCTCCTGAAAATCAAGACAAGGCTGCCTGGTTTCTAGCGCAAAGCGATTATCAAAAAAGAACAGGAAAAAATCTTTTGTCTTCCTTGAAACAGGGTGACACAATTGGAGTGGCAAATGCTTTATCTCCAACTTGGACTTCTTTGCCTGGAGGAAGTCAACCAAATAGTGCTACAAACGCATTTCAAGCAAATTATGCTGCGGCCATTCCAACCGCACCAAATCAATTGGCGGCAGTCTATCATCAATCACAAGCCACTAACGATCAAATCAAAGGAACGCCGGCGCCGACAGCACCCGTAATTATTTCTAACAAGATCGATCAAAGTCGGAAACAATCAATCACTAATAATATGTCCGGTGGGGCTGATCCTTGGAATCCAGAAAACACCTCACGTCCTGATTTAGGATAAAAAAATCCCCGGAATTTCTTCCGGGGACTGGGGGCCTACGAATTTCCTTATTCTTCGTTTAGACCAGCGAAGAATGCATCATAGTTGGTATTATCTTCTTTATCAGTAGATTTGGTTGGCTTGGAAGTTTCTTCCAAACGAGAACCATCTTCCGCTTCGGCACTCTTATTAACTCGCCGTTGTGTCTCTGTCGTCTTAGGAGCGGCCTGTGGTGTTTCTCCACCAGCAAATCCCATGACACTATCGAAACGAGTCTTTAGTTCATCGTAGCTTTTAAACTTATCGGCAGCAACAACCTTCAAGAGAGAATATTCCTTCTTCCAAAGTTCCTCTTGTTTGTTTTCATCGCCATCAAACAAAGCCGATGAATCTTCAAATTCAGACTTATCATAGTTACGATAACCAGCAACCATTTTCGCCTTCAATTTGAAGTTTGCTCCCTCATTCATATCGAATGGATTAAGTCTTGTTTCGTCTTCGAATTCAGGATTCATTTTTTCTGAAATCTTGTCCATGATCTTGGCGCCGTAACGGAACTTGAATACCTTTCCTTCGGCACTAGGATTTTTCGAATCTTCAACTACCAAAATGTTGGACACATAATGCAACCGACGCTTGGACTTCTGTTGAACGAAATCGCGATTGGCTTGGATGCCAGTGGCCCAAAGTTCACGATTATATTCGGAAACTGGGTCCTTATGTCCTAAAGTTGTGAGAGAATTTTCGATGTACCATTTGCCAGACTTAGGATGTTGAAATCCATGATCCCAATAACGGACCCAAGGCAGCCCATCTTCACCATCAACGAAAGCCGCTGGCAGAAAACGAATAACGGCATGACCATTGCCAGCCTTATCGACTGAAAGAGTCCAATATTCTTCCGCGTCGGCATTCTTGCCCTGACCTGAACCTTTTTCGTTCATCTTGGCAAGTTCCTGAGAAAGCTTATCGATGTTGGAGGATTTTTTGAGTGAATTTAGAGTATATGTAGACATTTGTATTTCCTTTCCTATATGGTTGTATATTTTTGTTTATGTAAACGTATAAGTTGTATTGCAGACTGTCAAATATTATATATCCAACCGGATACATTGTCAATAGTTATTTTTATCTATTGCGTCTTTTTCTTCTGAGGTCAGTTCCAGGAATGGAGTCATTCTTTCCATTCTGAAACGAAATGCCGGCCAGACTAACGTATCGCCGGCATAATATTCTTCGGTAATCCATTTGAAAATTTCACCATTGAAAATTTGATTGGCAATCATCAATGTGTCCGGATGAAGTTTTTTAGATTTGGTCAACGCTAATAGAGTATGCGCCCTGTGTCCTAGTGTGCCCATAACTTCTTTCATGTCTTCATTATAATAATAGACCCGCGCCTCTTTTCGTTTTGCCCATGCCAAATAAAGATCATGACATTCGTTTGCTAAAAGATCGCCAACCCACGGTGCTTTAGATTGAGTGAAGAAATTCACAGCCAAGAAAAATTTATATTCGCCCAGCGTTGGATACTTCTTAGCCAATTTGACATACATATAGTGGCCTGGAGTTTTTTCGTGAGTCTCCAAACTCAATTTGAAGCCACCATCATATTTGAAATAATTGTATGTCGAATTTGGTTTGAAATGATTCTTGACGGCCAAATAATTTTTATGGGCTTCGTAGCCATCAATTTTTTTTGAATCGTTCAATTGAATATGTTCCTATACATTTGTGAATTGGAATTCTAAGAAACTGATAAAGCCGGCCTATCCATCCTATGGCAGCGCCGCAGTTCTGACAGGCCCATGAGGGATAATTAGGTTTCAAGATTTCCTCCGGATTTAATTCAGGCCACAATTCAGAAAACATCTTATATACGGATTTAAATCTTTCGCCGTCATAATCTTCATGATAAGGCATTTAAGATTCTCCGTCATTTTTATAAGAGCCCATTTTTATGAAGGTGTCTAAACGTTGATGTAATTTCAAATCGGCTCTGGCATTGGCCGCCTCTTGATATGTATCGTAAATCACATTATCAATAGGGCCTTCGGAAAATGCTATGTAGTAATAGAATTTTTCTTTAAGTCTATGTCTGCCCATTTTATTGATCCTCACACCAATGTTTTCCACAATCCAAACAATCAATATCAATCCAATAAGAATCGCAACTAGGATCATAATTTCCAGTATTGGACTTGTATTTTTTATTTTTGTTTTGATGCGGACAAGAATCTTGAATGTCGTTAATTTTTTCTCTTAATTTTTGTATTTTTATCAAAATGTTTTGAACTTGTTTAATTGCTTTCATTTCAATAATCGCTCCCTGGTTGGCCAGTGTCATTGCTATGAGTGCAAATATTTTCGTGCCAAGTTGCCTTCGGACAACGTTTGTTTCCACATTCGCGACAGACAATAAACATGCGACCAAAAATTTGATCCATGTCACTCAATTTGGAAAGGTCCTCTTCTTCGCAACGTCGGCAACAACGTCTTACGTTTTCAATCATACTGGCAATTTCCTCTTTTTGGATTTTTTGACCAAATTAAGCGCCTCGGCCTGTTCTAATAATCTCGCCTTCACTGTTAGGCTTAACAATTTTGCTGCCGTCTCAATTTCAATTTTTTTCTTTTCGGCTAATGTTTGAATAGCTTCCAAATAAGTAAATCGCTCATTGAAAACTAAATTTTCTACCGCTTGACTAAAATCCTTGATTTCCTGTTTCGTTGGCATTGGCTTCCTTGTAAAATATATGGTTACCCAGAACCAGAGTTTTCACAAGTTTCATATGCCAGCGTGGCTTGCATTTCAAAGTATGGTAATAAAGGGCACCGTCTGTTATGTCAATTAATTGATTATAATGTAAATCCACCGCGGAAGCAAGTGAATAAATTTGATCCCATATGACTTTATTATAGGATTTCTTTAAATCAATATGTGGTCTCTTATGTCCATTGTATACCGAAAAGGCCAATGGTTCATATACCACTTCACAGATAGATTTCCCTGATTTAATCGAACGATTTTTGATTACGAATGCCACGGCAAGTTGCCCTGTCATTGGTTGATTGGCCGCCTCTAGAAAAATCGTTTTGGTCATACAAGCCAATTGGGCCGCTTCGGCAACAAGTTCTCCACGATCATAGTCATGGATGGTATGTATAGTCATTGGAATGGTAGTTGGTTGAACAACGGAAAGGCAGAAAAGAATTCCGCTTAAAAGTAAGAGTGACGAATATTTTGTAATGAGAGCATGAAACATACTTTGATTTCTCCTTGAAAATTACGGGAAAAGAAAAAGGGCTTGTTTAGAGCCCTTTCCCTCTATCCTCTATTCTGTTGCCACGTCGAAGATCATACGCCTGGAAGTTTAGACTTTCCTTAGGCAGCCAAAGCTACTGGAGAGAAAGTCCGTGCCCGAAGTGGAAGTGGTTGCCCACTCTTTCGTGCCTTCACGGAAAAACGATTGTCTCGTTTTGCATTTAACATTTTGAACAAATTTACGGTCGTATCTTACCGGTCAACTACCCTGATTTTATTCCACACGGATCGATCCTAGTTCTGTCCCACGAAACACACTGACTCTTTAGATCGCGAATCCTAATTTGGCTGAAATTAAAAGTATCAGTCTGCCAATGTGCTTGGTGGAACAGCCGGGAATTGCACCCGGGTCTCCAATGTCTTTATGTCAGTATCAAACGCTGACGTAGTATTTAGCATTATACACTATCTATTTGGTAGGAACAAACACATTTTTGGGCTTTTTCCCTTCCAATGTTCAATTGCTTTCACAAGATTAATCACATGCCGTTTTGAAATGTCCTCCACGAATACCTGAGGTTCATGGTCAAACACGGCCACTAGAATAACAAGCTTTTTAGGATTCCATCCAGATCGTTCATGGAGCATTCGCTGATATGCGGTTGCTTGAATGAAATGACTCTCGACATATTCTGGTAACTTGGGCTTGCGAGCATTTTTGAAATCGATGATAGCTTCGTCACCATCAAACGAACCGGCAACGTCCATCGTTCCAGCAATACCCAGTTGTTCGGAATAAACTGGAAGTTCAATTCCACGAATATCATTGATACGATCTAATACAGGCTGCCATGCCTTGAATTGAATTATCTGGTCCGGCATTACTCCAGTGAGTGCCTGTTTGGCATCACCAGTAATCAAATATTTTTCAGATATGGCATGGAGAGATTTGCCACGCGATGCCGAACTATTTTTGATCGTGTCGGCTGCCTTATCGCCAAGTCTCTGGCGCCATCTATCAAGACCTCGGGAAGATTTGGCGCTTAAAATGGTCGTGATAGAAGGGAAAACAGTGGCGATGCCTGGGACTTGATAATAGTGGCCTTCGCCATATCCTTCAACAAGTTTAGGTCTGTCCCAGGTTATAGGGATAGGATCATGACGAAATATCAATTTATTCCTTCCAATGTGCGAGAATCCACTCCTTACAGAAGCCAGACCTCACAATTTCATTTACTCCAAATTCTACATCTATCACTGATGGTAAAGACCGTAGGACATTCAACGAGGCCCTAATCGAATTGTTGATGCCTGTGTCCACGAAATCGCTTTGGCGATAATCACCAGCCACGATTACGCGACTGTTCTCACCAATACGGGTCATGACGGTATTGAATTCCCCGCCTGACAAATTTTGAACTTCATCCAGAAAGACGATTGTATCATGGAAGTTCATACCCCGCAAGAAGGAAGTGGTTGTAAATTCCACGTCGCCTTTGTTTGTTAGAATTTCATAGGCATCGCCACGATCATAAAGTTCGGTACAGATTGCCTTGTAAGGGTCTTCATAGGCGGCTGATTTTTCTTTTTCGTTGCCCGGCAAGAAACCCATGTCTCGACTAGGAACAACGGATCGGATAATCAGAAGTTTTTTGTATTTGTTTGTCCGACTTAATTCATCCAAAGAAAGATAGAGGGCGAGCAAGGTTTTGCCTGTGCCCGCCACTCCATGCAACAGCAAATTCTTGCCATCATCATAGGCATCAAATGCGTCTTCTTGTTTTGAATTTAACGGCTTGATTTTTTTAAGGAAGAAAGGTTGTGTTTGAGTAGTATTTTGGTGATTCTTTTTACGCTTGGCCGACATGGCTTTTTGATCTTCTTTCTTTTTTAGTGCCAAATCCCGTTTGAAGAAAGTAATTTCTTTCATACTATCAGTCATATTTATATTCCAGCTTTATGCTCTAATGTTCTGTCCTCAATAAATTGAGAAAGGTCGCGCATACATGTCTCTTCAAAAATACAATCGGGCTCAGGAAAGAAACTATATTTCCTCCATTTAGCAAACCATTTAATTTCACCAAGAAACCCACCATATTTTGATTCAATATTCCATCGTGACGTTTTTTGCCCTTTGACAATTCCAGTGGGAATGAATTGTATATGGGTTCCATCCCATCTAGAAGGATCATTACCAATTTGTTCCAACATTAAATTTCCTTTGGTACCTTGAATTTTGTTTCGTGATTTTTTCCATATTTTTCCTGCATTGGCGCGATGACGCCCTTCATGAAATCAGCCGGAGGTTTCTTGATACCGAGTTTTATGGGATCGCCAATATTCATTTTGACGAAAACTTGAACAATGTCAGGATTGTTCCGAAGAAAATCCTCAAATTCCTTCATCTTCAAATCTACATCATATTGTTTATCTGTCTTTGTGTTTCGTACTGTGTAAATTGGCATCGTGTTCCTTTAACATATATTGCTGGGCTATTGTTCGAACCTCGGGTCTTAAACCTTCATATAATTTCAAGGCTTCCTTCGATTCAGGAAATCTTTGGATGAACGAAAGTATAGAAGATTCTTGACCGCTAATTTGCAACATCAAGGACTAACTCCTAAGGTTAGGGTTCCAGTGAGAGTGTTCCAAATACCAGCCATATTTCGCTTGATGATAAATGGGATTGGTTTGCCTGCTGGCATAAGAGAAATATCGTGTACGGCCCCATCAAGCAAACTAAATTCTTCTCCGTTCAATGATAATAGAACATCGCCAGCCCGCAATCCAGCCTTATCGGCTTCGCCGTCAATAACGGTATCAACTATTTGAACGCGCATAATATGATCATCATCAATGATTTTTGAAATATGAACACCAAGTTTAGAAAACATAAATTTACCATATTTTTTATATTGATCGATAAAATTTGCAACGTCATTAGATGGAATGGCAAATCCGATGCCTACGCTGCCTGAGGTTGGACTGTAAATTGATGAATCAATACCAATTACTTTTCCATCCATATCGAATAACGGCCCGCCTGAATTTCCAGGATTGATAGGAGCATCAATTTGAAGAATGGCATATCCTCCACCCTTATATTCTTTAGTTTGCGAAACTCTGCCAAAGGTGTGAGTTTGAGGAAGTTCATATGGGGCACCAATAGCCATTACATAATCACCAATTTGAACCTTAGATGAATCTTCCAAATCAGATTGATGTAAAACTACATTTACAGGAAGATCATCGACAATTTCAATAATGGCCAAATCAAATCTTTCGTTGCCATATACTAATCTGGCTTTCAGATAGTATTTGTTTTGTAAAACGACAGTAATGTTTTTTGTATCATTGCTTACGACATGATAATTAGTAATGATATATTTTTTAGCAGCATCGAAAATAACTCCGGAACCCTCTTCGATCTTATTATCTAATTTTCCACTTGCGGCATCATCCGCAAATTTTTTCGAGGTATCAAGATTATTGATTATAATACCATCAAAAATTTGAACCACTGAATCGGAAACTTTATTCACAAGCGGAGCCAGAGAAACTTCGGAAGGCGATTGAACCGCCACAGAAACAGGAAGAGTTACATGCGGAGTGTTTTGATAGGCAACAAATCCAGCAAATGCAAGGAGACAAACAAAGACAAGGCCTAGATATTTTTTCATGGAGAACATCCTTTCAGTTCTTATTTATTCGTTGATATAGACCACCTTGTCGAAATAATCCAACAAATTTTTGGTGCCGTTGGCCAAAGGCTTATAGTTCTCCACCATCTGCATAAAGACGTTGTTCGGAATATTCTTACCGGGGCGCAATTTCTGTCTCTCGACACAAAGAGCCGGATCGGTCAGAAACAATATGGCCACGGTTTCGTAACCGGCCTTTTTGACTCGATCCAATTTGAATTTCCAGGCCTTTTCGGTAAGATTGGTTTGATCCCAAAGAATATTCCATTTGTTCGAAATTGCTTCTTCAAGCTGACGGTGCATCAATTGGGACGCCGTGGGAACATATTCCTTGAACACATCATCATAAGTCCGAAAAGTTTTATGAGCATAAGCTTCGATCCATTCGTCCGAAGAAACGACCTGAAAGAGCCCGTGGATGGAAGACAACACACCAATCGTCTTGTTGCGCCAAGTAGTTTTGCCACAACCAGGCAGACCAACGAGCATATAACAAATAGGTTTCTCAATCTTAATTTCCATTGGCTAATCCTTTCCACGTCACGCAACCAAACAAGCCGCGCACCTTATCGACATTTTTCTGTGTGCCAAGATTTTTTCGAATAGCGTCCAGGATAGACTCCTTAGCATCCATTCCTGAATACATCTTGAACATGATTGATCGTAATGATGGATCAATTTTTTCGTTTACCCAAAGAGCAAAATTCTTTTTCTTTAAACGTTCTACTTCTTCTAAATTTTCACATAAGACTGCATTGATGCCATTAGAAATCCAATTTTGTTTTTGATCGTCCCAATAATCAAAGAAATCATCTTCAACTGAATGAACAGTTTTTTGGACGCCAATATTAAAGGCATCGGCATATTCATCGACCGCTTCACGATCCACGGGCTCCAGAACCGCCTTCAAATCATCCAGCTTTTCGTCAAGAATTAATTCGATCAATCCCTTTTCTTGCATCAGGGCGGCCTTGGCCTTGTGAAGTGCAAGATACCAATCGCATTTGATCTTCACCATATGTCCATCCGTCCAACGGAGAACATAGCCTTCGGTGTTTTCCATGGCGGCGACATGATCCTGAAAGTGTTTCATATCTTCGATTTTAATTTTCTGGTAAATAGGCTGAACCAAATCAATTCCCCATTCATTACCCACTTGTTCCAAAACTGGTTGAGTATAATAATTACCAGAACGATTGACTCGCATTCCTGTCAACACAAGGCGATCTTGTGGATAATCCAAAACAATTTTTTGCGAACGCGAACACCATTCGAATAGTGGTGTGCAATCAATACTAAGATAGACTTCTGCAAAACGCACATAATTTGTCCGAGCCACAGCAAACGCCTCGGCAGGCATCGCAACATCTGTCAGACCCATCTTCGTGCCCCAACGAATTTGTCCATTCACATAGAAAGGGCGGATCATCGAACCATCAAGTTTTTCCAAAATCACATGTGGCCAAAGAATGTTCAATTCTTCGCTTAGTGTTTCGGCGCGTTCGTTCACATTGAAAAATTTGTGATATGGACGAGAAATAAGTCTGCCTGTAGACGTTTCGAAAATGATGCCGCGACATTCACGGCGCACCCGGGCATAATGATCGTCCACGCCATCAACTATTGGAGGGAAAGTATCCTTGGTCGCCATGTGATAATTGACGACAGTGTATCCGCCTTCTTTCTCGGACACGGCAAACTCTGGCGCGTCCTTAATCGCCGGCAGCACATCAGAAATATTTTCGATGATAGGAAACTTATAGAAGTGTTTCATTTATTGTTCTCAACTGTAGTGGGAAAAGAAATGATATTCGAATTTCTTGTCTTTAATCAGATGTTCAAAATCAGGCAAGAGTTTCTTAAACTTGGCACGATATTCGGCTTCTTTGGATACAAACGTTTCAGGATCGAGGACATAATCAACTGCCTCGGCATAATCACCACTGGCTAGAATATTTCCAAACCACATATATTCGCCGCCCATGGCATCCAATACCATTGAATCATTCATCGCGGCATAAAGTGGATCGTCATTCAACGCTTCATTCAAATCATCGTCCCAATCAATTTTAACGCCGTGCATGAGATAGATGGTGCAATCAACGCCCATGATTTCCTCCTGGTTTAAAAATCTCCTGGTGCAACTTGAAGACAAATCAATCCATTACGTCGCCACATTTCCACGACCGAGTTTCGATCATCGAATACCACCGTTGGATCGTAGCCATCGGCACGAATCTTCGCGAGCAATTCTTCCTTCACGATATAATCCGCGCGATTGTCCTTGGCAGGGCGCATGTAGAGACCATGAAAAGGAATAGCATGTTCCTTCAACCAATCTTCGGTCACCTTGCGCTGTTCCTCGCCTCGCCCAGAGCAAATGACGACTTTATTGGGTTGATCATTTTCGCCCTGTTCGCAACCGAAATAGAAAACAATTTGGATTAGGTCCACGACCGGCTGATTTGGCTTGTCCAGATGCATCGTCGCATTGAACGCCGCCCAATTCTTAGGCTTCGTTGCAACAAAATGACGCCGGTGACTGATATCTGCCAGCGTCCCGTCAAGATCAAAAATGTAACAGGTCATGGAATTATCTTACCACATCGATTGAAAAATTTCAAGCCTTAAATCCTGTAATCATGATAAATCCCATGCCGGCGGTATTTTTGGCTTCGTCGCCTGTCATTCCAAAAAAGGCTGGGGTGATTACCTTCCACAATCCAAGAACCTGACCAAGCGCAAATAACTGAAACGCTGCGCCCTGATCGCCAACGGCCGCACCGACTTCCATATAATTTGGTCCTCCGGCGAGCCGTTCTGGCTCTGGATATTCCTTGAGAATTGCCACCAATTCGTCCTTGTATTTCTCGGCAGCAACCTTGTCCACGCCGACGCTCAAAAGCACCATATCGACCACTACCAGGCTAGGGCGCGCCGCAGAAACAGGCGGATTGATGTTCATATCCACGACGCGAACCGGACCATCTTCGATTGTTAGTTCCTCGGCCTGGTTGCGAAACTGTGCCGTTGTCGCGGCGAGAATTTCATAGAGGCGATCTAAATTCATTTTCTTATCTCCCAAAAAATAGAATGAAAAAATCCAATCACTAAACGAATTATCAAGAGCCAAACAAGAGCCCAGATAATCATAGGCGAGAAACACCACCAATAGGAAAGCGTCCAACCCTCAGGATTTCCATGGGACACTTGCATCCATCGTGCCAGCAGAAGAAGCACAGTGGCGCCAGCGGCAAAATGAAAGCCAAGAATTTTCATGTTACGACCACATAAGCCATAACGGTCCGCAAAAGCCAATCATAATCGCCAGCCATTGCCATGATACGAAAATTCTTTCGTTCCTCTTCGGGAACTCTCGCCTTTCGAAGTGCCGCTAGAACAGCCCCGATAATATAGAAAGCATTTCCAGACTGCCCGATCAATTCGACTTCGATATCAGGATATTTTGGCATTTGATTTCTCTCAATCGTTATAGATAATCATTTTGCAAAGGCCGTTATTTTCTGTGTTTGCAGGTTCAAGTTTCCAACAAACAATATCATCGTCGGCATCTTTTAATGTATCCACGAGCAACATTAGCATCGGTTTTTGTGTTCGGGCCGAAACAAGAACCAAGCCGACGTTTGTTGCATCATTGGGATAAATCTGTTCGAACTCGAAATCCTTTCCAAGATCGGACATTTCGGCTACGAATATTTTGGTAGCCTTATCCCAAATGAATTTCTTCGTGGAGATATTCATCATGCCACCATAAATTTGAGATAGGACACTGGCGCCTTGTGCATCTTCCCCGTCCGAACATTCTTGATCTGGAGAGGAAACTTCCAACGAGACGCCTTCACCCCGGTCAATTCGAACATTTCTCCCGTGGGCGACTTAATCATCTTCCCGATCATTTCGGGCTTGACGCCGAGAGAATTCCATTCGAGATTTTCGAGGACTGAAACCTTCCCGGGCTCTTTCAATTCAAACTTGCCCTTGAAAAAATTTTCGCCGAAAGAACTCTTGCCGAGCGCCACGACAAGTCCATGTTTCTTGGCGAATTCATTCGCCAAGAAACCGAATTCTGAGTGGAGCATTTGCGCTTTTGCGCGTTCCATTTTATTCCTCCATCTTCATGACGGCGCTGACCTCAACTGAATGAATCTTATTCTTCTTGATCCACTTTGTCAACTGCCCACGCCCAAAATTTGCCGACAACAGCGAAGGAAACGAAAAGTTCAAATGGCGCTGACTTGGCCCATTCTTTCCGAACCCTTTCTTCCCGACAAGAGTTTCATACGTGTTATCACAAAACGCGATATATGCCGGGGAAGCTGCCTCCTCTGCGATGGGCCCTCCAACTGTCTGGATCATCTTTGGCCCGATCCCATAGCTGACTGAGAATTCAAACATGGAAAACTCCTTACAAAGACTATCGATAGTATGCGCTTTTCTGGGTAAAAGTCCAAGAAAAATCTTTGTAATTTTATTGCGTGTTTTGAGGAATTTTGGCAACAAAAAAAGGACCCTAAAAAGGACCCTTTTTGATCGCGGGTGAAGACAGTTCTGGAAACCACTCCACCAAGAAAATAGAAAACGAGAAAACAAAAAAAGGGGAAGCATCTTATGCCGGCTTCGATGCTTCGATGATGTTTTGGCGATTGCATGGACGGCGCCGTCGCCCATCTGGCGACTTGCAGACTTTCTCCACTGTGTAGAGAAAAACTCGCCGGATTGGCGAGGCTGCTAATAGTCTGATGCCTCACATTCGAAAATGTTTATCATCAGGGGCCAATGATAAATCATTGGCGTGGATTGGCGAAGGTGCCAGGATTTGAACCCAGAATAACGGAGTTGGAGGCCGTTGTGTTACCGTTACACTACACCGACGTAAATTGGGAGCGGGGGCTGGATTTGCACCAACGTCTCATGGGTATGAACCAAGCAAGGAACTTCTCCTCTACCCCGCATTAAAAATCGATGTATGTTTTTCTCATTTTATGGATACCACATACAAACCTAGAATGGCGCGTCCAGTGGGAATCGAACCCAGACTTCATCTGGTTGGAAGCCAGAGGCAAATCCAATCTACTATAGACGCATTAAAAAACTTGGCCGCGAACCACCGGATGGTAGAACGCTCTAATGTTTTTCAAAAAGGACGGTAGCCCCGTATCCTTTTCGCGGTCAAAGCCTTTGGAAGCATCTGCTAACTATCTTCCAAGGCCCATTAGATAAAAACCGCTTATAGGCCAAATACTAAATCATTCATGGAGAGAATTGTGACGTTGCCCGGTCATTATCATCCGGGGTCGTATCTCTCGCCTCTGGCTTCGGCACATTTCCAGAACATCTATGTGGACCGGACAACTTGCTAACATAGGGCGATAATTTCCCCACGGCCATGAATGAACTCTAAAAAAAACATGGAATTAAACTGCACAGACTTGTCAACCGGCCGGGCAACTTTATAACGCCCGCAACTTCGTTTTTTCTCCCATCCGCGCGGTACAATCCGCGGGCAAGCCACCCTTCTATCGGGTGGCAAGAAACTTGGTGGACCTGGAAGGAATCGAACCCTCAATTGATCGGTGCAAGCGAACCGGTATCCCGTTTACCTACAAGCCCAAACTAAACGTTAGAGCCCAGATTTGCACTGGTTAGCATCGCACTAGTAGCGATCCCCCGGCCGATGGCCAAGTGTTCCTCTAATTTTCAACGATACTCTAACACAAACTTTATGGCGGGCGATGGACGTGGGAACGCTCCATCATTTCTCTCAAACGCGAATGAGAACCAGCCAATTGTTTTAGCCACGCATCTTTTCAGATGGCCGTATGCAGCAATTCAATCTCGGTTTCTGTTGATTGGCGCGACATATAAAACCGTCCCTCATTTCAGACTTTCGGTCGGATAAGGCTAATTTTTAAAGGGCGACGGCTTCATAGCCGGTCTTTTAAATGTGAGGGGTTTTCACCCAACATCCCGTATTTTCATATCCCCGGCTGGTTCGCTAGTCCAGCACCTCCCGTCCCGTGACGGATGTTCTTATGCGATTAAACTACAGGAATTCTATAGGTGCCCCGGGTGCCCTTTCAGACACGATAGCTTGTCTTATTTGCGTAAGACTTCTATCCTCACTGGCCTGGCCCAGCCCTTTTTCGCAAAAATTAGGACAATATTCGGCCATCAGGATCAAGGACGTAAAGGCGCCCAGAGTTTTCTGGAGTTTCACCATGCGCCTCTGAGCGGGGCAATCTTTATATTTCTTTCGTCAGAACTGATTACTCATAGTGGAATTGCGCCACTACCTCCGGTTTTGTAACCGGCGTCCTCCTATTAGACTAATGAACTTCTACAGAGGTCTTGCAAGACACTCACGGCCACGATGGGCACTCAAAGAATCAGCCCTGACGAAAGAAATATTCCACAATGTAAGCGACAGAAAAGCGTCAGGCGGGCTTATACCGCAACATCAATCTTTATGCGAAGTTTGATGTTAGTGCAATTCGCTACTTACTCAATCACCTTGCAAGGAGTAATTTCTTTTCCCGATTTTGTTTTTGTTCGCCCTTTCGAGGAAACATGCCGGATCATTACCGGTCTCGATGGAATTTATATCCCGCGCCACTCTACCGCGGTCAAAATTACTGATCGTGTAGACGCCTTCCTGACGTTTACATTGTGGTTTAGAAATTGGCCGGGGCGGCGGGATTTAAACCCACGTCACCTTCCTTGAGAGGGAAGCATCCTAGATCGCTAGACGACGCCTCGGCAGATTTCTCGTTTTCTATTAACTTGTCAAACAGCGGTAGTTTCTCTTTTCGCAATTACCGAACTTCTAAAGATAAGAGCCTGTGGCCCAGGTTTATCAAATAATTTACTTCGGTAACTGGGAAAAGAGAGGGACACACACATAGTCCCAACTCTTTCCTTTACTCTAAGGCGAACTAGCCACCCAGACTTGCTGTTCGCACCTGATGCCCCGGCTTTGCATTGGCATCTTTCCCTTGTTTCATTTTCTCTCCAGTGTCCCCAATGCCGGGGCTTAAAAATGAAAATGAAACAATCTTCAAATAACCTTTCACTTCGATGGGCTCATGCCCTCCATGAAAGGGTAATTAGTTCTTAATGTGTTATTCTACATTTAATCCGAAGCGATTTTCTACCTAGTCATTTCACACCTTCCCTGTCTAGAAATTACCAACCGATTTAACTTTTGCAGTATATCAGAAACAAAAGTGGTATTCAACAAAAAAATGTAATCGATCTAATTGTTTTTTGGTAATCTAAAAATGTGATAGAGAGAGCGTAGTTATATATATGCGCGAAACAAAAAAATTCTAGAAAAAATTTAATGGTTGTTAGGCACGAAAGCTAAAGCAATTCCATAGGCCTGATCCGATTTATATAACCAGCCACCAGGAACTTCTATTCGGGATAATTCGTAACAAACACGTTCCCAATGTTTGGTTGGGTCCTTGGCGGGCGGTAAATCTCCCGCCAAATGATCCGGTAGTGGTTCTACGGCAGCATGATATGGTGCAGGATCGGCATATGGGTCTACTCCTTCACTCATATTTTTTCTCCTAAATGGTTTTATAAAAACTTCATCGAACTTATCATCAGACCACAGGGCAGGATGACAAGCCATTGAAATTTTTACTGGTCGCTAACTACAGTGCCGCTCGTCCGATCCATGAACGCCGGAAGTTCCGGCATTTCATCAAATGCTGGATCGACGCCAGGAGTATCCAACGTCTTAGGAAGTGCCGGGGCAGCAGTATTTGCCGCTGGGACATCCTTCTTTGGACCAACCGCCACAACTTTCTTTGTGGACTTTGGAGCATCCGCAGGCTTTGCCGGCACCGTAGGAGCCATCACAACACTCTTAGGCTTCGTAGGTGCCTTGACTTTCTTGACCGCAGGCTTCGGAGCCGCAGGCTTTGCAACTTTCTTGGCAGGCTTGGCGGCCTTCTTCTTCGCCGCAGCAGCTTTCGCCATGTTCGTCACAACAGCAGCATCAACACTGGCCGTAGTCTGCGGGCCAGTCTTCGGAAGATTCTTTGTTGGCTCTGTTCCAGGCTTGACACCAGCCTTGAAGCCAGTGAACTTCTCCGCGTTGACTAGCTTGTAACCAGTCACCTTGCGGCCGTCCTTCTGGGTCTCGACCTTGCCCTTTGCCTTATTGGCAATCTCCCAAACATATGTTGAAAGACGCTGGGCGACCATTCCTGTCTTGGCCATCAGAGCCTCGACCTTTGCCATGGCGACGAATTCACCTGGATGTGCTGCCAGAAGTTCCAGCAGGTGTTCATATTGTTTCGTTTTCATCATATTTCTCCATCATGTTGTTGTGGCAATATTGCCTTCAAATTCGATTCAGTCTAACATAGTTCTAGGTGGACTTCAACTATTATTCCTCCTCTAGAATTTCGTCGGCATAAAGTTCCTGACAGCCGAGACACCAACATGCCTCGTCCTTTTTATTTTTAAGACGGACCCATGATTCCACATCAAAATCCGTGTCAATTAGTACGTCGCCGCATTTTTGGCACCACATGACACTCATTAGATTTTTCTCCAAATCCAAATGGCGATTTCTCGCATGAACAAGTAAGCGGCGAAACTCATTAAAAGAGCAACCAGCCCGTATGTAATGTCGGCGCCTAGATCAACGCTCATGCGATCATCCTCAATTCTGATTTCGAGCGCCCTTTATATTTTTCGAAATACGAAAGGGCAGATGCCTTATTGTTAAACACATAAGTACCGCGCTTGTTCAACGAAACTTTGAAAAGATTTGGTGAAGTTTGTACGACCATTGCCCCGGTCATTTCACATTTCTTGATTACGGTGGGATTAAAAACACTCATATACTAACAACCTTTGCCAATCCCATAAATCCAGCGGCCCCTTCATATACGCGCTTCATTAATCCAGCTTCGATCAATTCATCCACCACTGCCAATTCTTCCTCGCGAAGCATTCCCTCAAAGAAAGGAGTGTTGCAGAAATTCAAAAGTTCTGCAACAACCTCCGATTTCTTTTTGAGATATATCCAGGGCTTCATTTTACGCCATTGGCATTGGATAAAGATCAGGCGCCTCGTCCCAATCGTCCTTGGTCGCAAAGCGATTGTTGCCGCGACCCATAATGCCGCCAGTACGTTCACCAAGAACTTCATTCTCAAAATCAGGACGATTTAGAAAATTCCAGTCCTCGGAATTCATCTGTTCGCGAACCTGTTTGAGAGATTCCTCCATGCCCTTCTGGACTGATTCCTTGGTTGGATACTGCCCAACCGGAAGAGTGTAAGTGACCACGGCAGTCTGATTGCCGTCAGTCATGCGAATCTTCAAATCGACCTCAAATGGTCCGTGCATATCACTCATATTTTTTCTCCTGGTTTATCTACAAACACATTATGCAACCTATCGAGAATTGCCCTGTCCTCTGGCAAAAACATGCCTCGGTTAGTCTGGGCGATTGCCTTTTGAATTATTCGGGCTTCCTCCCATGAAAGAATCATTTTATAATTGCCGGATAAGAGCCCTGCAACTTTATGTAGCTTGATTTCCATTTCTTAATCCTTGCAATCCGTTTCGGCTTCCATCTGCGCCCAAAGACTTTCATACGGACTCAGGTCGCCCTCATAGTCGATGGAACGAGCCTGTTTGAAATATCCCATATCGGCCAACATTTTTCGAAAGGCCGCTAAAATTTCACGTTTGTTCCAATCAGGTAATTCCATCACAGCTTCTCCGCAAACCTCGCCGTGGGATGTTTCAGCGTCTTATGATTCTCGTCTGCCATCTTGAGGACCACAGCCCCAAACTGGCGACTGACTTCATACGCCGCAACCCAAGCCTTCTCCTCCGTCTCCGCCACAATCTTGGCGACCTTTTGTTTGCTGGCCTTCTCCTTCGGCTCGATAGGATAGAGCATCGTTGCATAGAAAGTTTTCATATCACATTACTCCTTCTTTGCGGCGCGGAGCGCCATCTGTTCTGGCGTGGTCTTCCACACCAACCACTTCATCAACTCTTCCTCATATCGCCTCTTTTCAGCGGCAATCTGGGCGGTAGTCATGACACAATCTCCTTATTTCTCACTGTTAGATTGTCTCATAAAACCAATCAAAATACACGAAAAAAGAAGAGTAATTTTATTGCTTTTTTACCTCTAAAGCGGCAATTGCCTTTTCTAAGACTTTCACCCTTTCATTCAAAAAATAGAGAAAAAACAATGCGAGGAATCCCAGTGCCATTTTTTTCACCACCCTAATGATTTTGAAATTTCTGGCGTAAATCCACCAACTTCATCCATTCGTTCCTTGATGCGATTCATAATCACCACTTGACGATTTAGCACGTCTTCAAAGGAATCCATTCCGATGGCTTCCATTCCAGGACTGTCAAGAAACCGCCACCAATAACATAGATCATATCTGGAAGCGGCTTCGACTTCGGCCATCGTTGGATAGGATTCTTTCCTCATGAAACACGGCCAAAAATTTGTTTGTGCATCCTCTTCGCAATTTCGGAGAGCCGGTGACGCTCAGCCTTGTATTCCGCATGTTGTTTGATCCACGAACCGACGCCGCAGGTATCCTTGGTGTCTTCGATGGCCTGGTCAAGATCGGCCAGGCGCACCAGCATTTTTTCATATTGAACGCGAATATCACTCACTTCCTTCTCCTTACTTGGACGCGACCTCAGCGTCAGCCCTATTCTTAGCACGTTCCATGGCTTCATTCAAGTCCAAATACTGGGCGGGATTTTCAACGACCACGTTCCGTTCCCAGACCCAAATCGGGAGATAAACTTCGACCTTCCCGACGCCGCCCTGACCATTGCGCCTAGACACAACGCGAACGACCTTACCCTTTTCAGGCTTTTCAGCCGCTTCCTGCTGGCGCCTCACGTTCTCATTGTAGTATTTCTGAACCAGCCATGCGCGATAGGCTTCCACGACTTCGGGAGTGGCATCGACATTTGCCTTTCCCTGCGGGCCGCCTTCCGTGTGCTGATAGACGACTTGCTTGGCGGCGTTGCCGTCCCAGACAAGAGCCCACCACTGAGTGCCCCAAATATCAGACATGACCTGCCAGGGGCCACTGGACAACTTTAGAACCGCGCCCTCATATTCAGTCACAAAAGCGCCCTGCTCCTCCTTGGGATATTTCCAGGACTCTTCCTTGTAAACGTATCGAGTGACGGACATTTTGGCGTCCCTTTCGTTCTTTCGATGCTCATAATCTAGCATAGAACGACGGAAATATAATTGCGTTGTTTTATTAACTTTTGTAATTAAATTACGCGCTCATTAGAAGGCTTTTGGGTGCGTTCTGGAAAGCGGTATGACTGATTGCCTATGCTCTACTACCAAAACCACCCAGTGACCGTCTAATAGAGCCAGGAAAATCCAGTCTCATTAGAAGGTCGTACAGCGGTCTAGAGACTGTTCTATAGGACTTCATAAGCCGATATACGGCAAAGCCGCCCTGGAGCCCGGAAAACCATACGTAATTTTATTGCGCGTTTTGCATCAAAAATCCCTTTCTATCATTTTACTGATAGAAAGGGATTTCATCATCACCTAAAAATTCACATGCTCAAATATTTGCTAATGTGATCTGTGATGGTATCCTTCATTGTAATAAGGATCATATCCGCGATTTTGATATTGCCCCTCATTATCATATCCTCTACTGTTATATCTCCTCTCGGTATGTCGGAAATGACTTCGACTGTCCCTGTCATTGTGCCAATAATTCCATTCAACCGGACTTCTGTCCCGATTGTAACCGTTACAATCCTGATATAGGAAAATGTTTCCTACCGACGTTGTTTCACAATCGACGGTTCTCAGGTAATTAGGATTGAACATGGTATCGCTCACTGGAGCGGCCGAGGCCAATGGAATGGCTCCTACACAAAGAGCAAGACCAAAAAGGGGCGCCAAAATTAAATTTTTCATTTTAAAAATCCTCATAATATTTGGATTTACGTTTTACGTAATCAATTCACATTCACCAAAAATTCAATGTGATAATGGAAGTGCCATAGGCCCTTGTCCATTCTTTTAATTATACTGTACTTGGGATTTATTGTATGTTCACTTAAAGACAGAAGGAATTTATATTTGGACGCCAAACTTTGCAAGTTTTGGTCCCCATGCCAAGAAATTTTGGCCGTGCCCCATTGTCTGTCCTGTTAGATATTCGTAAATATGAACACACTCATGAGCCAAGACTGAAAGGAAGTGTTTATGGCTTTTGAATCGGTGATTGATACTCAGATTGATTACAACAGTTTCTTGCCCATCTTCATTCAAAACATATCCACCAGTTTCAGCCCAGCACTTGTGCCGGCGGCGGACTTCGATTTTATCTGGCTTTCTCAATTGTCCGCTAAACACTTCCTTGTTGATTATGGCAAACCATTTTTCCACATAGTCAACAGTGGGACGAAAAGGACAATGTTTGGGAGATTCTACGAAATAGGCATCGGCCATCATGGCCTTGGCAAGTTTGCTTTTGGCAATAATGGATTTCTTTGGTCTTACGGAGACAGTTACGCCTTTTGCCATACCAGTTTCCCTCTCTACTCCTATTTATCCTTTGAGAGGGCTTTGGAACAAATTTCTAATTTTTAGTAGGAGCGTCAGTTCTGGGATCAAAAGGATGGGTCTGAAAATCATTCAATCCATTATATCCTTGTTTATCGTCCTTTTTGCCAGCGCCCTTCATACCAAAAACAACAATACCGTTTTTAACCTGTTCCTCTGCCTTTTCCAAGGCATCTTCCTCATTTTTAGTTCTAGGTATAACATAGGTTTGTGGTGGAAATGTATCGGTTGCTTTTTTGGCCGAAAACAAATCATCCACGTTGATTAGCCATAGATAGATTTTATTTCCTTGAACCATGTGATGAAGGAATTGAAATTTCTCACCAGCCGGCACCCCAACAATAGGCTGGGCTCTGAAATAATCCTCGGCTCGCCAACTGTAAAGCGAAAACATTAGAACAATTGGAATTAAAATAATTAATACCCAGCGTCGGCTTACTGTGAAAAACGTCAAAAGCCCTAATCCAAAAAGCGAAAAGGCAACCGAAAGAATAAGGAGTGAATCAAACATTATTGGGGTGCCCTCCCGCCTTCATGAAACAAGCTTCTGAAAGGTTCGGTCGTTAAATTGACCACATTTTTATCTTGATCGAACGTTATTCGAGCCAATGTTTTTTCCTGAGCCATCGTATCAAAATCGACTGTTTGAGTATAGATGATCTTGTAAGTTGGCAGATACGTAATGACGGTAATTTTTACGCTAACTGGAACCCGTTCATCGCTCTTGGTATAAAATTGTGCATTGAAAATATATTCGCCTGGAATAATTTTATTGATGGTCATGACTTCGCGGCGATAATCTGTTTTAACCACTTGGCCATTGACTACTTCGGTATCCGTAGCATTTCCTCTATCGTCTCTATCCAAGGACATAAACCCTGCCTGCCGCTGATAGAAATAACACAGGGCGTTGTTTGGATCGGCTGCCCACAAATCTATATCGTCATTATAACCATCGTTCCATTCCAAAATGACCTGCATTTCGGCCTGCGGTTTAATGTTTTCGGTTTTATGTGGATTGATTACAATCAACAACATGACGGCCAAGATAAGAACCAGCCGCATGGTCATATTCAGGATCATATCCGTGAACCCAATATCTTGGCGATATCGAGCCCGCTTGCCTTGCTTGGCAAATTTCCGCGACATGAATTACTCTTCTACTTCGTGGAAATGTTCGACAATGCGAAGTTGAATTTTCATAATCTGGGAACAGACCAAGCCAGCCAGAGTTGCCCAGAGAGCCGTGGACATACCAATGACAAGAATTGGAACGGTATCTTGAATGTTTGTGGCATGAGACAGAACGATCTTAAACGCTTCAAGACTGATAATGAATCCAATGACGGTTCCAATCATTCCAAAATTCACGGCACTATCGGCCTTGAACCAGAAATTTTCTAGGCGAAGGACCTTTCGTTTCCAGGTACTTATTTTCTCAAAATTGAATACCTGCCAGCACAAAATAGTTTGTGCTACTAGACAAGCGCCAGTGATAAAGAATGTCAGGAAGGTTGGATCGGCATCTAAAATTTTATCTTGAATGCCGTAATGATAACAAACGGCCACTCCAAACCAGGACAAACAATAGATGAACCAGCAAAGAATCGTAGCCTGAAACTTTTTGAAATTATCCATTTAACACTCCTGGAAAAACTTTGTTTACCATGTCGGTGGTGATACCATAAACTTGGCCAATTCGTTTCTCCAGAAGTTCACAAAAGACTTTGCTTTCACTTGGCTCCATTGCTTCAAGCATCTGGATAAGAATTTCGGTCTTGCGTTTTTCAGTCAATCCAACTGGCGTCCGAGGATTACCTTTTTCGAACAAATAAATTCTTGGAAGTTCCAGATTGATTGAGGTCCAACCCATGCCATTGGTTGAATTTGGATCGTTTTTATATGGTGGGATTGTTTCCACAGTGTAATGAATATGTGGATGAAATGAGCCCCTAAGAACCAGAGACAGTCCGGGGCAATTTTGATTGGCAGCTAAGATTTGAAGTTTTTCTTCGGGACTTTCAACAGCACCAATTTCTTTTAGAATCTCACTGATTAATTTTACCATCCTAATTCCTTCTATTGTTTATTTATGCTTTGCGCTCGTAGGCGTTGATAACAGCCTGGCGAGTGTTTGCCATGTATTTGCCTAAGGATTTCAAAATTTTTGCTCTAGGTGGAACATAATGTCCTTCCTCAATTACCAAAGCAACTGAGGCGTAATGAAACTTGTTCAAAAGTTTTTCAAAATCAGATAGGCGCTTGGTCATTACTTTTTCTCCGCCAAGGCAATGATGAAATTTTCTAGGGCGCGGCGAGCGTTTCGCGCACGATCCGCATAGGTTTCTTTCAATATTTTTGGTGAAACGGCATATGCCGCTCTAAGCGAAATATTAAATTCGAAGTTATCCAATAGATCATTCATCTGTTCGATTTCAGGCCGGGTCATGAATTATCTCCATTTCCATTTCATTTATTATACAGCAAATCAAAACCCTGTTCAAACTTATTCTTCTGGTATTAATTCCACAACATCTTCTTCGGACAACTTGTCATATGTGACATGGTAGGATTCATCGGTGGCATCATAAACAAAATGTTCGTCCACAAATCCTTGAAGTTGGTGTTTGATGCCGTAATGGCGCAGCAAGGCACTTTTCAGTGCCGCACAAACGAAATAAAAATCCGTTTTAAATTGTGTGGATTCTTCGTCTATCGAGACGCCAGCTTGTTGCAGATTATTATAAAGAAGGGTGGTATAATCATCCACCACTTCATTGACAAAAACTAACTTGTGGTTTTTCAAGGCCTTCTTGAAGGCTTGAGGACTGGCTGGATGTTCGCGAACGATTTTGTGTTTAGGAAACGGTATGATCTTTGCGCCGCTGTTTTGTGGCTTTGGATCGTTTGTGTTTGCCGTCGTTGCGGCGGTGTTCTTTTTTGCCATTTAGTTCTTTCTCTAAAAACTGTACGCAAGCTTCCAGATTATTTAGAACAAATTCTTGGTCACTTTCCAGGTACTCCTGGAACAAGGGATTGCTGCAACGATAATCACCAGTAACATGATATCGGCGCGGATTAATTTTCATGTCGAATATCCACAATCTGGACAGTGGGTTCCAGGATCACCCATGCAAGACGTTGCATATTGATTTGGATGATCGCATTCGCGTTGGAGACCTCGGATAGAGCCTCGAATTGTTTCCACGACGCCCTGCGCCTTGCGAAGTTCGCGTTTGATGACCTCGCTTCGCTGGCGAATATCCGCCTGATATGTTGGGTCGTTACTCATTATCGTCCTCCATTCATGGGTCCAACAAATTAGCCATTACGAGCAAATTTTTATCTCGTTTACTAGGATCACATTCCATGTAATAACCTCGCATGGCCATGCCAACGATTTTAGATACATCATATCCACGATCCTTGGCACAATGACAAAGATTAATCATGGCGTGACGAAATATGCCTTCCTTTTCCACTCCTTTATATTTGGTACGGATTTGATATTCGGGAGTAGCAAAATAAGACATTTCTTCTACAATTGATACCGCATCTGGATCGATTTTCGATTTCATTTCACCACCCTCAAAAGAAGTGTGTCGGCGTTGATTCTTGGCTTTGGGAGGGCTGCCTTCGCGTTGATGCTTTCCATGACCTTTCGCAGCGCAACCTTGCCACCGCTCACTACGCCCGGCAGCACCTTCTCCGGCTTGCGAAGTTTCTTGCTGGTCGCCTTCGCCCAATTCTGGATGGTCGTGCCTTTCATCGAAAGCCCACCGGCATCCATGGCTTCAAAGACTGCCAGCTTGCGCGTTTTCGTATTGAACGTCCAAAGTTCCAACGCACCCACAATGTTGCTAGGATGAACACTGGTAATTTTGTACGTATCATCCGAAGCCTTGAACTTGACTTTGCCCGTCAACTGCGCGGCGCTCTTTACTTTCTTGGCGCGGGGCTTGCGTGAAGCCTTCGCCATCATTGCACGAGCCTCGGCGGCTTCGATAAATTCTTTGAGAAACTGGACGTAGCCCTTCAATGCTTTGGGCTTGGCGAAAGCCTCGGTCAACTGAGCGTCTTTCTTTTTGGACGCTGCCGTTGCTTCCTTGAGCATGGGCTTGTAAAATTCCGCGATCTTCTTTGCCTGCGGCCCTTTGATTTCCTGTTCGGCCAGCCAATCAGCCGGCTTGAACTGGAACTTTTTCACATTGAAGTCCACAAGCATCGCCTTATCCAACATTTCCTCGGACCCGGCGAGATATTCGCTTAACTGGGCCGCCATATGATCCTGAACCGAGAGGCGGGGCACTTCATTATCATCTTTAACAGCCGGCGCCTTGATCGATTTGCCTTCGCTGACCAGACTGTCAAATTTAGTCTGATACCAAGCCATACTCGTGGCTGGAAGTTTGCCGCCGCGCATCTGAATACGAGACGACCAACCAAACGTGATGAATTTCGATTCATGGACGGCATTGATGACGTCCATGATTGCCTTCTTGGTCCCAATCGACTTTAGATATTCGAGAGCGAATTGTTTGGCGACCGGAGCCGCCTGAGACGCTTTTTCGAACATGGCATTGTACCAATTATATGCCTTGATTAGTTCGAACGTCCCAAGTTCCTTGCCGTCATAATTGGCTTCGCTGCCAAGTTGCGACTGGAGAAGTTTCTCTGAAACTTTGCGCCCAGACTTCTTGAATTTCTTTGCCGGGGCTGCCAAAACAGACTTTGGTTTGGTTCTGAATTTCATTAGTCGATTACCCAGTCTTTTGCAAGCACCGGGTCCTCCTTGCGAAGTTTACGGACACATTTTTCGTGAGCCAATTCGAAATGAACGTCACTCACATCTTCTGGATTGATAATTAGTCTAAAGCCAACACGGGCTCTTGGACTGACGGCTCGTTCACAGAAGGGACAAATGACTCGCATGACAAAACACTCCTTTACTCACGCAAAGAAAGTCTATCACAGTTTTGGTAGATATCCAAGAGAAAAAATTGGTCGGACCACGGGGTGCTGCCCCCCGTCCCCCGGCTTGAAAGGCCAGTATTCTAGCTGGTAAACTATGATCCGTAATGTTCCTTGCGATGGCAATTGGAACATAAAACCTCACATTTTGCAACTTCTTTCATCAAACGAGCCCAGCCATACCAAGTTAATTTATGGCCTATATTGAAATCTTTTTTTCCGTTAATATGATGAAAATCAAGACATGCTGGGTGATTTTCCCCGCATTTTACACAATTTAAAGTGGCTTTAAAGGCTCGCCACCTTTTTATTTTTTCTTTTTTCCTTAATCGAGTATCTTCAATATATTTAGATTTATTCTGTTGATAATGTGATTGATGATATTCCTTATTGCATTGAATACAATAAGCTTGTCTGTTTTTAGTAGGATGTATTCTAAAATTTTCTAGTGTTTTTGTCTGTTTACATCGATAACAAGTTTTTGTTTCCATACACGTATTTAGACTTTCAAAAAAGTCAAGAAGTGAAAACGAGAGAAGGACGCCGAAATTCTCGGGACGGTCTTTTAGAACCACGCTCTCTATTGCGGGTGTCCTTCGCTCTTTCAAACTCGGGGCGTTTTAAGCCCGCCCCGTAAGGCGTATGAGTATTTTGGGCTCCACTTCACTCCCTCAACTCACATAAAGTCTAGCACAGACCACACGAAATATGATTACGTTGTTTGTGCCGTTTTAGCAATTAAATTACCCTTTGCAATGATGCTGATCGTGCTTTGATCCATTCACCGGGGTAGGGGCTTCATGATTTCCGCATGGATGCCATGATGCAAACGCGCCTTCTGTAGTCGAACAATTATTCGGCCGACCATTATCAGCCGCAATTGCCATTCCAGAAAATCCCATGGCAACAATTAATGCCATACCTAAAATCAACTTATTCATAACAAATTCCTTTCAAAGAAAAAATTCACATTGGCGAAATTGCCAATTCATCATTATATCACTTTAGAAAGGCAGTTACGAGAGCTAAATTTAAGCGTCCAAAAGGGTAGTTACGATTGAGTAAAACAAACCATCTTTCAATTGCTGTTCTGCTGGCAAATCTTCGTATGGAACGAAACATGGATGTTCTTTCTTCTCCACGTCTTTCACGGAACCATATGTCCAACCGTCGGCTTCTTTATCTTTGAGCCAGTTATTGTGGCTCGCATCTGGGCCTGCGGAGAGATTTTCGGCTAGAAAATTCACCCCTGAGATACAAGAATTTTTCTGCCAATCTGGAGCCGAATCCCAATCGTTCTGAGAAAAATCTCCTAGCGATTCACAATAGGCTTTGTTGGCTTGATGGGCGATTTTTGCAATATCTTCGATTGTCATTTTAAATATCACCTACGCCCTTAATGCCAATAGGCCGGCCGCCTTCAATAAAGATTGGAATGTAAGCAGGAAAATCTCTAATTCTCATTTTTATTTCTCCTTAGTTCAAAGTGTTAGTGTCTTCATTGCGGTTTCTTAGATACAAATCCCACTCGTGTTGAAGGTCTGGTTTGTTGCCAGCAAATTCATAAACACCATAGGAATTTCTCTTCAAATCATTATCGGGATTGAATTGATGTTTTACGAACATATCCCAACGGTCGATGTATTTTCTATCTGTCTTTCGGCCATGGAAGAAGTGTTCGATGGTGCCCCAAACAAATCCAATGTTTTTGTTAACATGACGCAACGCCCGGGCTTCCCAACGCTTCAAGTGAGCCAAATATCCTTGTGTTACTCCACCGGGAACCGAACGGTCAACTTCACCGATCAAGGAAAGTGCCATATGATGATCTGCCGATCCCATTGCACAAATATCCAAAAGTCCGCCTAACCATTCTAAGGTAACTCGATTGGCTGCCCAACAGAATCCAGTGTGCGGATAGGCATATGGTCCGCCGTCATGCTTCCAGAAATTCTTTTGATTAGGAATTACTGGTTGACGATTCCACCACTGATAGCAGAATGATTTATGTGCCTGGATATGTTCATCGTTAGGGCCTAGATCGTAGGCATCTGTCCATGGTTGGACAATATCATATTGTTGAAGTGCGTGGACGGTATCCGCCGCCCATGAATTTTTTCTGAATTCGATATCGGCGTCACTCCAACAAATGTATTTCGCCTCTGGAATTCTTGCAATTCCGATGTTAAGCAAGTTTTCCTTATTCCATGTCTGTGTCTTGGCACGGACTGGAATATGATTGACGAATTTGTTGGTAGGGATAAGATCATGTGGACGTTCACCATATTGACATTCGACCACTGTCAGATTCACTCCAGAATCCAACATATGTTCCTCAAATTGTTTATAGAGATTTATTCGGGAGTCCCATCGGACAGGATTTGATATAGCAGTTACAACATGGAGCAATTCTGATTTCATTTTTTTCCCTTTTCAAATATGGTGCTTCCGTCTGGATTTGAACCAAATCCTTTCGCCTTATGAGGACGCCGTGCTGCCGTTACACCACAGAAGCGGCACAACCATATTTAGTCGAAGGGAAATCAGAAATCTAGAAATTTTGTGAATAATTTTCCAGCCAGTCCTAGGATGGGATTGAACAACATGACCCAATCCCAAATCTGTAACAATCTAGTTGCCAATACCACAAAAAATCCATTGATGCCAATTGTTACGACGACCGTAGGAAACCAAAACCCAGCCCTATAATCAGAATCATCAGATTCACGTTTATCTTTGGCCCATTCACAATTCCACCATCGTTTCATTCCGATTTTCCAAAAAACAATCAGTCCAACCAGGCCCATCAATCCTAAGAAAATACTACTAGCAGCGTTCAATCGAAGAACCCACATAAAAGTATCGGCAATATCAGGACCGTATTTTATGGCTGCATCTTTCAAGAAACCACCTAAGTTTGCCATGGCATCTTGAATAGAATGTGAATTGCTAACCAAGGTACTAAGAATGTCTGTTGGTGTATTTGTTGGATCGGCCATTTATTGTAACTCCTCAGATGAATATTTTTGCAATAAGACACAATTAATTCTGGCAATCATTTCCTTGCCTTTAGTTTTTTTTGGTTTGAATTCTTTGGCTCGCGACCAAATAAATCGTCTGTCTGTTCCAGATAATGTTGGAATATTGTGGTCTTTCAAACTCATTCGATCCAAGCATAATCCATAGGCACTGTTGGCTATCCATATAGATATTTGTGCCTTATGATGCTTCAAATTAAATCTGTCACATTCCCATCCTTTCGGATCATCTTCCAAAAGACACACAATCGCTTTGGCTAATTCCGACGGTCTAAAAAACATCATTATTCTCCATTAAAAAATCTGGGTCGAGGAAGGAATCGAACCTCCCAGCTAGGCCAGTCCAGACTTCGACCCGCAAACTTTAGCCCTTGTGACGATTCTTGCGACGTTCTTTGCGCTTGGTGCTGCCAATCTTGCGGCGACCTTTACGGGGGCGATTCTTATGCGGCCATGCCAAGATGATTTCTCCAATTATATAAATACTCTACCCCAATAAGAAACCAAATGAGGAGATTGGTATGATCATAGAAAACAAATATTCAAAGTGGTATTACTCTATCATAAAGAAGGCGGTAATACAAGAAAGAAAAAGACTATCGAGAGAATCTGGTAAATACATCTATTATGAAAAACATCATATTTTACCTAAATGTCTTGATGGTAGTAATGAAGCAATCAATCTTGTTTTGCTTACTGGTAAGGAACATTTTATTTGTCATTTATTGCTTCCTAAAATGGTGAATAATTTGGGAGAAAAAGCAAAATTGATAAATGCGTTGATTAAAATGGTTTTCGCAAAATCAAAAGGACAAAAAAGATATACATCCAAATCTTATGAATTAATTCGTAAAATGATTGCAGAAAAAAATAGCATTATGTTTAAAGGAAAAAAGAAATCATTACAAATGAGAAAAAGATTATCTAAGACCAGAACGGGAATGAAATTTTCTGAATCGCATCGTAAAAATCTTGGTATAGCTAATAGTAAAAGAATAGGAGAAAAAAATCCCTTTTTTGGAAAACATCATACAAAAAAATCAATGGATAAAAGAACTGCTACTAGAAAAAAGAATGGATGGCCCGGTAAAGTTAGCACTAAAGGATATAAATGGTATAATGATGGAAATATTGAAAGTATTTCCAAAATTCCTATTTTTGGATGGAAGCCAGGACGTATTGGTTGGAAAAAATCTTAAAATTCGTCGCCAAATCCACCGGCAACATTTTCTAGATATTCTGCAAGAGCATCATAGCCGCCGATGTATTGAGCATGTTGACCATCAGGATTTGTGAAAATCTGTGGTACTAATTTCTTGTCGGTGTATTCTTCAATGATCTTATAAAATTCTCGGACAGAAATATCTCGCCCAATCACAACTTCCCTGTAGATATGTCCAAGTCTCTTTAAAAGTTCCTTGGCCTTTTCGCACCAGGAACAATTCGGTTGTGTGTAAATGGTGAATTTCATGGTCGTATTACCGGGTAAGAACCATATTGAACAAACGCATCGTTACATGCCTGTTTTAATTCTGGCGTAAAATTCGAATTGTATTCATACACGTTGTATTTTTTGCATAGATTGTATGTTCTATATAAGGTTTCTAATTTTGGGTCTTTATAGGTTGGTCCCTGGGCAGCGAGAAATAACAAAACAAAAATCTCGACAACAAAAGATAATATCAAACCAACAAGAATATGTGATTGTTTCATTATTGCAACTCCGTTGTTTCGCCTTTTCGCATCAGATAGGCGTCATTGATACTCTTGACAATTACGCGATGATGATAACGATTCTTGCGCCCAGAAAGATGTTCGATGGCCGGCTTGATAACAATGCCTTCGCGAATATGAACATTAAATCCAATCTCGGTATTGCCGGAGGTATACATATCTAACACGATTTTGGAATATGGACCTGTATAAAGAACCGGAACACTAGGCAAATCAAAATATTTCAAATTTCCAAACAACGTCGCAAAATCCATGAAGGTGCCATTGGCGATTGTTTCGTCCCAACAGTAAATATCAAACACACGAAATTCTGGTTTGTCCAAATCATAATGTAGGTCCTGAATGCCGCGCCCGGCAATTTCGCCACATACAATGAATGAGCCGCCCATGAAATCACGTAAAAATTCTAATTTTTCCTTATGTTCTTTGAAGGCTCGCGTATAGACGTTATCAGTCTTTTCCAGGTCAAACACGTAACCCTTGGCACCTAGACCCTTCGACGCAACGTACCAGCCCTTGTCAGGATGATAGCCAATCTGACAGAAGGTGCCGTGAAGTTTCTCGGTCATAACAACTTCCTCGCCTTCTTCAAAGGCGTCTGGCCAAGACTTGATATTGTCGATATCGTAATTCAACGTATAGCCAAAGAAATCGCCGCGAACAACTCCCTGCATAGAACCTGGAATTGGTGGTTCGTATTTCGTGATACCTAGAACTTCGGCAACATCATCGCCTTCTTCGACCATCACGTCCTGAGTATATTCACCATTTCTGTCCTTTGTGAAAAAAGGATCACCTTCCAGAACTGACGTGGGCAAAGGAATGTTCTTGATCCAATTTTCTTCCCAAGACCCACCAGATTCAGAATGTTCCTCGGTGACAACTGGAACCAAGATGCCCTGTGAAACAACGCCACGAAGGCGGATGGCCTTGACGCGATTGTATCCAGCGCCAGAAAGCATACCACGATTGGTTGACTCGTCCCAGAAACCCTGGCTTTTCAGAAGCCATTCCGGCACAAGTGAAGCTTCTGGAACATAGGCGACAAGATCACCTACTTTATATCGTGGTGAACCATCTTCAAGTTTGCCAGAAATACAGGTCCATCCTCGTACAGTCACGAGAGAAAGCCTGTCGGCATTTGGATGATTTTCTACCGCATCGACGCGGACGATTGGAACTTCAAAGTGAGACATTATATTTTTTCCTACATGTAATATAAATGCTGGACGCTACCAGGCCCGCAACTAGAGTAAGTATCGTTAATCCTATTGTAGTTAAAACTCCACAGGCATAAAAAGAAGGTGTATCTTCGACTCTAAATTGATTTGGTGTATTCAACAACCAAAGCACGAACATTCCAAGATAATAAAATCCCCATACACAATAAGAAATAAAGAATGTTCCTAGTGTCACCATTATACCAGGAATTGCGACATACCAAGGAAGTTTACCTACAAAACATAATTTCTTCAACATGAATATATCTCCCATTTTCAAAAAATTGGCTCCAGGCTCAGGTTTCGAACCTGTCTCTCGAAATTCAGAGTTTCGCGTTCTACCGAATAAACTATCCTGGAATAAAAATATTTAGACTGTCGGATCAAATCAAATCAGGATCGTTTTCTGGTCCGATTTTCATTCTGAAACCTGGACCTCCACGAGCCGCCATATCAACAAACATCTTAAATTTGTCGAAGGCGTTTTTTAAACCAAATTCTTTATCCACGCCTTCCATCAACACAAACTGAAATCCTGCCGGCACGGAATAAAAATATGTCGAATCATCTGGACGAACTCTGGAAAAAAGCGTCCAGGTTCCTAGAGTTTCAATATTTGTGTCGGTGTTTGTTTCAGTCATTTTTTTCTCCTTGTTAAAAACTGGTGCCTTGAGGAGGACTTGCGCCTCTCGTCTACTACCCCATTTGTTTAATGACAGCGGAGTTACAGGCCGCCAACGGGAACTCTCGGCATTTTAGTGAATCGGAACAACAGAATATGTTGCAGTACCTAACACAAGCAATGTCAATGCAGCACCTAAAATCATACCAATAAACACGGCAATCAACACATGTAATTTAGTAAACATTAATTCTGCCTTTTCAAAAAATAGGATGTGAAGTCCACACTCGGCAACAATTTGCCCAGGTACATAATACAGTTCCTAATAGTATCATAGTCCAGAATAATATCCAAATGATTTTTTTGAACATGATGAATTTGGCGGAAAGTTGTGTTCCTGCCACACACTCCTTTTTCAGGAGCCATTCGTTTAGCAAACGATGATGGGGCCTCGCCCACTTAACTTTCCAATAATGGCGGGCAGCCGAGGTATCGATCCCCAAACCTTTTTCAGATTCCAGCCGCTTTCGAGGCGGTGGCTTGCGCCAGCAAACTTGACTACCCTTAAAAAAATGGCGGAGTTCGGAGGTCTTGATCCCCAATCGATTTCTCGGTCGTTGCGCTTTCCAGGCGAACCTGATCCCTGACCAGTTCAAACTCCTAAATTCTATTTTCTATTTAGTACCAAAATCTTCTATATTCCCAGGCCCAATAATCATGATCCCAACAATCATTTTTAAACCATCTTCTTTCAACCCATTCAAACCAACGACAATCATGATAGCCTAGACGAACAGGATACCAGGCAAACCATCGATGCCATTCCTGTGAGGCCAGATATTTTTTATATCGCCAATCACTGAATTTATCACAATTGAATCTCATACTCCATAATCCTCTGTCGAATCATGAAATTCCTTCTCGGACATTTCTCGACACGAAATTATCCTCTTGCTGATTTCCTCGTTAATCAACTGACGAATTTGTTCCCAAAGTGCCGGAGACATACTTGTTGCATAATCATTAGAAGCTGTCGGTGCGCCACTATCCATTATAATCCCGGCGTCAAAAGTCTGTTGATAATCTTGGCAGCATCTTCCAAATTATCTACTCGGTGCGAAGCCTGTCCACGAATAAAGGCGTGGTCATTTGGATTGCCTTCTTTTTCCATGATAATCACAATAGGCTTTTGCAGCAACCAAGCCCATGAAACTTCCCCACCCATTCCAATTGATCGTGCCTTGGCTCCAAGATAATTCATGACAAGAGCATCGGATTGTTTCACGTCATTGAAGTCCTGGCGAACAATGCCATCGTCCGTCGTCATAGGATTGTCGTCATAACACTTGGTCGTAATTACCATTCCATTATTCACTTCGCCGTCGTCATATCCGCGCAATGGTGAATAGGCGTGAATATGTGGCAGAAGCAATTTCTTGAAACCTGGCTGCCACGACCAACGAGCCTGTTCAATTGTCAGGTCTGTAATTATGGTACCTAGATAGATTTGTCTAGGTAGATAAGTTTGTCTGACAAAATCACCATATTGGATGCTTCTAAAATCATCATGATCATTAATATGCATTTTAATACACATCTCCATTCTCTTGAATTTTTGTGTCTTCATAAGGCGCGGCTACACGGCGATAAAATTCCTGTTTGGCGCCTTCAAGAGCGCCAACAATATCATTGATCGTTTGATATTTTAATCCTTTGACTTTCAAATATTCCAGACATTTCATTGTTAGGTGATAATTCAAATCACCTGCCTCACTGGCAAATCCAATAGGAAGTCCTCTTCGTTCCTCTTTCACATATGGCATATTTTAATTCTCCAAAGCTTTTATGTGTGGCATGTCCACTTCTTTAATTTTGTATTGAAATTTACAAACAGTAACGTTTTGGGATTTAAAATGCCTAATCAAAGCTGAGGCCATTTCACAACCACCATTAACATCGGAAGTATCATATTTGAAAACTACATATTTCTTGGTATGTTTGAAGAACCAACCTGTCGGTAAAGGTGCAGGTCCTGCACCTTCTATACGACTGACCCAGATTTTGAACTGAAAATATTGCATATTCCTTCAATTATAAAGAATGACGGCGGCAATGTCAAGATGGTAGTCCCTGTTGGGATCGAACCAACTACCTCCACCGTGTCGAGGTGGCATTCTACCGGTGAACTAAGGGACTTCGTTTGCAATCCTCAGAAGTGTTTCGCCATGGCAACGTTTCGGATGACACCAACAAACAAGGTCTTTGCCGGCAAGGTCTTTCTTGGCTTTTTTTATGACGCCTGGAAAATGTTTAATCCAGTTTTCAAATTGATCGCATACCATATTTCGTTCATTCTCATTTTCCATTTTGAACATATTTCCCCAAAATGTGGTCCGATCAATCAGAACGGCATCCTTAGGAATATTCTTATCAATTCGTTTGTTATAGAGACGTGGGAACAGAGACATTTTTCTTTCCTTTATTCCAAGGAATAATTTTCTTTAATTTCTCTAAGGTTTCGACCGAATACACTCCAGTTTTTCCTTTATTCCAAGGCGTGCGTCCTTTCATTTTTTTAGAATGAGATATCCGTCGGCAAGATCGTTTGTTTTATGAGACCCAACATAAACCTTGCCATTCTTTACGTTGGTCGTTTTATAGATGATAAAATACATGCGAAAATTTCCTGCATGTATTTAGTCACCTCTATGTACCCAATGACGGTACTTCCCCGCCTTCTCCGCCATGTAAGGGCGGCGTCTTAATTTCTGAACCCATCGGGCTTTATTCCAATTGGTAGACCGTGGGAATTCTGCCATCCCGACTTCCAAATTAAGAGTTTGGCACTCTGCTTCTGAGTTAACGGTCCTTATTTCTTTTATTTGCGTCACTTCGATATTTTTTTATTTCCAATTCAATATTGGGATCAAATCGTTTATAATTTTTTGGTATAGTGACCAAACCCGCATGATATTCTATATGACAATTGAAACACAATAAAACACATTTTTTAATTTCTTCGGAAACCCTTTCCCAACTCATGGTATTGGAAGTTCCTAAGGCAAACTTCTTTTGTTTAGGATCAATATGATGAAAAGTTAATGCTTCAATGCTTTTATCATATCCACATATTTGACAACAATCGCCCATGGCTCTCACCATTCTTGATTTTTGTCGTTTTCTAAAACTTCTTACCCTACCAGAATTTATAGACATTGCTAAATTAACCTCTAAGGTTATTTAGCAATGTTTAGGCTTTATTCCTGCAAAAGCTTGATCTTCTTTTCCTTCTTGGCCTTCTTATTGGCCTTGCGAGTCTTTTCATATTTTTCAAAGGCAGCATCAATCATTTTCTGCATTTGCTTTAGAAGTTCTTTCTTGTCGTCGGTGCTGCAATCCGGTTCACCATTGACCTTATCGAGCACTTTGGCGGCATCGATAAGTTTTTTATAATCCCTCCAATCTGGATAGGTATATTCTTTTAATGGCCAGTGTTCATCGAAAGGTCTCTGTATCATTGCACTCATTACACACATCTATTTTTCTCCCTTAAAAAATTGGTAGGCCGTGAGAATTTCGAAATCTCGACACCGGGGTTAAAAGTCCCGCGCTCTGCCTCTGAGCTAACGGCCTATGTTTTTAAATCTCAATCACCATTCCAGGATTAAACTTTAGATTTTCCTGGTAGTGGGCATATCCTCTAGGGTTACAAATTACCCGCGTTGTATTTATCATATAATCGTAATTATCATGGGTGTGACCATGAAACCACAACTTTACATTTGGACTCATCAAAGACTCTAAATTCGAAGAATACGCTCCATTTGTAATAAATTCAGTTTTGAATCTTGGATGCGTCGATTGCTTCGAAGGCGACATATGAGTAAACACGATCACTTTAAGCTGTGCAAATTCCTTGATTTTTTCTTCCAACCAAGCCCGTGAAGTCTTGTGAAGTTCATAGGCATCTTCTGGCTGGAAAGTTTTCCCTGGAACACTCTGCATAATCTGGTAGTCATTTAGTTCATATTTGATTTGATGTAATGTGGTTGGATCGCCTTCATTGAAATCAGTCCATAACGTTGCACCAAGAAATACATACTCAGGAAATTTTCCAATCCATAGATGTTCATTTTCCATGATACGAACATTAGGATAATCCTTTAGAAATTCGCTGATGTTAGGTCTTGCATCGCGAACATTATATCCATAGGCTTCATGATTACCAAAACAATACAGGATGTTTTCATATTTCTTGCTGGCGGCATCAAAAAATGCCGCAACATTCTTTTTATGGGCGCGAGATTCCTTATCGGTACGCGCCTCACTCAAATATTTGGCAACGCAAATATCTCCAGGCAAAAGCAACACGTCGGCATCTGGAAGTCCCTTGATTAATTCATCAATTCCACCTGGAAATTCCAAATGTAAATCTGACATTTCTGCAATTCGCATATCAACTCCTAACTTCATTGTATTCTCATGATTTCTTCCAATTAGCAACAAAACAAGACATTTTTTTCAAATCAGGTCCTAATGCAATCGCTGCCAATAAAAATGCCTGATACAGCTTTGTTTCTAGTTCTTTCATTTGTTATCCTTCAAAAAATGGCGATCTATCCGGGAGTTGAACCCGGCTTTTCCGCTAGACAGGCGGGCGTAATAGCCGATATACCAATAGACCATTCTATCACAAAATCACAATCAATCCAAGCAAAAAATGGTGCCGTGGTGTGGTGCTGCCCCACAATCTGGCCCTTACCAAAGGCCCGTTTTACTGTTGATACTACCTCGGCAAATTTGGTGCCAGAGCAAGGAATTGAACCCTGATAAGTTGATTACGAATCAACCGTAATGCCTTTATACGACACTGGCAATTATATCTTCCTGGCGTCGAGAGTTTCCCGCATATGTCCCCGTAGCGACAACACCAGTAGGATTTTGGGGTGAATGGAGAATTACGATATCTCGATTAGACCTTCACAGGGTCGCGTGTTTCCTCTACACTACATTCACCATAATCTCTTTTGGTCCCTCTGATTGGACTTGCACCAATCTTTTTAGCCTTATGAGGGCTCGACACACCTATCTCTGTCTCACAGAGGATCGCCAACTTTCAATTCCCATTTTATAAATCAATCTATTTTTAATTGCTCTTTTTTGTTTTTTTATGACACTCTTTACATTTCATGGTCTATCCAGCGTAAAAAATTTGAAACACACCTATTAGATATGTTTCGACAGTGGGGGCTATCATAGTCACTGAATCACCCTGCCAACGGCTTGGCGCCTTCATCCAAAAATCTGACGAAGATTTTTGTCCAGCATTGAACAAGTCCCGTCCCTCATAAATGGTGCCGCCTCAACGGATCGAACGTCATTCTCCGCGTCTTCAGCGCGGCGTGAGAACCATCTTCACCAAAGCGGCATTATTTTTTCAATAATTTAACAACCTGATAGATTGTAATACAAACTATCAAAACAATTACAGGCACATATTGCATAATTTTTCTCCTCTAAAAATGGTGCCCTAGGAGGGACTTGAACCCCCATGCTTTCGCGCTTGCTCCTAAGGCAAGTGTGTCTGCCATTTCACCACCAGGGCTTATTTTGGTGTCTCTGGAGGGAATTGAACCCCCACCCCGATTAAGGGAGCAGATTTTGAGTCTGCCGCGTCTGCCTGTTTCGCCACAAAGACCTTATAGTGTTCCTCTTGATCCAAGACCACAAGGACAATTCGAATTTGAACAATAATACCACATGGCCGCAGCCAGTTTCAATCCACACTTAGGACACTTACCAAAATCTCTCTCTTTTAGTATATAGTCCTCATCGTTCAAATTTGGGCATCCTTCATCCACCATTCTTTCTTCATAATCACCAGGTCTAGGAAAAAAATGATTATAGACTACCTGATGTAAACTTGGAACATCTTCAAAATTTCTATATTGTTTCATTATTTCCTTCCTCTCGGATTTTCCCAAATATTTTCTGGATTTCTGTTTCGTAATTTATCGGCAATGAACCAAACCCAAAGAAAAATTACAATCAAGCCTCCTTCGATATGAGTGGATTTATCCCAGAAAAGGAAAAACCCAGCGCCGAGAGAGAAAAAGATTTTTTCCCATTTGTGCGGTCTCTCCCAAATCCACGTCAACCAATCATCAAAACTATCTTTCATTTATTTTCCCTTATGTGCCTCACAACGAGTTCTCCACCAACCTTTTTCTTCGGTATTGGTACCTGGTGAACCACAAATTTCACAAATTTTGCCGCTTAATAATTCGGCCATTCTTATATAGCCATTCATTTCATCAGTAGAAAAGGAATCTAAATAAAATCTCAAACATCCAAATTTTTCTTTTACTTGAAATGCCGCAGGTTGCTTTGCCTTATTCCATTTAACATCGTTTTGAATAGCAAAACAAAGGCTATCAATTATATCATACCAACCATCGCCACAACTAAAACCCCAACACATAGCCGTTTGATTCTCTGGCGCATGACGATCCTTGAAAATTTCAGGATAGTCGGCACAAAGTTTATCATCAAGTTCTTTTCTCATAAATCACTCCTTTAAAAAATGGTGCGCCAGCATGGTTCTGCCCCACGGTTCCACGGTTATCGGCCGCGTTTCCTGCTATTGGAAGACAAGCGCATTTAATCCTGAAAGAAAATCGTTTTTGGCCTTTACACAAACCGGACAATTATTACTCTTATCATGCGGACATTCGATCTTCCGAGCCAAAAATTCTTTTCGTTTGCTCTTGTAATAGTCAAGCGATTGACTAGGAAATGTCTGATAACTAAACATATTTATCTCCTTGGTAACAAAAAACGCAAGACGTTCATTCAAAAACAATCTTGCGTTTTTTCGCCATGCAAGATCGTATTTTTACTCGGCCTTATGATCCTCAATTGTCACAGACTGTAATGTCCATGCTTCATTAACGCCCTTTGGCTTTACGAAAGTCAGTTTCAAAGTTGAATTAACTTCAACCCCACCATGCTGAGGCATCCTTGCTAGTTCGGCTTTGGAATCCCAAAGGCTTTTACCAACATGAATGCCATTAACATAGTCATTATAGACATTCAAATAACCGACTTTGGTTTCGACTGGGCGAACCAAGGCATATTCATCGTCATTCTTAGTGTATCCCTGGGAACTCAAATCATAATTATTAGATGGATTTCCATCATAATCAACCCAGGAAACAAACTCAGGAACTCCAACACGCAACGAATATTGCGGCTTCACATTATAACGAATCATCAGAAGATCGGAATTAGCCGAGCCTCCCATTACCTTGGCGTCATAATATCCACCTTTGGTTTCATAAACTTCACCAGTCTTAAATACGCTCTTACTCATTGTCTATTTTCCTTTCTTTGGTTTCTCTATTGGTGCGGCCAATAATGCTTCTAGCACATCAATCTTGGACTTTTGATATAGATACGCTCGACAGACATTGATGGTTTCAACATCATAATTTCCGGCATCATCGTCAACTACGGTGCGCGCAAAAACATCAGCGCCGGGCATATCGACATACATAGGAATTTCCAAATACATGTTATTAGTTTTTGCTTTGTCGCTCATTTGATTTTAATCCTTCACTCAAAATAATTGTCGCCCATTCAGAAATTCCAGGATTTGTTCGTTCGCGATTTCCTGCAACGTTCAACGTCACAATGCGATAGTCCTGAATAAATCTCCGTATCAAAAATATGGCTTCCTGTAGATCATAGGTGCGGCGAATTTTCAGAAATTTTCTATCTTCTTCGCAACAATATCTATGGGTCAGCTTGCAACCAGGCGATCCCAGATCACCCATAATCAACGTGCCATCAGAAATTTTTACGTTCAATCTAGTTCTTGGTGGATACGTTGGCGATGAATGTGCCAAGAGTCCATATTCTTTTGCGAACTCTGGATTTGGACCTTCGTCGGTCTTAAATCCCTGTGGCATCCAACCACCAGTTTTCAATCCAAGCACCTTGGCAACTTTCAGCGCAGTTTGATCCACGCCAGTTTGCCCACCAGATACAACTCTTTTAAGGGGCCAAGGTTTAATCAAAATATCTCCAATACCAACTTTTCATATTTGGGTTGCCTTCTGGCATCAATGAATATCTCGACGCAACCCTACGATATTTTTTGAACCCAATAAACCTAAGCCATTTTGGGGTACGCGCATAAATCCCATATTTAATTTCATCGTCAGTATATGACTTGAACATTGCTCACCATTCGACAAGCCACTGTGGAAATTGTTTTTTGAAAGTAGAATATTCCCAATAACTCAAACCTGGCATGATAGATCGAAAACGTCTAAGATTTGATTTGCCTAAAAAAAATCTTAAATACCAAGGAGTAATTTGCCAATGTCCCGTTATTAAATTCATTCTTTAAAGTGTATCACATGTTCTAGTGGTATTCAACAATTATTTTGGACAACCGGGCGGTATCTGCCTCCGCATTTCGGGATTTGCAGTCCCGCACATTTCTAGGTCTGTCACCGGCTGGTAGTAGTTGATCCTTGGCGAGGAATCGAACCTCGCGTTCTCCCGTCGGCGCATAGCCCACTAATGCTACAAGGATCAATTGGTGGTCCCAGAAAGATTCGAACTTTCAATAGAGGATTCGTAGTCCTCAGGTTTGTCCAGTTAGCCTATGAGACCGTATATTTTTACCTGCATAAATTGGTCTTCCCGCGAGGACTCGAACCCCGAACTGTTCATTAGGAGTGAACCGTTATTTCCAGTTTCACTACGAGAAGGTTTGGCGATCCCGGAGAGATTCGAACTCCCACCGCCGGGTTCGAAGCCCGGAATTCTATCCATTATACTACGAGACCAAAAATGGCTCCCATCCTACGTACCGCCCGTAGCCAATTCTGATTAACAGTCAGACCTCGTCGCTTGCTGAGTCGATGGGAATAATTCTTAATTGCAGGTTGGGCTCGACACCAACTGGCTGCCCCCATCTATACGGTTCTTGTTTATCAGCCGATTCCCGTAGTCATCGAAGGGTGCGTGTCCATCCACGCCGCTGCAAACTCTTTAAACCTCTTGGTACAGGTGGCAGGATTTGAACCTGCGAAGACTCCTGATCCCAAATCAGGCGGACTAGACCAGACTATCCCACACCTATACAAAGAGGTCTATGTTTTATTTATATCAATTCTTGAAAATTTTCGTGTTGCAATCAGGTAAATATGTCTTGGCGAGATACCAAAGGCCACGAGCAATCAACACAAACGCCGACCCAAATAATCCCAAATATCCAAATGCGCCGGCCGCCAAGCCCTTAAACAATTCACAATATGTCAGGCCTTTGATTAAAGGACCGTAGTTTTTACACCCAACATAACGATCATCAGGAAATTCTAGAATCCAAAACCAACGATATAGAAAGGCACCTAACAAACCAGACAGATACCATGAAACAACAAGAATTGCAATATTGATATTCATTATACCACCTTCATTCTCTTTTTAAGTTCCTGGCGAATATGTGCCGCACGTTCTTTTGCATCGTTGATATAGGCATTCATCGAATGATCGTTTTTGGAATAAACTGGATTGCGTTTTGCGTTCAATTCTTCCAATTCTCTGACAAGTTTATCGGTGTCGATTGCTTCCTTTAGCAAATCTTCCGATGCCATGTTCATAAGATCAAGTGTATCAGAAAAACTGCCCATGTTCAAATGATTTTATGGTTCTTGAGGATAATATTTACGGCCCCGGTTTGTCCCAATACCATCAACAAAAATCCAATCAGAACAATTTTCCAATCAGTTTCAGTGACAAATAATCGAAGTCCCGTTCCAAAGGCACACCAAAGAGCAACAAACCCAAGAAGGGCAACAATTTTACTTTTCATCTGCGTTCCTTGTCAAAAAATTAATCACGTCGGTTGCCGTCATATAACCAAGAGAATTGCTTTCGATGGATTTACCAATTAGATATTCTCGCGGTCCACTGGACATGAATCTCGTAATTTCAATTCCCTCAATCCAAATGGTCTGGCCATCCCTCATGACCAATAGATTTGGCAGATATTCTACTTTATTGCGCGTTGACATAAGGTTTGACTTCCGAACAATCGTGCCAAATCCAAGTGTTAAATCCAGTCTGTCCCATCCATTTTCGATAAATTTCATTATAGGAAGTTTCACATGCCTGGGCAGACATATATGGTAGCGGCAAAGTGACTGCGCTGCCGCCTGAACCAACACCCAAAAACACAATTAAAATCCACGTTGCTATCATTGTGAGTGTCCTCCTAATTGACTAAATTGAAACTGATAATATTCCGCATCATGTCTGGCCTGTTTGAGGTCTTTTTTTAATTCATCGATTTCTTTTTTGTAGGCAAGAATCGTCTTTTTCAATTGACGATTCTGCCATACCAATCCTTCATCGGGAGGAATGGCATCAATCCTTTTTTCCATAGGATCGATGCCAGTTGATCCATCCGACATAACTACTGTTGAACCTGATTTGCTGGAGCCTCGTAAGGCAGCGCCAGAATATTTGGTTCCGAATAAACCGGATGTGGCTTCTTGTCCGGACCAATACACATGACCCACGTTCCAGCCGCCGCTGCCGGCATATTCAATCCATTGGGTTCAGACTGTGGAAGACGAGCCACGCCATAACGCCAGCTATCAGTAGAACCTCCGCCGGATGGCGTCACGTTGTAATACTGCATACTCTCTGGCGCCGAATATTGAGTAGCATATGGAATTGGATATCCAATTGATTCACAGAGAAACACCAGCTTTCCAGTCATAACATTTTCACGATACGACCATGTTGCCAGATCGGCCTGGTCGCGCATTTCGTAAATCGTCTTTAGGAGACGCATTTCACGAAAATGTGTGATATTGGGCATACCAACTTCCGAGGCAGCTTCGGTCGTAATTCGATTTTGCTGATCACGTTGCAAATCGTTGGCGGTCGGCGTTGGCGTACAAGAATCTGCCGCGCAAAGAATGAAAGCCATTCCAGCCAGAGCATAACCAAGAGAACGGAATTTCATGTTAGTTCACTCCCTGATCCTGTTTGACTTGCTCATAAAATGCCCGCAAGTCGGGTGGCATACGAGTTTCATCATAACTAGCGTAGTTGTGAAGGATCAAGGAACCAATCGCTGGCTTATGATCCTTGTCGGCACTAATATATTCTTCCTGCATTCTTCGAAGGTCCTGCATCATGCCTTCATTATAAGGCGCAGTATTTTCGAAAGTCTTTCGTTGAACATCGGCATATTTTGGCGCGAAATACTGATAGAGGAAGAAATCATTGCCTTGGAATAACCACGTCATTCCTAGGACAAAAACGATAACTGCTAGAAAGCCTAAAATTCCTTTGAACATTTTTATCTCCTTTTAAAGTTCTTTACCACTTATTGGTATTTGAGCGCCCCATCGCTTGTAAGTATATGTGAAAGGATCGAAACGGCCATTATACCAACGCTCAGCCCATTCCAGCCAAATTCTTTCGCCGGCAAGAGTGGTTACAGGATGCCAAGCAAACCATGGCTGCCAACCAGAATCTTTTTGTTTAAGTATCATTTTTGTTGTGAGTCCTGAATAATCAATGTTACTCTTGTCTCAATTAAATCTATATTGGCTTGAAGGCAGTCCGGCATAATCTGTCTTTCTTTAGGCAATTGATTGCATTGATTGACCAAATTCTCTAAGTGATTGATTTTATCCCAAAGAATTTCATCAGGGGATTGGATCATATTCCATTTAACTATGCCAAATACCACACATCCTAGAATAACTATGGCGGCACATAGTCCCAATCCAAACTTGGTATCTGACTCCATCTACCAAACACCTTGCAGAACAATATTCTTATCTGCCAGAGCCCGGCCAACGTCTTTCAAGTCAGCCTTGGCACGACCGATTGCGGCCATGCACTGAGTTGGTGAACCTCTCCAGGCTCGTTTGATTTCTGCCATTTCATCTTCGGAACCTTCTGGTGCCCGGGCAGCATCCCAGAACCCATGTTCCTCGTACCAATTCTTCACGGCATCCCAGCTTGGGTCAACATGCTTAATCATCATAAACTCCTAATGTTTAATGGTGGTAAGTGTATCACACTTCTTCGGTAGGTTCAACAGCTAATTCCAACAGATGGTGAAATTCATGACCGTTGCGAATTTCTTCACCAATGGCAATTAATTCGCCATTGAACCCTAGATACCAATCTGCATATTTCAACATCAAACGATTTGGATGGGCAAGCGGGCGAATTTTAAGAAGATATTTCATCGCCTCGCTCGGTGGCATTCCATGCTGCGCCATGACAGAAAGAGCAATTGCGGTAGACCTGGAAATTCCTGCCTCACAATTAATTAGAAGTGTATGATTTTCGTGATGGAGAATGCCATATGTCCATTTAAGGATTTCGTTCACTTGTTCCTGTGTCGGGGAAAATTCGTGTTTATATTCGATATCATGGAACTTACGAATGATAAGACATTCTTGAATGCGCGGTGGAATAGTAAAAGACGTTCCAGGATATCCAGGAGTAGTCGGATCGAGCATCGAAAGAAGATGTGTCGGATTCACACTGCCTGCCTTTGCCAATACTTCATCGCGGCCACATACAAAGATTTTACCCTGCATTTTTTAGTGCCTCTTTGAGCGCCTTCAAAAACTTATTGCCTTCTGCGGCGCGTTTGATTGCCTTTTCACGATTTTCTGTGTGGATTTTGATATCGTTTTTGGTTCGACGCATTGTTTCTTCCAACCATTCCATTCCACTTAATTTTGTGGGTAGGGTTGGATGATATTCATATTTTGTAGATTCTTCAATTTGTTGAAGCATGAATTTTCTTAATGCCTCTAATTCCACCGGCACCTTCCAATTCACAACTTTACTATTCATATTCTCATATTTTTCAGAAGTGTCGCGGGCATCCAAACAACTTTGTAAATATTCTTTGTATTTTTTCTTGTGGTCTTTTTCGGCTGCCTGTTGACAATCGGAAATTGACATGTTTCGACAACGATCCAGCGTCTTTTCGGCTTCGGCAATTTCTTCATCATCCCATGCCGTATCAGCCACGAATTTTTCTGGTAATTGATCCATGTCATAGAAAAATGCACATGCCACCTTCGTGGCGTATTGTTTCAATGTTTTGATTCTGCCGTCTTCGATGCCGGCTGTGTATCCTGTTGGCATTTTATAATCCCTTTTCTATGATGTATTCGATTGCTTTAGATGCAAAAACGTTTTCAGCATGACCACCCGTGATTCCTGCTAGTTTGCAAGAAGTCGCATAGGCCCATGCCGGAGTGATTTTGTTTTGTGAATCCTTAAACAGTCTATCGAATAACTGCAAAGCCAGAGTTACCTTTTCATGGCATCGAGGATCGATTTCGTGTGTCATTACCAAACAGTATATGAGAAATTAAAGAGGAATACAACTGCTATCTTTTAGTTGTGTTTCCCATCCATATCTCGCCAACAAATAGGAATCGGCTATATCACTCAAAGGCGATGTATCATAAGGTTTTTTGCCTTCATAAAAGAAGGTCTTTGCAAGATCGATGCCAGTCCATTCTTTGAATTTGATTCCCATGGCGTCTTTCTTACCACCACCAGAACCAGTTGCCCATTTTTTCAATGTTGTTGGAGGCACGTCTTCCCATACAAATTCGTTTTGATGCATGAGATATTTTAGGATTGCCGTATTCTCGGCAATATGAAATACCTTTCCGCGAGAGCCCATCGAATATCCTTCCAGAAATATCTTGGGTCGTGTCTCACGCCAGTTAGGTCTTTCGGCAATGATGCCCATAAACAAACAAGCCAACTCGATATAACGATCCATTGGTGTTTTCCAATTGGGATATGGATGACCAACAAGCTTCTTGTGCGCGTATTTGCCTTGGTATTTTTCTTTGTCTGTGACGTAATGAATTGTGGTATTCGCCCAGTCATTCCCACCACTTAATAAGGTGAGTGCCGGACATGTCATGCTATAATCAAAAGCCGCAATATATGGTGTCATGCATATATTTAGCTTCCTAAATCAACAACCTCACAGGCTCCATCCGATGAACTACAGGCAAATTGCTGAGCCCCAAGCGTCATATCCGTGGCTTCGTAGTTGGCCAGTTTCTCCCAATCTACATTCTTGGGCATCTTACCAAGCCATTCCTTGTATTCTTTCTCGGTAATTTCTTGATATGGCATTTGCCGATAGGACGAATCAGAATAAGGCAAGAAAGAAATTCCAGAAATAGAATCAAAATTATTCCACACCCAGGCTGCAACTTCTACCCATTCTTCTGGCCGAACATTGATAGTTACAGAAGGCTTGTGTTCACACCAATTATCCTGAAAAGCCTTCCAGAGGGTTAGATGATCCAATGCCGTTAAATTATCTCTAAAGACTCCTGATTTAGGGGCAACAATAGGGAAACTAAAGACCGAAGTGTATTCAGGTTTGTTGACCTCAGGCTCCCATGGGAAACCAGCTTCTTTCATGAATTTGCAAAGCGGGTCTTTATTGTCGGCGCGCACTGTTCGAATATAAAAAGGCGAATGGCGAGGATGCATTCCAGATGCTGAGTCCACCAGTTGGCTTACAGTGCCGGATGGTTTAACACAAGTGATTGCCACTGATTGATTGATGCCTAGGTCCTTGGCCCATTTCTTGTTTATCTTGATGGCATGATCTTTGAATTGTTCGAGCCCACCAAAAGCGGTTTCCGTTAAGAAGGAACAATCAAAAATACCCGTGATCGAAACACCAAGAAGTCTTTCTTCTTCACAGTTTTCTTTCCATTTACGAGAAAGATATTTGAAATCTGTCAGAGTGGATTGCCAAGTTCCAAAGATCGTAGCTATTTCAATTTTTTCTTTGAGGGTTTCTGGCGTATCATCTGGACGAGCCACTACTTCGGACAGATTGCAGAATTGCTTGTTACGGAGAATGATTTCAGAACATGGATTGGTTCCAAATTCCTGATTAGGGTCGCGTCGGCCATTCTTGGCGGCCTGTTTACGCGCAGCAGCCCGCGAGAAAATTCCGCGTTCGCCTGACTTAGAATTATAGAGCGATAGCCATTCTTTCATAAACACGCCAACATCTGGCTTGTTTTCCACGACATAAGAAATATTAGCCAAGGCTCTTTGTGCATGATTTTCCCACCAGCGACCACTCTTGGCATCGCGCATAAGATCATCATTCAAATCTGAAAGACAGATAAGAGCCGACCGGCGAACACCACCAACAACCACAATTTCAGCGATCTTGCAAACAATATCGTGAACTTCCAGTGTTGTGAGTTTACGGCCAGCAGCATTTTGAAACGTTTTTACAACGAATTTGAAAAGGTCTTCAAGAGGACCTGGACCAGATGCTCGTCCACCAAATGTCTTTAGAGGCGCACCAGCGACACGAAGTTTGCTTGTGTCCCACTGTGGAATTTGTCCACCATAAAGCAAATGAATTATTTCTTTGAGACTTCGCGCCCAGCCTAATTTGGAATCAGCAACAACAATCGTTGTGTCGGTAGTATGAAAATCTTCGGCCACCACAGGAAGTTGATTGACGTATCTAGTTTCTACCGAATAACCAACGCCTGTTCCATTCATCAAAATATAGAGAATTTCATCGAAGGCGCGTGGATTATCAATGGCTGTATAGGAACAATTATAGGCACAAACATTTTCACGTTCCAATGCCGTTCCTGCGGTCATTAAACAACGCATGGAAGGCATTACCTTCAAAGTCAGGACAGCATCCTCCAGCCATTTTCGGTCGCGTGGAGATAGATCGTATTTACAATTTTCTTTTAGGTGTGTCTGGAAAAAATCGAAATATCTTTTAACAGTTTCAGGCCATGTTTCGCGTCTATTTTCATCCCAAAGCCAACGAGCATATCGCGAAGTATAGATAAAATTTTGATATTCTGTAGGAAGATATTGATTATTCATGATTGCCTTTTGTTGTTGTTTTTTTTAGAAATGAAGGACTATTAGTCGTGGGAAAAGAAAAGTTTGACCATCAAATTTGGTGTTGTATCCAGAGAATGTTTCCATGAAAGAACATCCAGTTACCAACACCAATAAGAGGCCGAGGATAAAATTGCGCCACCCTGTGCCGCATAGACTATTGCGAAAATTAAAATACATATGCAGCCCCAAATCAGAATTTTTTCCATCGGGAGATTTCAAACTTTGCTTGAATACCTGAATATGTATATTTATCTATTAGGCCTTGTACGAAAGACGGAGAAAGATTTCCGTCCTTGATCATGTCATTGATATCCTTAAATCCTTCCAGTTGCTTCGGCCAAACACAAATATCAAATTTAAGATCAATAGATTTTTCCATGTTATGAACCACTTCACGATTGCGTGGCTCGTTATCATAGACCAAAACTGTATTAGGAGCGTTCACCCAACGCCTCACGTTATAAAGTGCCGAGTCGGTAGTTGCAATTCCATTTTGCAAAAACATTGCATCGAATGGACCTTCGACAACATAAATTCTTTTTGTTAAATCGATTCTGTTCAATCCCCATACCTTAGGATTTTCTTCGTCTAATTTAATCGTGATATATTTTATGGATTTATCTACCTTTAAGAGAGAACGGCCTTGAAATCCAATCAGTAAATTGTTAGCATCAAAAAACGGGATGATAATCCTGGGTTCTTCATTAGGGAAAGTCTCCACGTCTTTGCCTGGGACCATGTGGCGCACTGTGTCCTTGAAATCAGAACAAAAGCTAATGTCGGATAAAAAATCTGTAGGAATTTTGCGATCCAATATGTAACGAACTGCCCAGTGGTCTTTAGGTAGATCGGAGATTCTATCGCAACCAAATAAGGACCTCGCGGATCGAGGGGCGCTAATTGGAGGGTCGATCCTAACACTTCGATCTTCCGTTCTTTTGTTATCATGCTCATATTTCTCCATCACGAATTGTTTGTATAGCGTCGGGTCAAGGTGTTTTAGAAACTTACCAAAGGTCGTTCCTGTCTCGCAATTATGACAACGAAAAAACAGATTGTTTTCCTTGCGATAGATATAGCCTCGCGCCTTCGAAGTTGATTTTTTTGAGTCGCCACAATACGGGCACCGACAATTCCATAAGAACTCGGATTTTTGTTTGAATTTGTCTAGTCTGGACGAGACCAGAGACAAGAATTTTTTATCTGTGTATATCATAGGAAGACCCTGTATTATAGACCTTTACAAGGCGAAGTCAAGAAAGACTTTATCGTTTAGGTAGAGGCGGTAAACCTAAAGAGGCTGGCGTTTGATTTTGAAAAAATTCAAAAAATTTGACCAAATCAATATGTCCCACAAACCACGAAAATACATAGGCACCACCAATGATCATCCAGTGCCATGTTTTCAGTTCATCGATAAAGTTACCAATGCTCTTTTTTTGTTTAAGAGTTATTCCATCATAATTGCCGTTGCCGTTTTTCTTTTTGGCAATTTTTAATTCGGTAATATCTTCTTCAAGGTATTTGAATTTTTGCTCGTGGAGTTCTATGAGCCGAGTCAATGATTGAGAAACTCCTTCAAGTTTTTCCAAAGTCTGATCGAGTTTATCCACGACCTTACTTAGAATAATAACGTCCTTTTGGAGGCCGGCAATATTAATTGCGGTCTGAAATTCTTCATTCGACGGCATTAGTTAGTCGCACTTGGATTAGTGAAACCTGGATTGTTTAATTGGTTCCAACGGATGATCATCGAATTAGTCAATGGTTTCTTAGTATCAGCCATTGCCTGGTCATAGGTTCTTTGTGTATTAATGGTTTGAATTGTATTTTGAACTTGTGCCAAAAGGTCTGACGAAACAGCATTGCCAACACCTGGTTTTGCGTCAAGTAACATACGAGAACCAAACCAGAAGCCAACAATGGCCAAAAGAATGTACCACATGTTGGATGGCATTAACGCAAGAGCGGCCATGTCAGCCGAGAATTTTACTGGATCGGCTACACAATACACAAACAAAGCGATAGTGCCATAAGTGAAAATAGGACGAACCAAACGATTCATTCCATCAACAAAAATATTGAACCATTCTTTCTTTTCGGGCGCGGCCATTTCGGCAGCATAAGATGCCTGCACGGCTTGTTGTTCGGCCGACATTGCAGTTTCTGTCTGTGCCGCAAGAGCGGCGGATGCTGTGTCGCGCTGAAGTTTTGATCCCCAAATAGAAGTGATAATAGTATTGATGCCACTTGCCAGAGCGCCAAAACCACCACTAAAGAAGCTTAAAAGAAAGGTCCACATGTTAGTTGCTGGTTACTCCTGGAATTGGCTGTGAAAATGATTCGGCTCGATTAATCCAGCCAATCAAAAATACTTGTTGTGACGGATCATTCGCGACTCGATCCTTATAATAACTCACTCGTTCCTCGACAAATGCATTAGTGAAATATGGACCCATGGCAACATAAGCCTTGGTAATTGCCCCTTGCGATTGTGGACCCAGAACACCATCCTGATCGATTGGACCAAATCCAGCCTGATTGACTATTTGTTGCATGATCTGAATACTCCAAGCTGGACCATGAAGAATTCCTGTATCAACCGCGATTGATTGAAGGCCTGTTGGAAGAGAATCAAATCTTGGTTTCAAATAGTAATTTCGATAGTAAATTTCTTCGGCCTGATCCACACTCAAATTTCGAACATCATCAATACTGGCTTGCCGACCCATATACGTGGAAAGAGTTCTTTGGGTAATTCCCATGTTAGTGGCACCACCAGCATCGGCCGGCTGATTAGAAAAACCACCTTCAAGAGAAATTTCTTTTTGCAATAAAACTAATACTGTTGGGTTCATTTTAATCCTGCCAAATGTTGATGTAACATAGTAACCAATCGGTCATGGGCATCATCGGTGGCGCCCATGTGTTTTTTAGACCCGCGATTTTGACCTTCTTCGCGGGCGCTCATAATCAAATGTTCAATGTGATGGTGGATTTCATCAGGAAGTATGCCGCCATGACTTTTGGCTTTTTGCTTCAAACTAGCCGTACCTTGGCGCGCAAAATCGGAAGATTCCTTTATAAATTTTGAATAGGTCTTACTCACCGCGATCTTTCCTTCCGTATTTTAGATACTGCATTGCGCCAGTATTTTTATCTTTCAAAAGGATTGGCTTGCCTGGATTGGATCGGCCATAGGTCCTAATATTGTCACCAATTTCATCGTCTCCTACGTATTTAGTATATTTGTGTTGTGCGCGTTTGGCTAGACGAGCTTTATGGAAGCGTTCGGTGTCTACTAGAAATACTCTGTGACCACCAAACATTTCTTCGGATTCATTCACGGCCTTACGGCGAAACATATCTCCAATCACAGGAGAAGTATTTGCTTTTGGATTGACGCCTGGTTCGCCTTTTGGGCCCACGCCAATTCCAGCGATGGCTCCACCACCAGCAGAATTTGTTGGAGCACCACCACCTTCACCATCTTCTGATATAGGCATCTGTTTTTTGAGAGAATATATTTTGTGATTTACATCATCATCTACCGTCAATTTGGCATGAATTTCTTTGGCTAAACGAACAGCTAATATATCATAAAGCTTGACGCGAGAATTACTTGGGCTCCATCCTTCTCCTGAAGAAAATTTTGCTTTGGATGCAGAAAATACAATATCTAAAATGTTAGGGTGTTGATCCCACCAAGTTTTTAAAATATGACCTATCGTGGAAAATATCTTTAGACTATCGGAAGTATTTCCTATTGATCCTGTTGTCCATCCACCGTTCAATTTTGCGGCAAAAGCAAACTCGGCTGATTGAGTATGGGGAACAATAGCAAAAGAAGCCAAATACTCAATTCCTTCTTTATTTTGAAAATGGTATCTATCCCGCGGTTCGGCGACATATGAATATGGATTGTCACCAGTTTCATCCAAAGGACCTTTGAATTGAGCGACACCAGAAACTTCTTTGAGATTGTTTTCTTTGAGGAAACTGTTATAGGACTTCATAACAGTATTTATAGGGAATTGAGTTTATCGAAGATTCCCTGATCGGTTCCTATATATTGACTTTCGATATGTTTGCCACGAATTTTACCGAGAGATTCTGGCATGACATTTAGAAACAACAAGAAGGATTTAAGAGCCGGCCAATCAATCATTTCGTTTTCTTCACCTTCGGATAGTTTGAAGAAACAAATGCGCGAAGCGGCCCGCCATCCAAAGACGTTTCCAAGGACAATGATATGATTGAGTATCAGCCGTTCCTTGAGATTGCCTGTTAGGCGGGCGCGTTTGAAAAGTCTCTTGATGTATTTGATCCGAAGAAGGTCTTCCTCGAATTCGGATGTGACGCATCCGTTAGGTCTTGCATAGGCCTTGGCGGCATAAAGGAGAAAGTTATCATCAGTTAGATCATCAAACAAATGGGATTCAGACATATTTTATGTTTCGGATAACAAATCATCCAGGCTCTTGGCCCAGGCACTTCCTATGCCACACACTCGCGTCTGGGCTCCAGGGAATTTCTTATCTAGCGCATTGGCTAGATTTCGGACCTTGGTTTGCATTAAAGGATTTTTTGGATTAGGAAAGGCAACTGAAACCAAATTTTTTTCTGGATCATAACGTCCTACGGCAAACCAATTATGGGAATTAAGTTTTTCGGCATGACCTTCTTGCCGTCCATCCGCAACATATTCGGTATCCAATCTGCCGTTTGGATTCATCAACCAAACCGTAGCTGGCTTTCCTTTTTCATGTCCAATTGATAGATATGGATCATTGGCGAAAGAGAAAGAATAGGACTCTTCTATAGGTTCTTCGAAGCCTTCTTCATCATAAAATTCATCATCCGAAAGCAAATCATCCAAATCTTCTTGGTCCACTAATTCGCCGTACACATCATAATCTCCAATATCATTCATAACCCAACAGAAATATAGGAAAATTGGATCGGGATCGTTTTCATCGTCCATCGCGTTAAATCCGTATTGTGAACAGATGAAAATTTTCTCGCCTACTTCTTCATCCATATCAAATACAGCCGGCACACTAATTGCTGCCCATGCCAGACATTTACGAATATATTCTAGGGCTGTATAAGGAGTAGGAAATGGAGTGTCAGTGGATGCCCAGATGGCACCATTTAATTTTGATCTAACATCCTCGTCGTGGATATCAGGGCTTTTGGCCGAGATATCCAGGACAGGAATAGAAGCCCAATCTTCTTTGAGCCAATCTTTAAAAAGCTTCATAACAAAAATACCAATCTTTCTCAATTACTGAGTGATAATTAGCGCGCCGGCCCCATTGCTTGTTGCCGTGATGGGTTGGCCAATTGTCAAATTAGCATTTGTTGCGTCAATGGATGCTGTCAACGTCATGCCATTTGCGATGATGGCTGAGTTGGCTGGTAGAGCCAATAGAACAACTGAGTTTGCATAAGAATTTTCAGTGTTTGCAAGATTGCTAATGAAGATCGTTGTGTTGCTTGACAATGACGAGGCGCTGTTGGTGTTGTTGGCACCAGCAGTTACCAGGTTAGCCGATAGATTGACTGAATCGTTTGCCAAACCATTTGCCGTTGGGAACAATCGAGCAATAATGTAACTATTTGCAAGATTGGCCAGGATTTGAATTGATAATGTATTGGCAGTGGATGCCAAAACGTTTGCCTGAGTTGCAAGCGATAGAGTAGTTACGGTGTTGCTTGTGTTGGCGATAAGAACGGCGGCTACGTTTGCCAATGAATTTCGGACAATAGTTGCTTGGTTGGCTGTGATACCAGCACTGGTCTGGAATGTCGTCAATGGAGTTGTTACGTTGGCATTATTTGGTGCTGTGAAATTGAAGAGAACTCGATTGGCTCCAGCCGATAGACCAGCATAGAATGCCTGAATTGTTGTTAGGTTGATACCATTTACAACAGCCAGAGTAATGTTGGCATTGCCTGGGATCGTGTTGGCCACCAATTGAACATCATAGGTAACCCATAATCCACCTGTGGCGCCATTTGCCAGAGTTGGAGAAGACCATTCAACAGAGGTTGGAATGGCTGGCGTCATGCTATTGGCAAGACCACCAATTGTTACCAATTCTTCTTCGTATCCAATAGCCGATCCTACACCAGTCCAGCTTCCGCCGTCCTTGTGTTTGAAAACCCAGCCCCGTTGTGTGGCAAAAGTGTTTGCAAGGTCGCCATCTTTGGCTCCAGCGCGGAGATAAGTAGGTTTCTTGACGGTGACGGCGTTATTTGCAGACCATTGTGGCATAGTAGTATTCTCCTAAATTTAAAAGATTTCTAATTCTTATTTATGTTTTCCGAGGCCGAGACTTCTAATCTTGGCAATGGTAGAAACAGCCCCGGTATGTAAAATTCCAATGCCTCCGGCCTCTCTCCATTCGTTTATATTTTTCGCAAAATCGTCTATTAGAACATTAGGGCCGCCTGGTGACACGGCATAATGCTTCTTTTCGGATCGAAGAACTAATTTCACTCGATTTCTTCTAATACCAAATCTATCGCACCACAGAAGTTTGCCTTTTTTACTGTTCATGGCATCCCAATTTGCATAAGCCGAGAGAACATAAGTATCAAATTGTTCCAAAAAACTCCAAAGTTTATCGGCACCGGGCATTGGAGGAAGATTTTTCCAAAAATTTTCGTTGTCTAAAATAATAGGACGATATTTGGTTTTATCCAATCTCCCATCCGGTCCTACTATTTCTGATGTTGGCCGGCCTAATTCCTGAGCAACTCCTTTATTGAAATCTGCTAAAACTCCATCCAAATCGCAATAAAAAATCATTCGTTAGTTACTTCCTTGTGGATTAGTAATTGGTGAACTTGTAAGGTCTTTTTGAATCTGAGTAGGATTGAAAATCACCTTGTCTTTTTTTGAGCCTAGAACAAGTTTGTTTCCATCTGAGTCTCGGTTATTCAAATCAGCCTTGGACCCTAGAACTATCTTGGTTGATGCCGAAGGGTCTTTCTTGTCGGGTTGTTTCTTGTTTCTATCCATGAATGATGGAATTTCTGGCATTTTGCCGCTATCATTAGCTTTTGTGGCGCCGTTGTTATTAGCTTTTCCGGCGTGCTTTGCCTTTGGATCAATTTCATCATTTCCAGATGTGTCGCCAGGAGCCTTTTTTCCTTTGCCGGCAGCAGGAATATTACCTGCTCCTTTTTTAGAAAGAGGACCTTTTTTGTTCTTGTCGCGATCTGGCCATGATTCATTCACAGGAGGTTTCTTGGCCCATTCTGGACCTAATTTAGATGGACCATTTGGTTTTGCCCATGGATTTTCAACCTTCTTAAAGGCACCTAGAATTTTTTTGATTTTAGCTGCCTTGGCTCTGCCTTCTGGTGTTTCGGATTTGGCGCGAATTGCTGCTAGTTTATCGGTTACAGATTCGAAAATTTCTCCGACGCCGTGACAGTAGGCACATTCCTTGCCTTTAATATTTCCTTCGCCTTCACAATCCGGACACATATTTGTTTTTGGAAATGGATCATGTGGAATCGTGGATGGTGATTTTGGTTTTCTACCAGCAACAAATTGATCATAAGGCAACACTTTAAATTTTGGTTCTGCTTTTGGCTTTGGATAATGGCGGCCTGTTACGTGATGGACTTCTTTTAATCCCTGTCCACCGCTTGCCAAAGAACTTGGCGCTGGATCGTTTTCAACGGCATCAGAATCACCTTCGGCAATTCGTGGCTTGATTTCGCTCTTGGCTGCGCGATAAGCGGCACCGCGACTATCTCCACGACTCATGGCATAAGTTCCGTTCTTATCTACTGTCGAAAACGAATGAGTGCCTACTTTATTTTTGCCGACATACTTAATTGTGTTATGAGCCATGTCGTCGGCCTTATCGTTTGTGAAACCAACTTTCTTTTCTCGTGGAGTTGGATTTGCATCTGATTCTTTTACGTATTTGTCGTCATAATTTTGGCCCATATTGGCCATGTCTTTTTCGTCTTTCTTTTCTTGCTCGGTAGGTTTATGATTTTTTTGCATTCTCTTGGCACGATGGGCCGCCTTCACAGTATTTACAAATCCTTTAAAGCCTTCCTGGATTTTATCCTGGTCGTCCTCGCTCATTGGTTCATTAGTGTTTGTTTGTGGATTGCTCAAATCCCCAACATATCCAGTATTTTTCTGAGGTTCTTCCACTATTGTTCGTTCATCCAAGCGCACATTCGAGATATGTGTTTCATAGGATTTTGGATGCCCAGTTGGATATTTGTCTGTCTGATGATCGAAATGAACTTTGGTTCCATCGACTTTTGTTACGACACCTGGAATTTGTCCACCAAGTTTGGTTCGAATTTTATCTCCAACCTTTGGAATATATTTTCCAGCCGCAACATAGTCGGCATGTTCCGTCAAAGAATGGCGCTTGGCCATTGCTTCGGCAGAATCTTTGTCTTTGTGTGAATGAACTTTGGTTTCGCCAGAGTGATTGGTCGAAACAAAGCGATGTTGCCCGCCTAGATCGCCGGCATATCGGACCGAACCTGAGATATTATATTGTTTCTTTTCCCAGGTGTCTGGGTCCATCTTTGGACCCCAGGCGGCTTCGTCTAGATTAGTTACTTTTTTTTTAGGTCAAATCCAAGAGCGCCGGCAGCTTCGGCTAATTCAGCCTCGGACATATTCGCAATTTTCTTTGGAGGAAGATTGTCCTTGCCTACACCAAACGTTTCGCCTTTGGATGCATCGGCAGTTCCTGCGCCCTGAGTTGCAGTTTCTTTTTCGGTATCTACAACAGACTTGGCAACACCGGAGTCAAAATTCTGTCCGCCTTCGGCAGCTTCCTTGTGAAGATTTTTCCACATTGCAGCAGCAGCAACTTTCTTGCCGGCTTCTTTGGAACCATATTCCTTGGCCGCTTTGTTGGCTACTTTATCGAAATTTCCATGACCAACTTTTTCGCCCTTGTGGGCTTTCTTTTCAACTTCTGATTTTGTTGCCTTAGAAAGACCAGCAGATGGCTTGGCTTCTGTCAATTCTTCTTCGTTTACCTGACCTGGCGTCTTGACACCGGAAGAACCAGCACCTGCTCCACCACGCCCAAATACTTCGGCCTTGCCGTTGTGTCCAGCAGCGTCGGAAGTGGTTGGACGTTCCTCTGGCTTTTTCTTGTTGGCACCAAATGGTTCACCATGGGAAGCATCGGCTGTTCCTGGATTTGGAGACCCAGCCTTTGATTCATCGCCAACTACACTAGCTGCAACTGAGGGATCGAAATTGCGACCACCTTCGGTTGCTTCTGCCATCTTAATGGCATTTTCTAAGATTGCTTTCTTCCAATTGACGCCGTGACGAGCCTTGAAGCCTGAAACAGATGACTTCAAGCGACCAAGATAAGTTTCGGCCAGTTTATTGCCACCAAAGGAAGTCTTACCTTCGGCTAGCAAATCAGTCCATTCCTTTTCGGAGGCGATTGCGCCTTCACTTAGGATTTTTTTTGCTATTTCCTGTAGGTCTGGAAACGCTGTCAGGTTGTTTGGAGAATGCATCTTGTTTATCCTTGTTTTTGTTTGGAGTTTTCTCAGCAGAGTATTTATCATCCTTGGTCGCCACAAGTTTCGCTTTCCAATACTTGGCACCAGTGGAAGTCTTTGAAATTCCTGCCGCATCCTCTAATGGACCATCGACAATTTCTATTTGGGATGCTCTGGACAACAGGAATTCTTTGTTTTTATCAGCATCATTCGTTGGTTTCTTTTTCTTTTTATCGTCAGTCGGAGCATCATCTTCTTTCATGGCACCAATATAGACGCCTGGTGATCCTTTGGGAACATCAATCATGAGAATATTCGTGCCACCAAATTCATTGGCAACTTCGTGATCTAACGTAGTTGACAAATAGCCATGAAATACATATTTCTTACCGATTTCATATTCACCAGACTTGGTTCCTGTGTAGACACGAAAGGCGATAGGAGTTTCGCATTTGTTGATGGCGCTATCCAATCCACCAATTTTACCAACAACCTCTTTGGATTTTTTGTCTTTCATGCCTTTCGTAGATATATCTCCAGAAGCGGCCTTGCTTTGAACAAGATGGTTGTTGATCGAATAATGATCCTCGGCGGCATAGGATTGAATTGCCTTCAGGTCCTGTGGATCGAGATTTTCACCATAATAAGAAGCCAGAATTCGTGCTGTTGCATCGCTCTTGACCTTTTCTTTTTTGAGAATGTCTTTTAACGACCCATCCCCTTCGCCAGCCTTGGTTGGAGAATATCCATGTTTCATCAATCGACCAGCCATGGATTTTTCAGATGATTTTCCTTTGAATGGAATAAGTTTTTTGTTTTTCTCTACGGCTTTGACTTTGCCATCAAAAGACGACCAACGCCCAAGCCCAGAATATGTCATGCCTTTGGACAGAGCCTGTTTTGAAAGATCATCGCCGGCAGGTCTTAGGGCATGAGCAATATCTTCGGTTAATCCTCCGGCGTCCACACTGTCGATTCCGGCCCCTCTCGATACTTCTTCACCCATAGCTCCGGGTGATCCGGTAACCAAAGCGCCTGCAATTGCCAATCGTCCATCGTTAGATCGAACTCCGGCATTGGGCTGAGTATTCGCTTGATTTTCTTGAAAAGGCATGTCAGCCACATAACGTCCGCTCCCTTGTTCTTTATTAGGATCATTTATAGGTGATGTTGTATCTTCGCGGAACTGAAAGAAAGATTTCTTGGAAACTTCTTCATGTATCATAGCAGCTTTTTGTCGATCAATCCAATTTAATGCTACAGGATTTACCAAAGGCCGATTGACGAATTTCATGATCGTTTTAAAAGCACCGAGTAGGTCTTTTTGATGTTGGGTTCTGTCTACGGTGTTGGATGTATCGATTAAATGAAAATTAGGTCCAAACAGGTATTGATAATTCGTAATGTTCTGATGGGCCTGGATATATTTTTGGGCTCGAATAGTTTCTGGAACCATTCGGCCACCTTTTTGGCCTCGGGAATAATTTCGTTCCTTGGATGTTTCATCGTCCACATTGACATAGACCATCATCGTGGAATAGCCTAGGCCTTCCAAGGAATTTTTTACTTCGTAGGTATCATCATAATTAGCCCCGGTTCCATTGAGAATAATTCCAAGGCGCCCGGCGAGTGCCAATTTGGATTTGCTGGCAGTCATGTCCTTGGCGCGATTTCTCATAAGTTGCCGTAACATCGCCTGGTCGTCCGGCATCGTAAAAGCCATATCATGACTTCTAAGAATGTGTTCAAAGGCAAGGTCCTGATTTATTTCGACCAGACCAAGGCCAGTAATAGCATTATGAACAACATAGTCTTTACCGCTGCCTGGGCCGCCTGCCATAAACACAGCTTTAAATATACCACGGTCGTGAATTCCCTCTTGTAATATACTTTTGGTCATGGTTTCCTTTTTATAAATAGGTATGGTCGCGGAATTGCCATTCCCACCATTCTAGCTTGTAAATCAAGGTCAACAAATGCCAGCACATAATATTTATACAATCTATAGAGCGCATTTAACATTAAATCCTACCAAAGGATATGTGGGCTTTGATAAAAATTGGCCAAATCGAAAAAAGAAACACTTAAATGCCAAAGATAATTTTTATTTTCATAGAGCCCTTAGAAAATATGGGCCTGATTCTTTTGTTTGGGAAATTCTATACCAGGATGAAGATAAAGATTGGACCCTTAATGTCATGGAGGAATATTATATCCGAGAACAAAAGACTCATGTATCTCAAGGAGGATACAATATGACTTGGGGTGGAGAGGCTCCTATGAGTGGAAGAAATCATTCAGAAAAAACTATAATTAAAATGAAGAAAAAAATTCCTTGGAACAAAGGAAAAACTGGAGTCTACTCAGAGGACATGATTCGAAGAATGAAAATGTCTATGAAAGGAAAATATTCATGGAAAAAAGGAAAAACGGGAATTTATTTTGAAGAATCTTTAGAAAAAATGCGTTCTATTAAACGAGGAAAACCAAGTCCCTTTAAAGGAATATGTAGACCCATAAAAGTTATTGAAAAAATGAGAAAGGCGGCATTATTGCCTTATCAATATTGGGGCGCTTAAATAGATTTATAAAACACCTTAGGATAGGACTTCATTAAATCAAGTAATTTGAAAATATTAGTTTGAATCATCCACACATCTATTTTGGCGTGAGGATTCATGGACAAGGCAGCCTGCCAGCGATGATGCCCATCGACCAAATAATGATCGGCCGATACTATACATTTCTTGTTGCTCACAAGCTGAGGCGTAATGGCTCCAACTCGTTTGTCGTCTACATGTTTTTGAATTGGTTGGATAGAATTAGCCGCAATAGTTTTTTGATCGTAATGAATTCCATTGGATTGCAGATAGGCGAAAAAATCAGGAAGATCGGAACTTTGGACCTGTGGACATTTGTTTCTAGGAAGTCCTAACCCACCATGAAGCGATTCCACTTTTTCTTGAATAAATGTTTTGAATGATTTCATTGTTATCCCTGTTTCATTTCGTAGCCAATAAGTCCGTAGTTTGCCGTCACGTCTTCGATAGCTGATTTATTACCAACGAAACGAATTCGAGCCTTGGCCGAGGCTGTCAAGTCAATATGGACTTTACCTTTACGCCACTTCAATATATTTAGATTTGCCTGCCAGTAATAAGTCCCAGACAAGATGTTCAAACACTGTTCGATAGACGTTTTATCCTTGTTCAAAAGCACGGCTGTATATCGCGAAAAGAATGCTGTTACGGACAGAGGAAGCTTTGCTAGGACGGCAGGCTCCACGTTTTTGAAATCTCGAATTTGTGTCAGGACTTTCACCACGTCATCATTAATATCACCCTTTCGGATGGATGTGAAAACACTCATGGCGTCCTTGATTGCTTTTGGTCCTGAGCCTTTTGGTATCTTTAGAATTTCACGTAGGCCATAATTGTAGATGATATCCTTGGCTCGTTTGCCTACCTTCAAGTCTGCCTCGGTTACTCCAATTTCATCGGCAATGGCCAGCAGGTCACGAAACACCGAAGGTTTGAAACGTTCATAGTGTTTCATGCCTTTGGCCATGAGATTTGTGAACAGTGATCCTTTGGCGCCAATACCAAATTTAGATGATATGGGTAGAAGTTTACCGTCCTCAAATTCAGTCAGAGAATCAATCAATGGAAAATTAGATTGCTGAGGTATGATGAATTTCTTGGCGCGGCCACGGACCCTTGGCATTGGATGAATGTGGCGCGATGCTCGGCCAGACAAAAACAGAAGTCCGGGAAGAAGTTCTCCAATGGCCACGCCGTATCTGTTTATTTCATCAGGAGTTGTTTCGGAGGTCCAAGGAATATTAACATAACCATTTCGGAAAAAAGCCTGAAAGGCTTTCTGGGCCGCGTCTCTGTTTTTGCCTTCGGCATAGGCCAGACCTTTGAGAATGGATTGTTGAAGCGTCGTATGACTGGTGAATTCCAGAACTGGAACTTCACGATCAATATACACAATGTTTTGTTTTTTGCCCAAGGAAGCAAAGGTGATGGCCGTGGCGGTTTCAAGATGTGTCGAAATATCTTTCTGGCTTGGCTTGGCAACGTATCGTTCGGGAATAAGACCAAGGGCCGGCTTTCTATTTTTTCCTAGAAATCTGACACTGTACCAAGGATTATAGGTTTTCATAGGAAGAACCGAAATATGATGGCCATCCTTCACGGTATGAATGACGTGTCTTCGATCCATGGACATGATGTTGACACGCTCGTTTGGCTGCGCCTTGACTCTGGTATCTATAATTCCTTTATTGGCAAACGTACCCTGCCATTTGCCTATGCCCGCCGATGCTGTTGTCATGGAGATATTTAGAAGCAACAAAAAACCCCGTCAGTGGACAGGGTTTTTATGCGGAGTAACTATCTATCAGTTATTCTATAACGTTTTCCATTTCTTATGTTCATCCGTTGAAAATACGACATTGCGAATACCAAAGGTGGCAATCATTCGCGAACAGCCAACGCAAGGGCAAGCGTCTCCCCAAATCCACTCCTGGCTCTGGGCGCCTGGCCGTTTCACGCGAACAATATAGAGCGTCATTTTGCGAAGGTCGCGGGTCGACACCGAATGAAGCGCGTTCTGGATACAATCCGTTTCGGCGTGAAGATCAATCGCGTCTTTGTTCTTGGCAAACTTGGCCTGGAACGGATGGCTCTTATTCTGATTATATCCAATCGCAACCACCTTGTGCCCTTTAGTCAGCATGGCGGCAACACGCGCACCACCAACCGGAGGAAGGGCTTCGGCAATCTTTTGAAGTGTATCAAGATGGGTAGGAATGACTTTCATTTCTGACCACTTATAACATAAATTACCGAACAAACCAACGACATTCCTACAAGAATGTCCACGTAATAATGCCCGCCAATTGGAGCAACTGCCAACAAAGTGATTGTCGACCAACCATTGACGGACCAACGAATATACCAAGGCAAAACTGACGCGCCATACACAGTAAGAGTTATCACTACCGTATGGTATGATGGGAAAAACACGAGCCCGGCATCAGGACCAATTGCAGGAATACCAAGCAATCCCTCTCGGATCAACATAATTTCTTGATCGACCTTTGGAAATTGATTAATCAATCCAAGAGTATGTTCGGGGCCAAGAGTAGGCAATAGAGCAAAAATCATTAACACTAAAGGTCCACATATCGCATTAGCAATCAACACTCGCCACATTTGTTCTGGCTTGAATAACGCGAGCGAAACCACGACAAACAATAAAATCAAAAACGTAGAATTATAAACGGTCTGTAGAACAAACAAAATATTCTGAGAATTCCAGACCTCATTATATATTTCTGTCCAACTTGGACCAATGATTCGATCTATCTTGACCATCATCAAATCTGCAAACGGCATTCTTGATTTGGCAGCGAAATATTGAACATACGATAAAACACTAAGGGTTGTGGCATACGATAAAACACCACAACCTAAAGTCAGAAAGACAGTGAAATATTTCTTAGCCAACATGGCGAAATCACACGATGGTTAAAATGAATAATCCTAACGCAACCCCAACACCAAAAATCACAAAGGAAATAACTAAATTTCCTAGTATATCAAGATTATCGAACAGGCAGAAAAGCCGAAGCCAATAAACGATTTTATCTGCCATAATCATCTACTACGCCGCCAACCAATTCTTTATAAAGCCGGCGACAATATCCTTCATCGATATTCCCTAATTTATATTTGACATAGGCCAAACACTGTTCCTCGCTGCAAGGATAAAGATTAAGATACTGCGAAGTCAGGGCTTCGTTAGTAAAATATTCCATGTCCATCATCCAAGCCTTAACTGCGCCCATAGGTTTTCTCCATATAATTGTTAAGCAAACCGTTGATGTTATCCGTACCCGGACCATTGTCGCTATGAACATACCAAGTCAGATTTTTCATCGAACCAGGATGATCCAGATCATAATTCACCAGCCAATCAGCGCAATCTTTGCCGTCCATTGGCTCGCCAAGATCGTGATCGAAGCTGATAAACTCAGGCATCCCTTTCAAAGTCACAGCCCAGATAAACTCCCAGTAGTTTCGTGCAACGACCCAGTCCGACCCAACGCCGGGAGGATCGCGCTTATCGTCCAGAAAGAGTTTGTATGCCATTTTGTTACCCAGTTTTATACGGCTCTCCAAGCTTTACCTTGCCGCTGCCATTCATATGAAGCGGCATGGCGAAACGATCTTCCTTAGGCGCGACACCTCGGTGCCATGGCTGAAAGAAATTGATCACTGCCACGACAAAAAGAATCGCCTTCATAGTAAGATAATCCCTCACTGTGAGCATGTTCGATCCACACTTGGGACATTCATGCCCAATCCACATGAAGTATGGCGCGGGCTCTAGATTCGGAATCGAATATCCGCAGCCCGGCTTGTCACACTTCAAGCCCTTCACTACATGCTTAATCTGATTACGATACATATTTCTCTCCCTTTCTTTCGGCTTCTTCCCAGCCAGCGGCCCAGTCGGACCATTCTGCCCAGTATTTGTTTTTCACATCATAAGGATTGTCCAGCAGATTGACGCCTTCCTTGAAGGCCTTGTATCCTTCCTGAAAAGCAACACTGCCTGTTTCATTGTAGGACATTTTTCATTCCTCCGTTAAAACCATCACGCGACACCCGCGCCAGAAGAAAACGATTTCGACTCCTTCTTCGTACTTCAACAGAAGGGCCGCGTCTGTCGCAAAGACAGGATGAACCGGCATCTTCCAAAGCAAGAAATTCGTCGCCAGAGGTCCCAACTGCTCGACCGTCATGGCTTGTGTCACAGATGCACGATGATTTTCCATCCCCTTTGTCACACACTGCCCAGCGGCCGCAACGTTCGCGACCAGACACAAGGCACAAACAGCGAGGAGAAACATCTTTTTCATATCTATAATATACGCTTTTAGTGATAGGAATACGACAAAAAAGAAGGACTTAAAATTGCGTTGTTAGATGTGTCTGGGTAATAAAATTACTCTTGGAAAAATCCCTCTAACGTCGCATATTCGCTTGATTGTCCAATACGATTTTGTGCTATCTTGAAATATTTGGGTTCGGCTTCGATGCCATGAAAAATCCAACCGCCATTCTTTGCAGCGATGCCCGTTGATCCAGAGCCCATGAAAGGGTCTAGAACAGAACCGCCTTTTGGCGTGACCAGAGTTATGAGATAGCGCATTAGGTCTACTGGCTTGACAGTGGGATGGGTATTTTCTTCGCCACGTTCTTTCTTGGAAACTTTGGATGAATAGAAAAATCTTGCTGCGGAACCATCATCATTATACGATTCAAAATCAGCACGTTTAGCTACAGTCGAATGAGTAAATCCCTTTGTCATTGGCTGCCCACCAACCACTTTACCAGATTTGCTCTCTGGAAAATTTTCTAACACTTCCTCGGATCCATCATGGATCACATTGGCAGGCCAACGGCCAGAAGGAATTTCATATCGATGTTCTTTTGTATTACCAAAAATTGATCGACCACCAGAGGTTTTCACATGAGAACGTAAATGTGTGTTTTGGGCAAGTGTGCCATTTTCAATTGTAACATGAGAAATTCGACATTCATCTATGTTCAATCCACCAGTTCCATGTTTAAGAACATTCCCTGCCACTGTGTTTTCAGAAAGAGGCTTGCGAGCCAACACAATGGGCTCTACTGCGGGCTTCAACGCGGTACCCCAACCATCACCCACTTTATGACTTTTAGGAAACCCTGTGCCATACAACCACATGATTGTGTCGCGTATTTCAAATCCTGCGTCCTCTATTGCACAAGCCATTCTATGAAAAGTTCTAGTTCCACCAAAAGCCAAGACATGTCCGCCTGGTTTTAGAACCTGAAAAACTAATTCCCAGGTTTCTTTGCGAAAAGCAATATCCCCACCATCCCAAGTTTGTCCCATGAAGCCTTTAGAAAGCCTCGCGTAGTTATTCGATCCTGCCTTGGCAGCCTTGCCAGTTTTGTTGTCGTCATCCTGAGACGTTCCTTTGAAGCGCGAAACAATCGATGTAAGATGATACGGCGGGTCGGTCACCACAGAGTCAACCTGGATGCCTTTGGCGATCATGTCCTTCATGACCTTCAAGCAATCGCCTTCATAAAGATTTATCTGATTATCCATTGGACTTATCTTTTCGGTCAACAAGAAGTTTGACGACCAAATTTTGTTGACCTAAATCTATCATACTACGCAAATTAACATTAAAAGTTTCCAAGGCACCATCAATGGCCTTGTCCACATACTGATCCATATCTTCCATAATAATTTCTTTGAGATTTTCACGAATTGTATTTACCAATCCTTTGAGCATCGCCTTCTCGGCATCTGCACCAGTAAAATCTATATTTTTAAGACTCGCCATCTTTTTCCTCCATTAGAATATACGTGTGATTTCTGAGATAGAACGGAAACGCCTTTGTTTTAAGTTTGCTATCGCAAAATTCTTCATATGACGCAAACCGTTTTGGCTTGCTACCGACCACCTTATCGTTAATTTTATATACGACTAAATTTTTCATAGTTTTTCATAATGAACTGTTGGGAACCACTGATGGTGGACCAAGAAAAAAGTAATTCCTGGGACGGATTCCAGTCGGTCGAATATGAATTTAGCATATTCATATTCTTCATCATGAAATTCTTTGAATGTGGCCACCTCAAATTTTTTCTTTGCATAAATGTAAATCATTTTTATTTTCCCTTCTATGACATAATATCATAACTAAATTCAAGGCATGGTTCGATCCAAGACTTAAACGTTCTACCATGATCTATTCGATTTGAATATCCCAATTCATCCCACATGCCTAAATATTGCCATTGAAATAAATGGACCATTTCATGGGCAACGGTATCTAAAAATTGGGCTTTATCTACAAATTCCTTGGCGAGTTCCATATATGTTTTATGGTCGTCAAACCAATTAACAATACCAAGAATTGCTGCTTCACCATACACGAATTTCAATTTCGTTTTTTTATCCATATAATAATTTTTTGGATCGGCATATTCTCTATCCACATAACTCAAATCGTTGATGCACATCCAGGCACTTGGTCGTTCCAATCCATTGTCGAATACCTGTTTGTTGATTTTATTGAAGGCTTTATACAGAGCCATGTTTGTTGGCCTATACATTTCTAAATCACCTTCAAATCCTTAAATCGATTGAGATTTTTTCCCATCGACGTTTGATCCATGACAATCAAATCTGGAACTTCTTCTTCACCAGGAAGCGAACCTCCACCAGTTACCACATAACTTCCAGTGAATTGTTGTTGGACCTTGTCTGAAATATCAAACAGCCGCATCTTTGATTTATCAACACCCACTAAAAATTTCTTATCCTTGGCCACATCACGATAACGATTTTTCAATTGCTTGACCATATACTGTCCAAGTTTTTCTAAATCATCGTTTGTAATAAGCGCAATGAAGAAATCTACTGTCATTGGAAGGCCAAAGCTTTCAGATGTACCTTTCATTCCAATATCCGAATCATCAAATCCTTCGCGGTTGGTCTGTGTGGCACTCCATACTGGAAGATTATGACGCACAGCCAATCCACGCAATTCTTCGGCAATTGATTTGATGTATGTATAACTGTTGACGTTGGCGCCCATTTTCAATCGAGCCGAACACATGATGTTAAGATAATCCACCACGATTATATCTGGTTTGAATTGCTTCTTTAGAATTAACTCTTTCAACAATGAATCAATATGAATGACGGAGAATTCGGCCGTTGGATATTCCTTGATGAATATCTTTCCAACTGTTCGATTTTTTACAAGTTCTATGCGATTGTTGAAAACGTTCTTTGGAAGCGTGGCTAATTGATCCAATGGAACATTCAATAAATTAGCATCAATTCTCTCGGCAATCTTTTCTTCGCTCATTTCACCAGTGATATACAGAACATTCTTTCCTTCGTTCATCCAACCACAGGTTAGATCGCAAAGAACAAGAGTTTTGCCAACACCAGTACCACCAAGAATGACGTTTAGTGTTTTTGGAACGCAACCACCGTTTGTAATCTTGTTGAAATACGCAAGGTGAAATGGAATCTTTAATTCCTTGCGCTGATAATATTCCCAACGGTGAACCGCATCCTCGATATAATCATGACCTACACGATTATCGAATGTTATAGAAAGAGCATCCGAAAGAAGTCCAGGAATTGATCCTTTGTCTTTCTTGCCTTCACCTCTCAAAATAGTGACAGACTCGCTCACGGCATTATAGATTGCCTGATCCTGACAGAATTTTTCGGCACGATTGACAAGCCAAGGAACATCAGTAGGATTATCCTTGGCCTTCTTGATATCGGCCAAGAGAGCCATAGATTCCTTCACTTCGTTTTCATGTAGATTTTTGGCTTCCTTGATGCCAATGACCAATGCTTCATATGTCGGACGATTGTTGAATTTTGCTACGAATTCGCTGATTGCCTTAAAGACAATTTTATCAGCGGCATATTCGAAATATGAATCGCGAAGGAAAGGCATGACTTTCCCTGCAAACTCTTCTGAGTAAATCAGATTTTTGAGAATGGTCGTTTCTAACCTTGTGCCCAAGGCTAGGATATTTTCAGGCGCATCAAGATTTTGTTGATTCTGATTTTCCATTTTCCTCTGGCGTTGTCGGCATCAAACCGGGCTCTAATTCTTGCACGTTTTTAATCAAAATATCCATTACAATATCACCAAGCCAATTTTTGAATTCTTGATTTTCTTGAAGTTCTTTTTTAGCAATGTTTTTAGATACGTCCTTACGACATAATTTGGTCGTAAGACTATCTGGAATTTTGATTATTTCATACCCATAGGAAACTTTTGTTTCGCCTGTTTCCTCGTTGATAGGAACTATTTGAATAGAAGTGTATCCATATTCTACACCTTTCCACGGGCCAGTCAATAGCCGAATAAAACTTTGATGTGTCTGTGGTGTTAATTTAGGATCATCAAATACTGTATAGTCAACTTCGGCAACAGGAAGTTTACGATTTTTCTTCATCGCTCGTTTCCTCGGTCAACGAAGAATTGCCATATAGAAATTCATCAGGACATTTGGCGTCAATAGCATCCAGAACATCTTTGGTGTAGAACTTTTCCGGATTCTTATTGATTTCAGATTCCTTTCCAGAAAATCCATTAGGAAAAGTATACATGGATGATGTGGCCTTTTGAACTACCCCAAATTTCACAGCAAGTTCCAGAAGTCCATAATACTTATCCAGGCCTGTGTCGTATCGAAGAAGTGTTGTCACTGTTCTATTTTCCACACTCAAACGACTCTTCTTCAACTTGGCCTTGATAATGACGCCCTTGATTTCTTCTTGTTCCTTGAACTTCGATTTAGAAAGATAGACTGTGGTCGTGGAAGCATACTTCGATCCAGAACCACCACCTTCGTCCTTTTGATTTCCATAGGCACCAATCAATGCATAGACGTGATTGGTCACGATCAATGGAACCTTGGCCTTGCCAAGTTTCAGATTAAGAACACGAAAGGCGCCTTTCAAGAGCGGGGCCCGCGTCATGTCTCGTTTATCACTCGCCGTCTGAATATCTTCCATTTCTTTCGAGGTCGAAAGATTGCCTAGAGAGTCTAGAACGAAAATAATTGGCTTTCTGTCTGCAACTTTTTCGGCCAGATACTTATCGAGAATTCTTGTGGATTGCGTTCTAAATTCTTCGACTGTAGAAACAGGAACCATGGCGAAACGTTTCTTGTTGATGCCACGACTTTCTAACATGCCAGAATGAATGGCACTTTCTGTTTCGAAATAGAACGCATATCCTGTTGGATTAGCCTTGAAAAATTCTCCTACGACATTAAGGGCATAGAAGCTTTTGCCTGTCGAAGGATCACCAGCAAGCGTAGTGATTTTATTAGCCGCCACGCCACCATAGATAGAACCAGAAATAAGAGCGTTGAGGGCGTAAGAACCAGTAGAAATCCAGCCAGACACATCGCCCGTCTCAATTCCCTTTTCGACGGTCGAAGCATATTCATTCTCCAGTGATTTGATTGCTGAATTGAAAAAATCATTATCGTCGCTTTTTGTTTTTGCCATTTGTTATCCCTATTTTGGTTAGTTTTTAATCCTACACTATCTAATTGAAAAAGTCAACAAGAGAAGATATATGTTCCACTTGCCATCCCATATTATCAAGAATGTCTTTTACCGGGTCCAGAAACGCCTTTTCAAATTGCGTGTCGTAATCAATATATTTCTTCAAATCAAATTCGTCAGGCAACACGTTACCAAACGATATGACATGGGTTTGGAAATGATTGGGTTGTTTGATATACAGATATTTGATTTTTTCTCCCTCTTTGATTGTTGGATATTTGCCTGTCAGTTTCAATTCATTAAGTTTCGCATTGTATAGAATCGCTCCACGCACATGAATTGGTGTTCCTGACGCGAACATTTCGTTCTGTGTCTTGCCTCGAAATTTGGCCAATCCATTTATTCCTCGGGGAGAGGCAATTGCTTCGGCAGGAAGTTTATTGAATTCTTTTCGGAAGGCATCGATGAATTCGATAATTTCATCATTAGTTCCATTAAGCATGATATTGATGGCATCTTTAATCTTACTTCGGCAGACAGCAGGAGTTGATGATTTAACTGCCTCCAATCCAACGATCTTGATCTTGGGCTTTGCGTTTTTCACACCTTCATTCATATAAACGTTCAAGATATAATGCTTCTTGCCTGTCCAAATTCCACGGTCCGCAATAACCTCTCGCTTCATAATCAATCGTTGCTCGTAGGCGTTCAAATAATCTTTTAATTCGTCGCAAACCTTTTCAACGTATGGCGCGATTTTCTTTCTGTAGAGAACATTGATCAAATCGATAACTTCCCATTTATCACTAGGAATATTTCCATTATAATAGAATTCAACAATTTTCTCCATGTTGATGTAAACCGAGTCGGTATCTGACGCAATCACATAATCAATTCCAGTGGTTTTCAAAGCCGCGTTCAAATATTCGTTTAAATGATTGATAATCCAACGAATTGCAAGTTGTCCAGCCGTTGTAATACCAGCAGCAATTCGCACATCAAAAAATCTGAAATATTGATTTCCTGCGGCACCATAAAGAGAATTTGCAATAACTTTTTTGACTTTCTCCAACATACCATATCGAATAGCCTTGGCTTCTAAAACCTTTCGAACCACAGGATCGGTCGTTGTTTCAAGATCGGCTTTGGCTGCCTCGGCAATTTTCTTGTATCGATCACGATCATTGAAAACTTTTTCGACAAGCGTTGGAAGAAATCCTTTTTTACTTCTATCGAATGTTTGTCCATTTGGAGTCAAACATAAATTCTTGTCTTTCAATCCAATAAGAATATCTTGTTGGGCCAATAAAGATTCTACACTAACACCTTTAAATTCCGCAGTTGCCCTTAAAGTCTCAGGGCTCATGTTAAACATCATGATAAGACTTGGATACAGGGATTTAGCGTCAATCGAAACCACCCAATTAAATAATCCTGTTTGAGTTTCTTTTACATAGGCGCCTTCATATTCGTTTTTGAAACTATCTTTCTTTGGTGGAAGAACCATATGTGTTTCGACAAAATGATTGAAGATAATAGTATCCCACATTCGGACGGGATAATAGATATCTTCAAAATTTACCTTGGCATCATACGCCAATACAAGAGCCAAATCTATCAGCCCACGTTTCTTATCGATCTTATCCACAAGTGTTACGTCCTGGATATTATAATCGATGAATTTTTGATGGTCTTTTTTGTAAAGTTGATGAAGTGATTCGTATTCTGAATAATCAGTTTTCTTTTCGCCTTCTAATGTAACTGAGGCGATATGATCCAATGAATATGACTCTTGTGCAAAATCAGGGGCGAATTTCTGGAAAAGTTGCAGTCCATCCAACTGAGCCACCCCTAAAATTTCGTAGCAATCATACATTTTGCCACGAAACATCGTCTCTCTTTGTTTGACTATTTTCCAAGGAGAAAGTTTATCGGCTTCTTTCTGTCCTAGGACATTTGCAATGCGTCGAACCAAATACACAATATCAAATGTGCGAAGATACCATCCAGTAACAATGTCTGGATAATCAGCCGACCATAATTTCAGAAATTTTTCAAGAAGGTCTTTTTCATCCACACAATGATAGTAACGAAGATTTGGAATGCCAGTATTGTTTGTCCAAGGCCCACATCCAAAAACATGATAAAAATCATTCAATTTGATTGTAATGGCTGTAACTTCTTCGGTGGCTAATTTCACATTAGGAAATCCGTGTTCCGATGCGACCTCGATATCCAATGATGCAATCAAAAGATCGTCGCGTTTGCCATGAATTTCGCCAGGGAAATTATCAGCTATGAATGAATATTCGAAACGTGTCTGACCATAAATTGTAAAGTCAGACACGTCTTTATATGTTTCGATGAATTTACGGGCGTCTTTGATCGTTCCTGGAACAATCGATTCAACAGGTTCGCCTAGATGTGTTGTCCATTTTGGGATTTGAGTTTTTTGCGTAGGGACAAAAAGAGTCGGACGGAAATCTCGATCCGTCCTATTATATCTCTTTCCATTTTCATCAACACCACGTAAAAGAACCTTATTGCCATAGACGGCAACAGAAGTATAATATCCTTTGCTCATTAAGGACTAATTATACTGTATTAAGATGGCAGTATCAAGCCTGGTTTTTTGACGGCAACAATTCCCGTAGTCACTTGAATATATGCATCAGTCATGCCTTCCACAGGATCGGCTATGAACAAAATATGTTGTTCCTTGATTGTCAGGCCGTCTTTCTTATCAACATATGGAACCCAAGGAAGAAACCCAACACCTGCTTTTGCCTGAGGATTTGCTGGTGGTTGAACAATTACGACCAATGGATTATAAATTTTGATGGCACCAGGACCCATATCATCAACGCGGCCAATAAGTTCCTCACCAGTCAAAAGCCGTACAAATTTAATTGACGGCTGACTGGTTATAGGCATTGCCACCACATCCCCAATTTTCTTATCGGCAACGCTTGAAATTGCTTCGGTTGTCATCATTTTTTTGTCTCCACGGGTTCCAAAACATGATCATACACGCCCAAAGGAACCCATCTTTGTGGATAGTATGAAGACTTGTCCTTCCAATCTTCGGGATTGGGAGTCAGGGGATCGTCAAGAAGTCCCCATAAAACATATTTTTTGTCGTACTGTCGAAATACTAAATCATGTTGCATTAATATATCCTTCGTAATCTAAGATAGTTGGTATGTATTTCCAGCCTTGATTTACAAATTTATCATACCTATTCGATTTAATATCAGAATACATAGGAATCAAATATTTGTTTTCGATGGCCCACATGGTATATGGATGAATTTTCAATTTTTCTTCATTGAAATCATACCAGGCCCGGCAATGAGCAAAATCAAATTGTTCTGTGACTTGTTTAGGCTCGCCACAAAACTTAGGATCGATAATAAGTTGATAATGACCATTTTTGTCCATCGGCAATTTTGGATAATTCAAATCAATGGCTGCCATAGGATTGATTTCAAAATAATTAGAGACTTTTTCTTTAATGTATTTTTTTGAATTTGTTGAAAACAATGCCGTGAATGCCTGGGCAATATTTTCATCATAGAAAAATATGTCGGCGTCACTTAATACAGCAGATAGGTCAAGAACATCCCCAGCCAATGTCTCAGGAGTAAACTTTTTTATTTTAATGTCTCGTACCAAATCATAAAGTCTAGGAATAATTCCACCAGATATGTATAGTTCATATTTATGTGGATCGGCTATATAATCAGTCAATGAAAACCAAACAGTTTTGGATCGTCCTCTATGTGGTGTTATTGCAATAAGGTGGTTATAGAAATAATTATCGGTTTTATCGAGAGCCGCCAAATCAAACACCCAACTTTTTTTGAATGCTCGCAATAAACAAGATACTGTTTTCCATTTGAATTGAACATCAGGATCAACACTAATTGCCAACATAGATTGGGTTGGTTTGGTAGTCATGGCGATATTGATTTTTTTCATGTTCCCAACATTATAAAGGAAAAACTTGGTAGATTCAATTGAAATAATTATCGTATTCGATTGCGAAATCGGTACATATAGCACTTGATTTTGTAATATCACCAGTAGGAATTTTTTTTCCATATGCCGTAGTAAATTCTGTTTTCAGCATTTCTGGTAGCACACAAACCGAACCATGAAAAGGAACAACATTCAAATTATTCCAAATAAGACTTGAATTGTCGGATTTGTTTTTTACCAAAACGGCCTGGTCATTCTCATGCCAAAAATAATTGGCCTTTGTGATTCCAGAATATACAGGACTATTCAAAACTTTGAGTGCTTCTAGATTTTTACAATGAAGCCACAAGGAAGAACGATTAAGAAATTCCTCATCCACTACATATGTCGCACAATCATGCCCAAGATACCAAAGTGGTTGTTGCGGTTGATTTTTCTTTACTGATCCTTGAAAACACCAAACATCTACTTCAACATCAAAACCTAAAGTCAAAGCTTCCATGATTGTTGATGGATGATTTTCTCCCGATGGATTTGGACCTTTTATGTTTCCTCTGTGTGCGATGATTTTCATTTTTTCACCTGAAACCAAAGCCAATAGGCATGTTCATCGGAACACGGCGTCCGTAGCATCGAATTGTAATCCTTAAACCCCATGTCTATCAAATCAAGTTTCAAAAAATCTTCGTTTGTAATTGACACGTCTCGTCCCCCATTGGTGCTTGTGGCATGATATTCATTGGCATAATAATCTACCGAATTGTTTCGCCCACCAAATCCCATCTGAGCGCAAAAAGAACCACCTGGTTTCAACACGCGATAGATTTCTTGCATGATTGATTTGCGAATTTCATGGCAGCAAATATGCTGCAAACAGATAACGGAAAACACAACATCATATGTATCGTTTGGAACATCGATTGTTTTGCCGTCGTTGGCAAATAGAAGTCCTTTAGCGACACCACAAGAATCTTTATATAGTTTAGCTTTCTTGATATTTTCTTCGGCAATATCAATGCCATCGACCCGTTCAAATCGATTGGCGAATCGCACTAGGTTTCTCCCAGGACCACATCCATATTCCAGGGCAACTAATCCTTGCGTGTCTATATTCCGAAAAAGAATATCATCGTAATCAGGCCAACTTTCATGAAGATGCCAATTACCTACGACCGGGTCCTTGTTCTGCAACGACCAACGCGATGCATCGGCCTCATAATATCGTTTTTGCATGTCTAGATAATCTTCTACTCCAACCATTAGATTTTTCCTTTATAATGTTCTAAGAAATAATTTAGGTCCTCTGGTGTTCCAAGACCCCACATTTTTTCAATGTCCTTCGTGCGAATCTTTCCAGTAAATTCATTGAACACAGGTGCCACATAAAACTCACCATTGGTTCTAATATTTTTCCGAACCATTTGAGCAAAACAAGTTCTATAATGTCCAGCCTTCGACCAGTAGTAAACACCACATGTTGCATGATTTGAAATGACTTTTTTCTCAGCAACTTCTTTGACAAATCCATCATCATCCAAAGCAGCATATGACCATTTGGGATGCATGGATTCAAAAGTCAGAATACCTCCGCCAATATCTGGCTGAGAGAAGGCATACATACACTCGTTTACATTCCATTCAAGAAATTGATCCGAATTGGCAATCACCAAAGGATATTCATTGAATTCATCATTACAAAAAGAATACAATGCAGTATCTACAGTAACAGCAGCACCTTCCGTCACATGATCCAAAGCAACAATTTTACAATTTGGACGAAGCAATTTCAAAAATGGTGCCATGTTATAACGATCCAGATGTTCTTTTTGGACCACGAAAATATGCCGCGCATTAGGCATATTCAAATTTTCCACGACTACTTGAATCATGGGCTTGCCGTGAACTTCAATCAGGGGCTTAGGAAATGTGTAGCCCGCAGCAGCGAAACGAGAACCCATCCCTGCCATAGGAATGACCACAGTAAGGCTAGAGTCCAACCAAGGCACATTAGGACGAATTTCAACTTCCGCATTTTCGACCTCTGTCATTTTTTCAAACAACTCCTCCACTGGAATTTCACAAACTTTAGTTACGGGAATTAGTATCGCTCCTGATTCTCTAACGGCAATGCGGCCAATATGACTATCTTCTAAAATGATAGTAGTTCTAGGAACAGCACCAAAAAAATTCATGCACCGCCAATACATTTCAGGATGTGGTTTGGAATGTTCGACTTTATCATTCGACACATAGAAATCTGTAGTGGTGGCAATTCCAAGCGACAAAAGAGATTGATACACTGTATTATTTACGGCATTAGATGCCACGGCGATTTTCCAACCCTTAGATCGAATTGTATTAAATAATTCGATCAATTTTGGATTCTTCTGAATATTTCTTCGCAACAGAACGTTGGTTATGTCTTGCTTACGTTCGGCTATTTCCTTATGAAAACAGGCCGGAAGATTCTTATTGATCGTAAGCAATTCAAGTTTTTTTCTGGTGGGCAACCCATCATACGTCGATAGATGTTCCTCGCGTGTAATATACACATTACAAGGCTTCAAGGCTTCATTTAAAGCCTCGTAATGGAGTTCCCGCGAATCAATGAGAACACCATCCAAATCGAAAATAACTAATTTAGGATACGTATCTGATTGTTCGGCCATAAAACTTCGCGACCTCCGTTAGAACCGATTGAGGAATTTCTTCTAGTGCCCATTTGTTTGGACGATTTGCCTTGGCAATTGAATATGGATTGAAATATAGACCATGTCTCATTTTAAATGTCGTAGACCATTGCACATCCTCGTCTAATCCCCACGTCAGAGTTTCATCAAAAGGACAGTCCAATAACACTTCGCGTTTAGCGACGATATAGCCACCACTAACATACTGGGTTTGTTCCATGCCTCTCACATTATAAGGCAATCCACAAATATATTTTGGATCGCCATTAATATGGCCTAGATGCCCAAACATATGTGGATTTGTTCGCCAGAAGCGATGCATATAATCAGGATTGACGAGCCAATCAGAATGTCTCTGGCCTTCTTTGTTCACAAGAGGATTACAACACACATCCCAATGATATCCGAATTCTTGAAAGCCTTCCAGCCAATCCGGCTCTAACAAATAATAATCATGCAATATACACACATTAGAATAAGTGGCCTTGGCTGCAATTATATTTTTCTTTTTAGTAATCCAACCAGGTCTTTCGTTTTCATCAAAATTAACATGCAGCCAGTTTGAGCCGAATAAACATTTATGTCTATTACTAGGATCGCTTCCATTGTCACCAACAAGAATAATTTCACATATATCTCTTGGAACCTGGGAATAAATCGATTCAACTAAGTCAGTGACTCCCTGCCTGTTTTTCCCGTCAGTTATAATTCCAAAGGTCCAGGAGTTAGACATGCTTTGCAGCTTCCTTGACACAGGCCCGCACACTTCGCACCAAAGAGGTTGGCGCCTCCCATCCAAGTTCTTTCTTCATTCGGCGAACATCAGGAACACGATGTTCAACATCATTTGGAAATGCTGGAAGATGTTTAAATGCCAACTTTGAATACGGATCAATAAGACCTTGGTCAATGCCTTCATCATGAATCATGCGAGCTAATTTCTTCATAGATACTTCTTCATCGCGTCCGACATTAAACACTTTGTTTAAAGTTTTAGGATCATCCGAATATTTTACGATGGCATCGACAACATCATCAATCCATGTGAAACATCTTACTTGTTCTCCATTACCAAAAACAGACAAAGGATTTTGTTTCTCGATAATAATAGAATTTATGAAATCAGCAAAAACATGAGAAAATCCTTGCGTGGGTTGGGCCTGTTCATATGGTGTAATGATATTGAAGGGGCGCCATATGGTATATTCCATTTCATAATCTTTATGATATGATTCGACCAATCTTTCGCCTGTATATTTTGAAAGACCATAATCAGTCATAGGAACAGGAATTGGAAATATATTTTCAATTACAGATCGATCTAACGACGGACCATGAAAATGGGCATGATCTTTTTCATAGACCATCGAAGAAGAAATATACACAAATCTTCCAGGACAAATGGCTGACCAAAGATTAAGAGCATTGATTTGAACTGTCAAGTCATTAGTCAAGATATTTGCGCCATTATTATTAAATCCGGCTACGCCATACACAGTAGCGGCGCCTTGAATGCATAAATTCCATCCTTCGGCCATAATATCAGCCAATCGATCTGTATCATAAGCCAAATCAATTTTTTCATCGATGCCAATTAAATCGGCTCGATCCAAAGAACGCACATAATGTCCTTGGTCACGATATTTTTTGGCTACGGCGCCCATAAGTGATCCAGCGCCACCTAATACTAAAACTTTTTTTGTATCATTGCTCATTTTTTAATCTAAATCCCTTTTAAAATAAAATCCATCTGGTGTATCAAGATTCCAAAAATTCCAAGCATCCACTAAAAGAGTTCCTATTGGAACTTGATCTAATAATCTACGCCAATCCTTAAATATGACATGTGGAGTCATAAGAAAAATTATATCACAATCTTTTATTCCTTCTGGTGGTGCGGAATACAAATATGGGTCCACGCAAACAACTTCAATGCCTTCCATCTGTGCAATCTTTTTCAACTTGAAGGACAGACTATTTCTTGGATCGTCACAATCAGCCTTGAATGTCATGCCAAGGATGGCTATTTTTTTAGGTGTTTTTCCATCCCAAAATTTAAATTCTTTTTTGGCTTTATCAAAAAGAAACTGTGGCATTCCTTCGTTGATATTAAATGCTGTTGATATCAATCCATTGAATGGAGAATTTTTTAGAAGAAATTTACCGTCTTTGAAAAGACAGGGACCACCGACATTTGGACCTGGTAAAGGTAAATGAGCAAGCCTTGGATAATCTTCCTTGGCCGTTTCAATGACCTTATGCATATCAATTCGATCTTCTTCGGTAGAAAGTCTATCGGCCAACATATAAAACTCATTCGCCAAGGCAAATTCTACATAACGAGCCATGTTGGTTACAAGTTTGGCACATTCGGCTTCGCGATATGTCAGCCATTTTAAATTTGTTACTCCCATAGGGAAGAAAAATTCTTCGGCCAACGGTTTAAATATTTCTCCTCCATCAGCATCTATTCCTATAATCTGTGGAAGTTTTGTTATTTCTTCATAGGCGCGAGTTTGCAAAACTCTTTCTGGAGCATAAATCAAATATGCACAGGTGTCTGCCTTCCTGAGTTTTTTCAATAATATTTCAGAAACGCCAGGAGCAACAGTAGAACGCAAAATAACAAGAACCCTTTTTGCTCGATTGATGTTTGGAATCAATTCTTCATCAAAATATTTGATAATATCATCCACTCGCCCATTGCCTTCGGCATCGACAGGAGTGCCCATGGTAATGACGACATAATCACACTCCTTTAAAACACCACTATAATTTCTGAGACGGATTGTTCCATTATACAATCCTTTTTCCAAATCAGAATATATTTCGTCTCCATATTCGATAAAAGGAAGTTCACCAGAAACAATCGTGTTCAATGCCTTTTCGTTTTTATCTATGATGTAAACCACATGCGCCTTGCTGGCAGCAATAGCAAAAGGCAGGCCAACATGGCCTGCCCCACCAACAACCGCAACAGTTTTACTAGACATTAATCTGACTCCATGGCGTCAATTCAATCAAAATATCCTCAAGGTCATTACAGGTTGCTTCAATGGTATGATTAGCCATTGCGTATTCATAAGCTTTTTGCACGTCTCGATTTTCTAAAAGTATATCATAGCCAAGCATTTGGGTCAATTGTTTTTCTGTGTCGTATACTAAACCAAAATCTGCATTGATATTGTGCAGGTCTTTAGCACCGGCAATGTTTCGTGCAATCCATGGCGTGTGATTTAGCATGGCTTCTAGAAGAACCAGTCCAAATCCTTCTTCTGTCGAATTCATGATATACGCTTTGGCTTCGCACATGGCCGCCATAATCATTTCTTTTGGCAAATCAGTGAACGTCACAACATGTCGATTCCATTCTTCATGGTGTCTTTCGGAAGGAACAGGTCCAGAATTTGCATCATATCCACAAAGTGCCAAAATAGAATTAGGCCTGTTTGCTTCCCAAAAGGCCTCGGCAAGATTATTCATTTGTTTATGAGGCCACCAACCACCCACAGAAAGAAACAAATCGCCCGCACGAATTCCCTTTTTGTCCAACATGAAATTACTGAATATGGGTTGGCCTAGAGTTTCTTTTAAATTTACGCCATGGCGAACTCGGCGCATTCTATTTCTGGTTTGTTTGAAAGTTCCTACTGGGCCATAAGCCTTCAAGAATTTTTGATCTTCGCTTGTTGAATATCCTAGAAAGCGATGATATTTGAGACCTTGAGCGCATACAAAACTGCTAGATGGTTTGATAATCATATAAAGCACTGGAGATTTAATCATGGCGGCGTTGATGTGGGCCATATCCTGAGAGACGCAATCTCCCCCATGAACCACGATTAAATCCCAGTCGGCAACCAATGAATTATGATCATTAGTAACGGGAATACCATTATAACTTCCTTTATGTTCATTGGCATAAATGGCGGGCTTATGGCCTCGGCGTAACATTTCTTCGGCCATGTTTTTCACATAGTTTTCGGACCCACCAGGAAATGGTGGGGCGCGATGGACGACAAAAAGGATTTTTTTACTTTGCATTACGATATAACTCTATTATTTCGCCGTCTTGATTTACTTTGGCACTTTTCCAACAAGTTCCACATGTAATATATCCATGAAATGCATTTCTATCATCGATATGAAGCTGTCCATTTTTATCATAATTTTTACTAGTGCCCATCATAGTTCCGCCACCAAATTTAAATGATAAATGACAATCTGTTCTCGGACAATCCTTTGTAAATCCTTGAATTGTCACCGCGGGCGCATCATCACTTACTTGCCAATATGATTCTTTATCTTCTTTGGTCATACTCATATTACATACCTTTCCCACCAATCCAAAAATGTTTCCAAATAACACACATCAGGTTTCAAATTATCTTTGAAGGCTGGCTGATTCATAATTTCCAAGCATTTGATTGGATCAGCATAAACCTCGTCCATATAATCAATCATCGCCTCGTCGCTGGAAAAATTGAAACGATTGATAAAAGCCGCCTCGTTAAAATCCCTTCCAATCGTTCGCGAACCCCAATAAACAGGGATGCTCGCGGCACAGAAGGCATTCAAAATTTTCTCGGTAACATAACCAGGATGACTTCCATTTTCATAACAAATCGTGAAAATAGAATCTCGACATAGGTCTGTTTTCCATTTGATGTTGTCTCGCGGCAAAACAATACCTGTATTATTTAGATGTGGCCCAGCACAAATTACAAGGTGATCCTTCATTAGTTTTTTGACAAATTCTGTGCGCGGAAAACAATTAGGATTGCTTTGCACATAGGCCGCGTAATGAAGTCTCTTTTCATTGACAGTTTGATTTGTCTGGAGAATGCTCTCCCAATTTGGATAGACGCCATCGGCAACAAGTGCCCACATTTCTAAGACATAAAGCGGTAATCTATAATGTCTTGGGGAATTTTCGTGATCGAAACTCAAACTATGGTCATATGAAAAATAATTGGGCCTTACATTTTCTCCCGTATAAAAAATCTTTTTAATTTTTAATGGATCAAATTCCATATGATTTTGGCCAAAGTTAGCATCACCAAATATTAAATAATCAGGCATAACATCATCCCGAATTATGTTATATCGCTGACCTAAAACATCTGTGAAAAATCTTTTAGCATTATCAAACGTGTTGGCGAACCCAAGTCGAAGAGGTTTATTCATTTCCCTCTCCTTAAATATTCAGCCCCACGATTCATAATTTCTACATCATCATTAAAATTGCCTATTCCTCTATTACATTTATTGCAAAGCAATCCTCTAATTTTTCCTGTTTCGTGATTATGATCGACGGATAAATTGCGTTTAAATTTGCTTGCTGGCTTTTTACATATGCCACACTGTTTATTTTGTGTAATTAAAATTGAATCATATTTTTCTGGTGTGATTCCATATTTTTTTAGGATTGAACGCCGATCAATCATTCTAGCTTTATCAGGATTTTCTTTTCTCCATTTTCTAGCCTTTGCTTTTTCTTTGAAAGAATTTTTCAAATATTGTTTTTTGCGTCTGATTTTCGCTTTTTCTATGTTTGCCCAATAATATTTTTTACAATAATCCTTCGTTTTTTCTGGATTATTTGCCCTATATTTTTTTTGATATTCGGCTTTACCTTGTATGGGCACAGATAATATCCTCTGGAACCTGGCCGTCAAGATACACGATATTATAATTTGGATTAATTTGTTTCAGGATTTCCATAACCCTTTCTTCTTCCAGCCCATCCCATTCCTGAGACCCAAAGAGTCGTCGGTCGTCAATGAAAATAGTATGATTTGGATTTTTTGAAGATAGAATTGCTTCTAATTCTTCGACAAGCGGGGAACCACCATATTTTCCGCCTGGGAGTGGACCACTGGCATGTGCATCAAGCCAAAAAGTAACTGTGTCGGTTGGCACTGAATAATTCATTATTTTTTGAATTTCATCAGGACTTTCTCCAAGAATGATATGAACACATCGTTTATTTTCAAACAATGGTACCACAGCATCATACATTTCTTGGTTAAGTTCTACGGAAAAAATATCATCAAATAATCCAGTAGCCAAGGCAAGTTTAACTGTCTCCCCACGATATGTTCCAGTTTCTAAAAACCATCTGCCATTAGAATATTTTTCAAGATATTCACGAGTCAAATGGGTATCAAATTCTGGCACTTCTGTGGGAACAGCATCAAATGTGCCGCCATCGAAAATGAATTGAGCATCGCCAGAATCGGTATTGATCTTTAATTCTTCGATCATTTTGTTTCCTTTTTAGAAAATCCATAAGGCCAAAAATATTTAACCATATCATAAAGGGCTTCAAGTTGTATATCAACCGTTTCATTACATCCAGCACATTTAAATTTTTGTGTATTCACTGTGTCCATAGATGGAATAACATAAATGGCCCAATTATGTTCATGCGGAGGAAGCAAATAAGGCTCCACTTTTTCCACTGGCTTTTTTGGTTCCTTTTTAAAAGATTTAATCCACTCAACAAATCCTTCTTCACGCAGAGGCATTTTGACCCTCCCGATATTTTTTCATAATTACATCCTTCCAAGCTGGAACACGATCATATTGATGGACCAAACAGAAGGGCTCCTTGGCTTGTTCTAAAACAGTATCTCCCTTTTCATCATCATATTGCAGCATTGGATAAATCAATTCATCTGGCCACAACACAGGTTCAGAATTGAATTCCAAAAGATTTGGAGCAAAGCCTCCAATCTTAGAAGGATCGGCTACCGTGCCTGCCTGACAACACCAGCCATCATCATGATTATTTACTAACGTGATATCACTCCATGGCGCCATGGATAGCAAAACATTCAAGGCTGCCTGGTCTGGATTATGAATTTCATTATTTACAGAAAGAAGCCAAATATTATGAAACAGGTCTCGCATATATTCGGCATGACCAGCAATCGTACCAGCATTAACGATTGGCTTATCTTTCATTGCCTGTTGAACAACAGGCCCAAAAGATTGCAACATATTGTTATAACCCCAAGGCTCGTCCTTATATTTCAGGCCTTCAGACCCAACATTGATTTTTGCTGGACCGTCTTCACCAAGATTTTCTTCCAACCATTTGGAAGGATTTGTTTGAAACACCACATCTTTAACATCTGTCGCAATGATATATCTCAGAGTATCAAATTGATCCTTAGGAATCTGATTTAAGAAATACCACATATGCAAGAAACGATATGTAACAATAGAGAAAGGAGGTGTATGAACAAACCTCCTATTGGCATCATCCTTCTCAAACGTAAAAAGAGTGAAATTTCGTTTCAGAAGTTCATCGGCAGTGTCGAAGTCCATATTATAAACAACGGCAGCCTTGAGACCTGTGAAACCAGAACGATCAATAGATACGGCCCATGGTTCAATTTGATCCCATGTGTAATTTGTAATAGAGCCAAAAATTAGGTCTTGTTTCATCCTGTTATTTCCTTTTCTTTTTTCTTTCGCCAATCTCGATATCGTAACCAGTCTCCCTCATGTACCCAAATCCAAACACAATCTCCGCGATGATACATTGGAGTTTTGCGAATTTCATCCGCTGATTTTCCGGTGTCGTCATATTCAAAAAGAGGAGAATCGTCGCTCATATTTGATGCCATGGCAGGTCGTGATTGATAGAAGCATAATATTCTTTATATTTTTGATTTCCTTGTTCAAAAAATTCCTTAGTAACAGAATTTGGATTGCCATCAAGTCTATAATTAAGAGTGTGCAATCCACTGGTGCCCCATGTTTCTGGTTTAGTTTGTGAGGCAACAATCTGTAAGAACCTACGGTCGGCGCCCCAACCCCAATGCCAATGATGGCCATATTCTTTCAAAAAGGATGTTTTAAAACAGAATGAAGAAGTGTCCACAAGAAAATTTGGATCATTGGCGAGAGAACACCAAACAGGCCAACGCCCGAGACTTTCGCAATTGTCAGCAAGAAGATAATTGCCTTTTACATCTACAATTTTGCGAAGTGAATATGCCCAATCCCACTTGTTGATTTCGATTGCTTCGATTAAAGATTCAACATGGGTTGGTTCATAGAAATTATCTTCGTCCAGAAACAACACATAATCATCATCGACCAAATGCGAAAACGCTGCATAGACGCGATGGCCATAGAACCCATGGCCACCTACGTTATTAGCTAAAAGGGAAACCTCAATTTTTTTGGATGGATTAAGATATTTTTCTTCTTTTGATCCTGACATTACATTTGGAAAACTTGATAAACCATCACACACCAAAAGATGCCGAAGATTGTCATAAGTTTGAGATTGAACAGAATCGATAGCATCAGCAAGCGTTTCTTTGCCTATAGTTGGTGTAATGACAACAGCCGATTTCAAAATTTTCAAATCCATTTTTATTCCTGTAGAAGGATTTTGTTTTCATTAGAATCTAAATTTTCAAAATGTAATCCTTCTCCCATTTTTTCTTTTAATTCTTCGAAGGAATTACATACCAAAACAATTTTACTGGTGACGCTAGTGTGTCTTGTGCAAGACCACTTATCTGTTGCCTTATTATAACTAATGGCAAATTCTACTACTTCTTCCATTTATTCGCCTTCCTTTGCCACAATATCAGAAGGCATCTTGGCGTCCTTCGTGTTTCTATCGTGATTTGGCCATTTGCTTCGACTCCAATGTGCGGAGACATGCCCTTCCGCCAAGGACTGATTTGCTTCCATGCCTTTTGGTGTGTAACCTTTTTGCCAGGCAGCAAGTTTCGCCATTGTCCTGTCCAATACACTTCGTTCCCGGCGCATCAACTTACAGATATAAGGATTGACGTTAGGTCGTTCGCCCTTCGAAATATATTTGCCCTTGGAATTTCCAGAGATAACAGTTTTTTCAACAGTTGCTTTCATATTTTACCATCCATAATGTTGTCTGTGCCAGCCATAATATCCATAACGATAACTATAATCGTGTAGTGGATATGGATAATAATATTGAGGAATTGGCGCCACATACACTTGAGGAACTTGATAATAATAAGTTCCGTATGACCCGTCTTGATAATAGACGGGCGCACAGGCTCCGATACACAGAGCCATGGCAATATATGCCAACCAATTGATAAATTTTCGCATTCCCATAATCATACACTAATTCCTTGGTAATATCAAACAGGAAATTTATTGAGACCTAGGTATTTTTTAAGTTGTTCAGGATCAAGAGGATTTTTTCCATCGCCAGTAGAACCAAATCCACCAGTTCGACTTGTGGTTCTTTGAGGTTTCATTCCTACTTCTAAAATACTATGTGGAGGCACAATCTGTTTCAACATACCCTGACAAACTCGGGTGTTGTTTTTGATGTTTACGGCTTGATCCGTCGTCAACAAGACATGGACCTCTTCTTTGAAGTCAGCATCAATAATACCAACACCATTTACAAGATGAAGTCCTTCCTTTAAGGAAATACCAGATCGCGAAAATAATTCGACATAATATCCTGGTTGTATATTGAATATTATGTTTGTCGGTACCATCACTCGTTCGCTAGGATATATCGTGAGACTTCCATCGATAGGATCAAAGTTTCGAGTATAGGACTTAGGTTCATCTGCCCGCCAAACCTTACATTCCTGTTTTCCATCCGAAGAAAAAACCATATCAAAACAGGCTGAATCTTCGGTGGCGAAAACAGGAAGAGGAACATTGGGATGACAACGATAGGTTTGTAATCCAATGGCTCCATGATTCCATGGAAGGACCTGCATATAATTTGCTTGTTCTAACTTACCAGGAAGCAAATCTGATTTTTTAGAGGGAACAAGGAATCCTGGATCGGGATCATCATGAAATAATTGTGGAGCCCTCATGATATATCCATCTGGTCCAATCCAACAATGATTGATAGGGTCCCAGGTTATCTTAACAGTGCTACTAACCAAGGATTCCCCGGAGTTGTTCGCCACTATCGTCGGAGACATGCTCGCTGGAGTTCCACAGAATGGTGTTAGACAAGGGCTGGTGTTGGCGTCCACTAATACCTTCTCGCCGTTCAACCACCGATCCATCTTCGTATCGTTCATCTTTTTTCACTCCTATCTTTTTTCCAATACTATATTTTGCCTGTAGATTCCATTCGCTCTTTTCGCGAAACGGAAGAATTTTTAACTGTGCAATAGGTATAACTGGTTCTTTTGATTTGTTGCCATCAACCAATTTCAATAGATTCCACTCTGCCAAGAGATTGGCAATAGTGTTTCGTCGTGCCACATCATTTTCGGATATGTTTGTTGGTTTGCCATCCAACGCAAAAAGTTCCTTAAAATGTAGAAGCCAATAACGATCCTTCTTATGAAGGATGTGAACTGATTGATAAAGGGTTTTGTCTTTCTTGGAAGCCACGCCGATCCGGGTAAGAGTTTCTTTTACCTTTAAAAAATCATCGGGTTTGACCAATAGAATTTCAATTCCGTCGTCAAGAATATTACTAAACATAAGCTTCGCTCCATATTCATATTTTTATTGTTGTTTCAATATTTAGCGGTTCCCGACTCCACCCTTGTCCATCCTTTTCCGTATTGTTTCCAAATCTTCTGGGCGCAGAATTTTCAAGGCTTCGCGGCCTTTTCTTTCTGAAAATCCATAGTATTCACATACCAAATCCAAGTCTTCCGATTTTTCAGGCTTCCACCATTTCCTATATCCACGATCTTTCGGTAGAATTACTCCTAGGTGATAATCAAACTGCATCTGTTTATCTAAAGGCCAGCGTTTGTTCATTTCATTGGCATAAAGAACACTGTCGCGATGATAAGACAGAGCCCGATTAACTACCCAAGGCACATAATCCTTTTCTTTTTTTAATGCCTCTCGATTTTTCGACTTACAAATTGCAGGCAGAATATCATCGAAAATTGGATTGCCAGCCATTAATTCCAACCACTGGAGGATGCCGCCATCAATTGATCCAATATATCCTGATCGTCAATTTTATAAATCATTTCCATTGCGTCCTGTTCGATTGGAACACACTTCATTACACGTCCATCTGATGTTTCTTTATTATAATATCTGAATTTCTTGGACGTGTCCAGTTTATAGACACAACCATCAAACTTAGATGGGTATTTCTTATTAGGAACAGCAACGAAATAAACTTCATCGGCCTTCATAACTTTCCAAGATTGATCGTCCTTAAACGTAAAGGCACCCTCTTTGACCCAAGGAACCTGAGTTTTCACTTCGACTCTTTTACCATCGATCAAAAAATCTTTTTCAAGGTCCCACCAATCTCCAATCACGACAAGTCGGCCAACGGACTCCAATAGAGTTCGTATAATAATTTCACCAATTTGTCCCATAGTTTGTTTTTTGTCGGTCATTATATCCACTCCACACCAATCATAAGTTCGGTCAGACAAGCCACCGCGTTCAATTCTAAATCAGCCACAAATGCCGCCTTATACATATAATCAGCCAACGTCACAACCAATTGCGGAACGCTTCCTGGCTTCACCATGTCATAAGCCTTATCGTAAATCTGCCGAAACAGTTTCGTCCAGTCGGCGTCATTGTTTTGCCCGGCCCATTTTCTCATGCCAATAAAATCTTTGGCCTTCAAAAATTTGACCAATTCTCCGAGATTGATTTCTTGAACCTGAGCCAGAATACCAACATCGATATTTCCATTACCTTGTTTGGAATATCGTTGAAGTTCGCCAATGATCCGACGATAATCTGGAAAATGTTTCTTGATTAACTCGACAACAACTGACTTATCAAACGTCACATTTTCGGCCTTTAGAATTTCCGAGATACGAGCGAAAAATTGTTTGGCCATTTCTGGCTTTTCAGAATTTTTCAAATGAAAATCAACAATCGCCATTCTTGAATGAAGGGCTGGAATGATTCGATCTTTATAATTTGCCGTAAAGACGAAAGAACAATTCTGAGAAAATTCTTCGATGGCGCCACGTAGCGCGGGTTGAGTTGATTGAGCATTAAGATAATCAGCTTCATCCAAAATAATAACTTTACGCCCACCAGTCAGAGACATGGCCGAGGCATATTGCACAATATTAGTCCGAAGTGTTTCGATGTTGCCATTCATCGAAGCATTGATTAGATAGTGATCTAGACCAATTTCTTCACAAATAGCCCGGGCAGCCGTAGTTTTCCCCATCCCAGGTCCACCAGTGAACATGAGATTAGGAACTTCTCGGTCGTCAACAATTTTTTGAAGTGTGTTTTTTAAATGTGCCGGGAGAATACAATCAGCTATCTTGTGGGGCCGATATTTTTCCACCCACAAAAATTCATTCTCATTGATATCCATAATCTACCTTCCATAATTTATTTTTATTAGGCCTAAAATTTCTGCGCTATGTCCTGACGGAATACCAGCACAATCTCTCAAGTTTTCCCATAATTGAGTTCCATTAAGAACTGGTCTATCGGCTGTCCAATGGGCAGCAAAATAAAGTTGTCTCACTGCCGAACAAAGAAGATCATATTTTTTCTCATAATTAATTTCTTCGTCTGTCATTTTAATCCTCACGAACTCGCTGTGGAAAATTCTCGCGTTCCGAAACCTCATTGAATTTATGTCTAACGCAATCAGCCATTCGCAAGCCTAAATGTTCCGCGAGCAAATCAAGATAGGCATACACATCACCAATTTCATCGGCAATGTCTTGAACGGCCTGTTCGCGAGTCTTTGGTCCTTTTGATTGGACCATACCATCTTCAAGGCGTCTTAGTTTCTTGACGGCATTGCAGACTTCTCCTGCCTCGCCAGCAAGAGCATTAGACCAATCGACAACACTCCAATGAGTTCCTTTGTGCCAAACCTTGGATCGTTCTCGGCTTACTGCCGAAAATTCATCAAAGGTTAGAGGAGATTTAAATCTCATTCCTGGCCGAGCAATTGAATCCTTTTCAGGCTCCTGGCGTTGCTGGTTCACCTGGCTGTCCTTTCCCTTTTTCTTTTTGAACTTGATCCCAAAAACTATTTTGCATTGCCTGATGAATTGAATTCACAACATCATCGAATTTCCCTTTGGCACTAAATCCACCGACATTACCAATATATAAATCATCTGGTATTGTTGAATAAATCGTTGCTGTAACATGAATTGTCATAAAATTATTCTCCTTTTGTTTCTTGTTCTACTGCATCAGGAAAATTACCGTCTTGAAATGGATTTCCTTCTGCCCAAATATCATCCGTCAATTCACTTCCATCTAATAGTGGAAGAGTTTCTGGATCGTTTGTTTTCAATACATCTACTCCTAAATCACTTTCTAGATTGACTCCTAAACTTTCATAAGTCTTAGATCGTAATTCGTGAAATTGTTGTAACCATGCCGTTTCAACAGCATCAACAACATCATTAAAATTAGAACTTGCAACAGCAAATCTTCCCACTTTACCGGCAAATACTCTATCAAAAGGAATTGATTCGTTTTGAATTTTTTCAATCACAGCATTTAATTCAAACAACATTATTCTACCCCTTTGCCTTGTTTCTTTTCACCAAACCAAGTTTCTTTTTCAGTAGTGACCCAATATTGTAAATTATTGGCCTTAAAATGTGCCATACCTTTGGCAGTCACAGTTACATCATAGGTCTTTGGAAGCATTTTCCAATTTTCTCTCTTGAACACAAATTCGAATGGTGTTCCAGATGGCGCCTTTCCTAACTCTACTGTATCTTCATGTGCCGAATCATTCTTGATATCCATCGTTACTAACGATAACGTTTTTCCATCGCTGCGGAAAATGATGTTCGGACTGTGAAGAATGTCTGCCATTCTAAGAACCCAATTCAAATCTTTTTCATCCAATTTGATTTCAAGGTCTTTGCTTGGAAGAACCAAGGCCTTCTTTGGCGGAGAGATAATTAGATTTGGTGCTGCCAGACGATATTTGACTTTTGATTTCCCAGAATGTCCTACAATCGTGATTTGATTTTGATCGTCTTTATCGAGGACAAGATCAACCAAATCTTCGTCTTCGGAAAGAATGCTTAGAAAATCACCTAATGCATAAATGCGAATTTGAAATGGAAAACTTTCTTTCACAACAGCCGATCCCATAATCACTTTGTTGGGATGGATTGTAGATAGAACGTTCCCTTCCTCGATTACAATTCCCGAATTGATTTCAGAAAAATTCTTGAGGATAACTAAAGTCTCGTCAGATAATTTCATTATATCTCCTATTTTTCAGATGTATTAATAAGTTTATCAGAACCTCTTAATGCCGTCAATGCATATTTTACATTAACATGAAGTTCCTCTAGTGAATTAGTTTCTCGGTCGTTTTCGATTTCCCAATCAGGAGTGATTCCTACCCACGACCATTCGGAAGGATGAATGCCATAAAGTTCCTGAGGATTTTTTAATTTTATGTCCAACAAAGCTTTGGCTATGGTATATTCGTTCTGACGTACAGTTCCTGCCATCATACGATTATATTGATAGGCATAATCCCACCATTCTGGAAGTTCTTTCTTTCGAACATGAATGACGAAACCCTTATTACGTTTGATAACGTCAATTTCGTTTGGGAAACGACAGTCCGTAATTACAACATCCCCGCTTTTTCCTAGAAGTCTTTTTTCCAGTGAAGCAATCCAAATATCTTTATGGAAATGATTTCGAAAAACTTCTGTTCCAAAATGTTGAAGCACCCAACGCGGAGTCACTTCATGATCCAATCGAAGGGACCACCATTCGTCTCTGGCTTCACGAAATTCTCGACTTTCTTCGGTGATACCTTCTAGTAATTCTCGATTCCATCCAAACACCGCTGCCACTACATCTTTCAACGGAGAGGCAAAACTTTCTTTTTGGAAACCACAAGATTCAACAAGATAATCGCCAACGGCGTTCTTACCGCTACCGATAAGTCCTACTACACCAATGATCATAATTACTCCTAATTTTTAATTAGAGGAAGCGTGTTTTTTATCTTGGCGTTTACGCTTTTCTTCGTCCCATACTTTTATAATCAATTGAAATAATTCCTGAACATCATCAAAATTCTCGACCATGGCGTTAATTTTATATCCACTTGGAAGAATAGGGTCTCTAACTTCAATTTCCGTAGGGGACGTAAACATTATAATTCTCCTGTCAACTCTGCCACCTTTGGCATATTGCCACTGAAAGGATACGTGCCTAAATGTTGGGTTTTCATCCACGGACACAACCAAATTTTAAATCCAATCTTTCTTGCCCATTGACAAAACATATAATCTTCGGATAGATAACGATCCGATGCACCAGGAGGCACACCCAACTTAACCTGCATTTCTAATGGAAATAACTTCACCAATTCTTCACGAGGCATTTCTAATTTCTTCGCTAAAAGATCAACTGGATCAAGAGGCGTATCAATCACAGTGTCAAAATAAGCGTGAATATATCGTGATCCATCGAAATGTTTTTGTCCTACATGATCTGGTTTGTATTTCAACTGTGGATACGCCTCGGCAAATTTAGGAAACACTTCACGGCGAACCATCATATATCCAGTGCCAATCTCCATAACTTCTAGAGGTTCGGTTACTTGGAATTGTTTTGTTCCCACAACAGGATTGAAAACATAATCACCAACAACCGTTTCAAGATCGCCAGGATTCAAACTTGCGTTTTTCTTTATGGCCTTGACAACATTTCCCCAATTGATTGATTTTTTAGGATAAGGGGCGCCAATAATATCTCTAGTTTCTCCTTGTTCATTTGGCATACTCAAAGCCAACAGAGTCAAAACATCCTTTGGATCAAAATGAATGTCAGAATCTAGAAACAAGAAATGAGTAAACTGTGGCGCCCTGTAAAGAAATTCATCGACCAAATAATTTCTGGCACGAGTAATCAAACTTTCATTGAACAGAAAAGAAAATCTATTTTCTATACCATGAGCCGTTAGAATGGCCTGGAGGTCGAGAATTGATTTGTTATATAACCCGTGACACTGGCCTCCGTACATGGGCGTTGCCACAAAAATCTTCTGTTTACGTAAGTCTTCGACTTTGACTTTTATTTCCATTTTTTCCTCATATTAATTTCAATTGAATATTTTAGAACAAACACAACCGAAAGTCAACAACAAATTATTCAGAAAAAATCATCTGTGCCGCCTTGGTATCTTTATCGCCATTATAAGACGACAACACCACACGAAATCCCCAAAGTCTTCTAACATGAAGAATTGCTTCCATGGCCATTGGCAAATCCAGAGGAACCATATTGTATCTATTGTGGCGAAGATATAAAGTTCTGTCGCCATCCAAATCTATATCTTCCACTAAAATTCTTGGCAATGTAGTATGAACATCATTTTGTTTTGCTAACTTATGCCGAATGTTTCGATAACCTTCATCGTCATGAGTTTCAGAAACAATGTAATGATGGGAATCCTTCAAAGGATTGTCCTCAATAGCAGCCAACTTCATGTCTCTAATAACCTTTGGGCTCAGGAATTGTAGAATGAAACTTTCGTCTTTATAGTTTTTCATGGCATCATCTAGAACTTCCTGCCAACTATTTCCAATCAAATGTGGAAACCACTGTTTATCTTCACCAGTAGGATTTTCACAAATTCTTTTTATATCCTGAAAAATATTAATACCTAAAGCATATGGATTGATGCCATTATAATGTGGGTCATCCATTTCTCTTTGATACACAACACCAGAATGGGACCTGAAAAATTCCAACATCGATCCTTCGGTTATCATGCCATTATCATACAATTCATTCATCAGATGATAATGCCAGAAAGATGCCCATCCTTCATTAGCGACTTTGGTTTGGAACTGTGGCCAGAAATATTGAGAAATCTTTCTGACTATCCTTACAATTTCTCTTTGCCAAGTCAAAAGAGTTGGTGAATTCTTTTCAAGAAACAATAAAATATTTTCTTCTGGCTCTGGCAACATCAACTGTTTTCTTTGAGTAGCATTGGTCTTTGTTAATAGCGAAGGACGATTTTCAGGAACGGGCCAAAGTTCGCTGATACGACTTTGATAATAATCATCCCTTTCTTCCAATCGCATCTTTTTTTCTTTTTCAGATTTGTCTCTGACTCGTTTCACCCGATCAAATCCAAAAGTTTCCAATGTATGACATGAATCTAGAAGTTCCTCGACGGCCTTTTCTCCATATTTCACTTCACATTCAGCAATATATTTGTTGGCATAAATCAGAAAATCAATAATATTCTCGGCGTCTGTCCATTGTTTAAATAGATAATTGTTTTTGAAGAAACTATTGTGTCCATAACAAGCATGGGCAATGACCAAACATTGCATCGTTGCAGAATTTTGTTCCATGAGATAAGAAATACAAGGGTTGGTATTCGTTACTACTTCATAGGCCAATCCCATATGTCCTTTTTGATAGGCCTTTCTTTCCCGGGAGAAAGTCTTGCCAAATTTCCAATGATGATACATGACCGGCAAGGCATGTGTGGAATATCCTGCCAACATTTGATCCGAAGAAATAATTTCTATCTGATTTGGATAACAATCAAGATTGTATTTCCCAACAGCAATCTTAGAAATTTCCTCATCCATCAGGTTGAGTAATTCGAAATCCCAATCGCCGTTGTTAACCAAAAGAGGTTTATTTGTTGACATTTATATCCCTTGAAAAGAGGTCTCGGAAAACAGGGAATATATCCGCCGGCGAGGATATAGAGCGACAATGAAATATGGTTGGAAACTTGGCCGCTATTTCAGAATATTTTCTCTGTAGCGATGAAAAGAAACTGGTCGTAACACCCCACATATTCGTTTCTTCATTTCGCATATGTCCAACTTGCACATAGGCAAAATACTGAATGTAAGGAATGAGTTTGTTCACAATGATTTCTTCGCATACATCATCATCCAAATTAGAATTATCTCCATCAGAACATTGACTGATATAGATATTCCAATCGGACGTAGGATAACGTTTCTGAATAATTTCGGACGTTAAAGTAAGCGCCGAACTAACAACTGTTCCACCTGTTTCTAATGAATAGAAAAAATCATGTTCATCTACTTCATAGGCATCGGTCGTGTGTCTAATGAATACCACATCAACCTTTTCGTATTTACGATTGAGGAACATGTGAAGCAACATAAAGAATCTCTTGGCCAGGTCTTTTTCGTATTCGCCCATTGAACCCGACACGTCCATTAGACAAAACATGACGGCCTTGGTGATTGGTTTTGGTTGCTCCACAAAGAGTTTGTATCGCAAATCAAAATCATCAATAAAAGGAATAGAGTCTCGTTGTTTTTTAAGTTCTACAATTCTCTGACCTAAATCAAAATGTAATGTATTGTCGATATCAGGCGCCCATCTTTGTTTTTCCAATTCCTCGATTTCTTTATCATAACCAGCAGCAAGGGCAATCGTCCGAGCCAGCGCCTGAATATAGGACTTGCTCACATCCAAATTAGCAGGGATGCCAACCGTCGTAAATCCTGACCGACACCATTTGTTTTCAGTCAGGTCTTTGAGTGCCGTCTTGACAAGATTTGGAAGTCTCAAATCATCAAAAAGAAAATCTAGAAATTCATCGCGGCTCAGAGTGAATTGAAATTCGTCCAATCCATCTTCACCATCTGGGCTTCCTGGACCTCTGGTTGAATCTTGTTCTGATGGCTTGCGAATTTTATCTTTACGTTGATAGTGTTTGTTTCCAGTCACCACATAATCATGAAAACCATCTTTCGATGATTGTCTAAACGTAGGTTCAGAAATTCCTTTTTTAGGTATGGAGACATTTCCACCACCAGCATCCGTGATCGATCTACCAGGATTGCCACCAATAGTTTTCTTCAAGGCTTTTTTAATCGCTTCCCTGGTACGATCAAGGAACTTTTTGCGATTAATTAAGTGTTTGGACTCTTTGCCCTGAGGTCTTCGATCTAAAATGATCGTGGACATGTTTAATTGCTCTTTTTCTTTTTAGCCCAAGTTAGAGTCATAGGAATAAAAAATTAATTAGATTTCCTGACGCGGAGATACCAATCAACAACGATACGGGTCTGTCTTTCTGAATATCCACGGGCCTTCATTCGTGATACGAATTCACTATGTTTCTTTTCGTGTTCCGCAGATGATTTTTTATCAAACGAAATCACTGGCAAAATTTCATCCGTTGCCGCGAACATTTTCTTTTCGATGACTTCGCGAAGCTTTTCATAGCTGGTCCAATGTGGATTTTGTCCATTATGAGTTCCACGATATCGCAAAGCGAATTTGACAATTTCATTTCGGAAATCTTTTTCGTTTACGATACCAGAAGGTTCTTCGATTTTTTCAAGTTCGCGATTGAGTGTTTCATTGTCGTACATTTCACCGGTATCTGAGTCTCGATAATCACGATCCTCGACCCAATGATCGGCATAATCAATATATTTGTCGAATAGATTTTGTCCATATTCTGAATATGATTCCAGATAAGCAATCTGAATTTCCTTGCCGATGTATTCAGAATATTTGTCATGCAACCACTGGCGATATTCCAACAGAATTGCTTCATCCTCTTCGGAAAATTGTTCCTGGATAATAGAGTCTTCCAATATTCTTAGTAGATGAACAGGATTGGCTCCCACTTCCATTGGGTCATAATTGAACACCTTGGAAAGAATTTTGTAACTCCAACGAGTAGACAATCCTTCCATGCCTTCATTGACGCCAGCATCGTCGCGATATTCCTGGATTGGTTTGATGTTTTGATCTTTATCTTTCAGATTTTCGCCGTCATAGATTTTCATCTTGGAAAACACATTGCTATTGGCAGGAACTTGTAGGCGAGAAAGAACAGCCAATTGCGCCAACATTTCTAGCGTCTTTGGTGTGCAAGGAGCCTGATCCAAACTGGAATCTTTCAGCAATTTATTGTAAATGAAAATTTCATCGCTGACTCGGAGACAATAAGGAACCTTGACCATATAAACACGATCCAGGAAGGCTTCATTGTTGCGATTGTTTTTGAAAGACTGCCATTCTGATTCATTCGAGTGACTTAGAATAATTCCTTGGAATGGAATACCAGAAATTGCTTCGGTGCCGTTGAAATTTCCTTCCTGTGTCGCCGTCAACAGAGGATGAAGAATTTTGATTGGTGCCTTGAACATTTCAACGAATTCAAGAAGCCCCTGATTGGCTCGGCATAGTCCACCAGAATAACGATAACAATCTGGATCGTCCTGGGCAAATTTTCCTAGACCTCGAATATCGACCTTGCCAACGAGACTTGAAATGTCCTGATTGTTTTCGTCGCCTGGTTCGACTTTGGCGATGGCGACTTGCTTTAGGCGATTAGGATACATTTTAACAACAGAGAATTGACTTAGATCGCCTTTGGCGTCCTTAGTCAATCGCTTGACGGCCCATGGGCTCAAACGCCCTAGAATATAACGACCTGGAATATTGTAATCCTGTTCTAATCGAGTCCGCCAAACAGTAGGATCAAAAAGCCCTAAAGGAGATTCGAAAACTGGAGAAAGTTCATCGCCATATTTCAAAACATAAATTGGTTCACGTTCCATCAATTCTTTTAGCCGTTCAGCCAAACTTGATTTGGCACTTCCTACAGGCCCCAACAGATACAAAATCTGTTTACGTTCTTCCAGTCCTTGGGCGGCATGTTTGAAAAAGCCAACAATATTTGCAATGACTGATTCCATGCCATAGAAATCAGAGAAAACAGGATATGTTTTGATGGTTCGATTTAGGAAAATCCGACGCAATCTTTCGTCCTTGCTCGTATCTACCAGCACAGGCTCTCCGATTGCTTTGAGCATTCTTTCGGCAGCACTAGCATACGCCGAAGAATCTGTTTTGCATAATTCAAGATAGTCTGTCAAGCTTAGTTCATTTTCGGTTTTAACTTCAAAAGCATTCTTAAAATCAGCTAACAGATTTTTTTCCATTTTATTCCTTTGACAACAGGATATTGCAGTTTCAGATTATTTATGCAAAATAAAACGTGGTCCATGTAAAAACATGGTCCCACGTTTCAGAAATTGTAGCCAGAAATTAAGCGCGGCGCTTGGTGCTAGCCAGCTTGTATACGGCTACCTTACGGCCGGTTGTTGAATTGACGCGCCAATCGGTAGTGATTGGGTGGCCATCCTGGCGAAGTTCATCAATGCGAGCGGTAATATTGTGCCCGCCTGTTCGGCTTCGTGCCTGAGCAACCGAAAACGAGTTTTTCTTTTCTAGCGTAGTTAGAAGCTTGGACTTGATTGAAGTTTTCTTGGACATATGTTTTCCTTTCAGTTAGTGGTGGAGATAAAAATAACCAGTGGAATGTTTCCACTGGCTGCATTCAATGTAAAATTATAGGATAAAAAGGGGGACCTGTCAACACTTAAAAGGTGTCCGGCCCCCTAGTTTACCCCAAATGATCCGAGAGAGTTAGGACCTATTTGAGGCTAGTTTATTCCTCCATGATGGCATCAAGCAACTTGGGATTCAATCCAATTACCAAAAGCATCTTTTTCATTGTCAGGATTTTCTTGGTGGCTCGTTCAACTATATCATGGTCGGCCATGCCGGCATGATTGCCTTCAGGATCGAGTACCTCGGCCAATATCTGCATTGGAAAATCCATTGCGTTTCGATATTCATCATTTGTCAATTTTGTCATTTTCGTTTTCCTAGAAGGCCAAAGGATCGTCAGTGGTCTTATTCACTCCCGAAGTCTTTGGCGCGGCTGCCGGGGCCGTGACCTTGGCATCAATCCGAGTGTAGAACTTGATGAAACTGTCCCGGCTTTCCGTATCAAACCGCGCCAGGCAGAGCGTCAAAGCCTTCATCCGATCCAGACCAAAGATTGAGTAAGCCTTGCAGATATCCACGAGACGCCGGGTCGAAATCAGTTCCGAAACACCGCCGTCCTTATACGTCTTACGAACAAGGTCGGCCCATTCCGTCAGGATGTTTACAAATTCCTCACCCTGGTCGTCCCAAGTCCCTTCCTTTTTCAGAACATGGGTCAGAATCTGGGTTTCGATTTTCGGCGTGGGATAATCCTGTTCCATCGTGATAGAGAACCGATCAAGAAACGCCTCATTCATGATGTTGGTCCCGATGAAACGCCCATTATCGTTTCCCCGCCCCTTGGTGTTCGCCGTAGCGACCACCGTAAACCCGGGCTGGGGATGAACGATTTTATTGATCTTCTTAATAAAGATCGGCCGCCCTTCAAGAACCGGCTGGAGACACATCAGCTTGGACGACCCAAGGTCGACCTCGTCCAGCAGAAGAACCGCGCCGCGTTCCATTGCGACCACGACTGGCCCGTTGTGCCAGACAGTCTTGCCGTCTTGCAAACGAAAACCGCCGATCAAATCATCTTCATCCGTTTCGGCGATCACGTTGACCCGGATCATTTCACGATCCATATTCGCGCAAGCCTGCTCCGGGATCATCGTTTTCCCGTTACCAGTCTCACCCGTCAGATAGATCGGATAGAACCGCTTCGAAGCAATGATGCCGGCGATATCCTTGTAATTCCCGAACGGGACATAGCCCTGGAACTTTTCGGGGACAAGTGAAACATGATGCACCATCGTCCCAGTACCACCATCGTCGGCCAGATTATCAGCGGCCGTATTTGCCGACTCAGTCGGCCCGGCAACAGCAACAGTCTGAATCATTGCCGGCGCTGGCATGATTGACTTACTGCGCCGTGCTCCCTTACCAGAAGCAAGCGGAGGAGTCTGCCGCGCGAAAGAATAAACGCCGCGACTGACCTTATGAGCATCGCCAGCAATCAGCCACCACGGAACAGGCAGCTTGTGTTTGGCGACTGTTTCGAAAACCTGAGGACGACTCAATTGAGTGACCTCCGGACCATGATCTACTTTCGCGGCGTCAATAAACGCCTTGCGTTCCTCGGGACTAGCAGCCATTTCTATTTCCTCTCTCGTTTGCCATTTGTAACAATTTCAAAAAAAGTATCTCACAAAACCAGACGATATCCAACAACTATTTTACAGTTTTACACGTTTAGTTCGGCCACCATTCAAATCAAACTGCCATATCTTGAATTTGCAATAAGGATAAAGGGGCTGTTTGACTTTGATATGTTGCTTGGCTGCCTTGAGTGAAGTGAAAAGTTCAAAACGAAGATTTCTCTCTCGCCTTCGGCATCCATCATGTCTACAGCATACTTGTCGAACATGGAAAACTCCTTTCATATTACAAAATCATTATATCATAGAAATCAATGACATGCCATTATATTTTATGACTATTTTCGATGATAAATTGTAATTTTGTTACTGAGCGGTTTTCCGGGCTCTAGGGCGGCTTTGACACATATGGACTTATGATTGCCTATAAAACAATGTCTAGACCGCCCCACGACCCTCTAATGAGACTGGATTTTCCTGGCTCTATTAGACGGTCACTGGGTGGTTTTGATAGCGCGGCATAGGGCTTCACACATACCCCTCTGCCATCGTTGCCGTAGCGCCTTCTAATGAGCCCGCATTTTAATTGCCAAAAATCTTAAAACAACGCAATCATATTTCTACCCATTGTGTTACACTACATTTGCGTTTTGAGAAACAGGAGAAAATCATGGCTAAGGTATTTGTGCTTCCTGCCGATGCAAAGACCCGTCCGGCATCTATTGCCCAGCGTGTCTTTCTGGCGAGGCTTGAACACAAGGTCAACACTGGTGAGGAAATGACCATGTATCAGGCTGCGGAACGTATTGCTGCCGCGAAGGGCGAACCTGTCGCCCAGATGAAGGCAGCGTAAAATGCGCCGGAAGATGAGTCGTTGGAAGAGATTCAAGAAATGGTTCTTCCGAGTGGAAGAAAAATATGGTCCTTGGGGCGGAATGCCCTGGTAGAGTCGCCCTGCGGCTCGGGCATAGAGCCGTGTTTTACTTGGGGAAGAATTGCTGCGGTTTGCGTGTTTTGGGTTTTCCCATTCCCATGACAGTTATGCAAAATCAGCGCGACTCTTCCTCCTTTTTTGTGAGATAATGCCCCTATGAACAATTCATTCAATCAATCTCAGGACATGCTCGCCAAACTGATGGCGAGTGAAAATTTAATCGTATCCCGTAAGGCTGGGGTCGCAACAGCGTCCTTCACGCCCAAAACTCGGACACTGGTTCTGCCAATGTGGAATCATCTGAGTGAATCGGTCGAGGATGCTTTGATCGGTCACGAAATCGGTCATGCTCTTTATACTCCGGCGACGGAAGATGATTTGGCTCATGCCAAAAGGATCGATCCGAAACAATTGAAAGCGGCTCATTCGTTTGTGAATGTGACGGAAGATGCTCGTATCGAAAAACTGGTCAAGCGTAAGTATCCAGGGATGCGGCGCATTTTCAATGAGGGTTATGCCGAATTGGAATCGAAAAACTTCTTCGGTACTAAGGAGAAGTTTGTCGAGGACATGCGGCTAATCGACCGCATCAATCTTCACTTCAAATTAGGGGCTTCATACGGTATTCCTTTCTTCAACAAGGAAGAAAAGAAGCTGGTCGATTTGGTCGCGGCTTCTGAAACGTTTGACCAGGCCATCGAGGCAGCCAAGGCCGTCTGGGTCTATATGAACGAACAGAATCAGGAGGAAGAAGAAAATTCTCCTGGTGGCGAAGGTGAGGGCGGTCAGCCCGGCGATGAGGAAAAAGAAAGCGACAAATCTGGTAAGAGCCAGAAGAAATCTTCCTCGCCCGATAAGGACGGGAAAGAGAAAAAAGAAAAGGGATCGGCGCCGTCGGATGGCGAAGGCGAAAACAAAGATGAGGATGGCGAAGGCGAAAGTGCCGGGGCCGACGGCGACGGCGAGGATGAAAGCGATGATAAATCGTCGGGCGGTCAGGACGATGGCGACGGCGAGGATGAAGGCAAAAACAATAATCCATCTGGCGATCAAAACGAAAGTGGTGGTAATAAAAAAGGCAAGGGTTCGGCGCCAGCAATGGCCGAGGCCGAGACTGACAAAGCTTCGAAGGAAGCCTTTGAAAAATTGGTCAATAACAAAGCTACTGACCCCATTTATATCAATCTGCAAAAGAAGGTCGATCTAAAGAATTATGTTCAGCCTTGGGAGAAACTTTACAAGGCGTTGGATAATTACTGGGTCAAGCTGGATGTGCGCGACCAAGAAGTTAGAAACAATCAATTCAAAAACTTCCGGGCTTCGGCACTCAAAGTAGTGTCGCATATGGCCAAGGAATTTGAAGCCAAGAAAGCGGCTCGGTCGTATGCTCGGACTCAAATCTCAAAAACGGGTGTGATTAACACGAATAAGTTGTTTGCCGCGACCTACTCCGAAGATATTTTCAAGCGGGTAGCGGTCGTGCCGCATGGCAAGAATCATGCTCTGGTCATGTATGTGGATTGGTCGTCGTCCATGGCAGGCAATTTGCAAGAAACCTTGCAGCAATTGATGAACCTGATTTATTTCTGCCGTAAGATCAACATTCATTTCGAGGTCTATGCCTTTCAGGATGGATCAATGATCTATCAGAATGGATATAATGGCGAAAACCAGAACGAAGGAATGGCCGCTGGACAAGGATTGACCTTGCTCAATCTGTTTTCCTCGAAAATGAATAATCAACAGTTGGATCATATGGCGACCATGATGCTTTATGCTCGGGCCACGGCAAATCAGCCGGGAGAAGATCGGGTAAGTATTGGCATGGGCGGGACGCCTTTAATCAAGGCGCTGGCTCTGATGCCGTGTGTTATCGAGGAACTTCAAAAGAGAACTCGGGCGGAAATCGTTCATGGAATTGTCCTGACGGACGGCGATGATACCCATGGAATGAATTATTGGTCCAAAGGAAGTTATGGTGGCAAGTTTAGTCAGCGGAGTAACGCCTACATTCTGCGCGATCCAGTGACCCGGCACGAAATTGATGTGGATAAGGCTGGCGGTCACTTAAAGGCTTTGATCCAGTTAATTCGGAAGCGGTGCAACGTCACCATGACTGGGTTCTTTCTCATGGATAATCCTACTGGCTGGTACATCGCCAACAAGGCCGGACTCGATAGGGGCGATCATACCGTGGTCGCAAAAATCAAACATGAAATGAAAGAGGAAGGTGTTTTCGCCGGGATCAATTCTGGATACGATGAATACTACTTCATTGATGCAACGCGGATGCGGGTTTCGGATACCAATATCATTGACACGATTACGGTCCATGATACCAAGGCTGCCATGAAGAAAAAGTTCCAAAAGCATTTCGAAAATCTGAAAATCAATCGGCAGATCATGACGCGGTTCATTCATCGGATCGCAAAGCATATGGAGTAAAGGAAATGTCAACTGATTACAAATCAAGTCACGGTTTCATGAATGTTAAATGGTCCTCTGTTAAAGAATATGCAGGACTAATGAAACAATTCCAAACGATGAAATGTAAAGAAGTTGATTCAATAGAAATTAAACGTCAAGGAGAAGACAGTGTTGAAATTTCCGTCACAAAAAATAATGAAATCCAATATGTTTTGATTCAAATGGAAGATGAAAAGCTAACCTTGCGAACTGAGGCATTGCAATAAAGGAGTAAAGGAAAAATGGACGAGAATTTTGAAAAGGTAATGGACTTTATTTTCAAGCTTCGAGACAAACGCCTAAAGCAAATGAATCAGACAGACAGTAAGTCCACTGAAATGTGGGCCGCCACCAGCGTATGCACGTTGGACGATGTTTATGGATATATGGTTGCTCTAAAGGCAAAAAACGAAGGACGCGGTGATAGTTGGACCGATCATATTCTAGAGGCGGGGATTCTTCAACAATGAAACAGTTTCTAGTTGATTTTATTGTATGGGCCTGGCCCGTCATGCCTCGGCGCTTTCGCCTGTGGGCTTTCCTAAATGATGATATGGACGAATTGAAGGACTAAGGTTTGTAGAACACAAACACTGGCTCATATTTTCGATACAATCCATTCACGCGACAAATATTTTTCGTTGTCGCCTTAATATCCCCATTTTCATCGGTCACTAATCTATTCCCTCCCGGCATTTGGCTCATAGCCATTTTCTCCACGCCGCGATATTCCATGCCTAGATCGGTAAGTATATTGATAGAGTCCTGTTCGAGTGGCAGGCGCTCCCCGGAGAAAACCACATCTGCAATATTCCACAAGAGATATCTATCGTTCCGGAGCCAATGGAATGCCGTCCAGAGTGTAGGTTCCAAAAAGCCTTTTTTCCAGGCATCATATTGTCCAAATTTTTTATAGGATTGTCCTTCATCTTCTGAATAAGCCTCCTTCGAAAAATATGGTGGGCTAGTGAACACCATATCCACTTTCCCTTTCCACTTCTGGAAGTTTTTGTCCTGAGCAATTTCCTCAGACCCTAACTGATAAATTTCATAGGAATTCAGATGGGGAAAAAGTGACGAGCCCTTATTAGTTTTATCATTAAAAAAATCAGCCAATTCGTGATATTTCGTCCGGCCGCCCACAGTATCATGATCCCGATTAGGATCAGTACCGATATAATGAATGTTCCGATCATCGATAGAAAGAGCGCCAAGAAGACGGCCACCCCAACCAGCAGAAGGGTCATATAAAACCACTGTCTCATTGTTTTTGCAATGCTCCGTATATTTTCCATAGAGATATTTAGCCGTTAGTGGAGGGAAGTTAGTCGCATACTGACAATACGACACGCGAAACGCCTTCAGACCAATTGGGAAAAGTTTTTGGCCGTGTTTGAAGACTCGGATATTGTATGTCTTATGTTTGCTGCCCGCCACATTAGTCAGAGCCTTGGCTGGAATAATATTCTGTAAAACAAACAAATCAGCCTCATTCAAAAAGAAATTTTTTCGATCTTTGAGTTCCTGATTATATCCTGTGTATGTTGCTGCCTCTTCCTTGGGCGCAATCCAATAGTCCCATTCTCCATGGGCACGATATTTTTTCTCGAATGTTTGAATCCAATCCTGGGCGTCCCTGGTGCAAGGAAGAAATTCGACACTTTCTTTATCCATAACCTTAGCAGGATTTGAATAGGCATAAAAAGAATCTCGCTTAAAATGCCGCGATGCATAGGTTACGAAGGTGTCTAGGAGGATTGGGTCGGCAAAGTAATCATAGATAGATCGCCCGGCATCAGGGTCTTTCGTGTAGTTAATACGAGTTTTCATCATGGTTGGAAAGAAACCATTGATTACGCCCGACATTTCAGACTGTGTGTTGTGAATGATATCGTTGTTGCCAGTCAGTTCATCCTTGACCACGAATTCATTGACTGGATAACCAATCATATGGTTCATAAGATCGATCATGGTTTCTTCGGACTTGCCTACAACAGGTGGCGTGCCCAACTTGTCCCAGGCATACACGACCACTTCCCGCAGTTCGACACACCACTGGCGAAATTCGTCTTTGGACATCCATAGGACCTGTTCAAAGGTCTTGTTGACCTCGTGATTTAACAGATAGGTATTTTTCTCATAGAAAAATTTATTCGCCATCAAGGGTTCCATATTCTCTTTCTAATCGTTCTAATGAATCTTGAAGTTTAGCATAGGCCTTTGGTGCTGTCAAATCCATTTTGGAAAGACCTGTACCAACACCATCAGTAGGAATAATAACGGTCTGTCCAAGTTTTAAATGTAATTCAATTTGTTTAATGGGAAATATTATTTGATCCCAAAATTTATCAATTTGTGAATCCATAAAAAATGATTCGACAGTTCTTTCAGGTTTCCATTTGGTTGGAATTCCTATGGCATTTGGCTCGCCGCGCATTTCTTTTGCCTGACCACCCAGACCTCGACGCTGCATATTATCTCCAAACACATAAATTGTTTTGGGATTATCCTGTAGATTTTTTCTTGTAATCCATTTTTGATGTTTGATTGGCATTTAAGCACCTACATTCCAAAATAACGCACCACTTGATGCATACGCCTTTACAAAACTCCAAGCCTTGGCATCATACGTAGGTGCCGAAGGAAACGGAGGAATATCATCGCCTTTCACAGGGCGATCAAATTTATATGGCGACACCCAAAGCTTGGCTCGTCCAATCTGTTCCGGTTTCATCTTATGCCCAACCTGCACCACGTTGAAATTTGCGTTAGGCCAGGCCAATTGCAGACCACGAGAAAGAGTTCCACTTGATCCTACTGTCCAAACCTCTTTGGGTTTGATATCGATTGCCTGCGCGACCTTCACAATGGCTTGTAGAATAACAGGGTGTTCCAACCCAAGCGGAAGTACCATTCGTCTAGTAGGCTCCACGATGGCATATTCTCTGGCGCGGGCCTGAGTCACATTCAACATACCATCAGGAACCCAATGATATTCAGCACCCAAAGCAATTCCTTTTTTCTGATAATCCGTATAATTTTCTGGGTCTCGTTTCGCCATGAAAAGAATAGTTCGTTTTCCATATTTCGAACAGGCTGCCGGCAAAGATATTTGGGCATATCCTGTTGCTGGACACGACCCAAAGACCCATTTATCAATTTTTGGATAGGCATTAATCAGCGCATCAAGGAAACGAATCTTTGATCCGTATCCAAGTTTATCGTCACGCACTACGTTGATATAACGATCATGATCAATCGCAGTGGGTTCCACGTAAGGTTTAGGATATGGATCGTTCCACTTACTTATGTCGAATTGCATCTTCAATATCCTCTAGGCGTCGGTGAATTTTTTCAGTTTCCATAAGTAATCTGACCAACATATGGGGAGTTCCCATCAAATCCTGTTCGGCCAGTTTATTAAACTGTCTCAGAGTAAGTTTTAATTCTTCACTCGGCATTTTCCATCCTTTGTATTAATTCAGGAGTCAACACAATGTCCACGACCAAATGAATACGATCCTCGGTTCCATTATTGATAGCGCGATGTGGCTTGCGAATATCCAGATACCAACATTCGCCTTCTTTCATATTGACAGTGGTTGCCTTGCCATCAAAATCCCAGGACGTAAATTCAACACCAGGATTCGTCACAAGAGGGAAATGAAAACGCGCAAGTTTTCCAGGTGTCGCACCAAGATCAGGATCAACTTGATCGGTATGTCTTTCAAGTTCTCCGCCACCAGGCTTTAGTTTCATTAAGCGAATGCGATGCACGTTGGTATAATCATCCTGTCCCAAAGATTTGAGAATAGGTTTTACGTGTTCCTCAAAGAAAGGCATGATGTAAGTATTTTGGATGAAGAATTTTTCGTTCTTATGTTTCTCTTGCCACTTGGCATTCATTTCAATTGGTTTTTCAATGAAATTATAATCATTCTTATATCCACGAAGTGCCAGGGCACTCCAGGACCGTTCCTTGTTGTAATTGGAATAATGATCGGTGTAACTAATATCGAATCTGCGGCCATCAGGAAGTTGATTGGTAATATGTAATCCAAAATCTTTAATTGCCTTCCAATTGGCGGCACGAAACAAAACTCGTTTGACTCCAGTTTTTTCTAGTGGACTCAAAACAGGATGTTTACGGGGTTCCCAGGTTCCAGGCAAAGCGTAGATAGACGCCGGCATAGAATCTTCGCGGAAATAAATTCCCATGATCGATCCATAGGTGTCTATTTTCCCGCCAATATATTTGTAACCAATGGACAACAACATTTCATGTTTGGCTTGATCTTCACGCCAAGAATAAACCCAGGACGTTCCATAGGTAATCATAAACCAATTTTTGAACATTGCATTTGAACAGGCGATGTGAGAATACACATTGTCGCCAGGCTCTTTATGGCCGATCACAACATCATCATAGGCAACGATATTGCCTTTAACCTTGACTCTTTTGACGCGCCAGATGGGTGTGTCTATACAACCTGTTTCATTAGAAAGTTTCAAATCCCCTTTTGATAAATCTTCGGCTATGCGATTTTTCTTATATTCAGCAAAGGGATTGCCACAGGCATACTTGTTATATTCGGCATAATGAGCCTCGATGGATTTTAGATAATCCAGGTCATATCCATGTTGCCATGGTTTAGTTTGTGCTGATAATGGTCCTGTCATGTCGTCTTTATTGTAAGAGTTGATTTCTTATCGGCGGCTTCTAGTTTTTTCATAGCCTTCACTTTTCGCATGATTTTCTTCATGGTCTTGCGACGTTTTTCTTGTTTGATTTTCAGACTCAATGCCGGCACTCTTTCGGTAAACAAAATGCCATTGCAATGATCAACCTCATGTTGAATCAAACGAGCCGTCAGGCCCGAGAAACGTCCTTTCAGCCATACGCCTTTTTCATTCTGCCAAATAGCATCTATCTCTTTGGCGCGTTGCACGTTTAAAAACAACATAGGATAACTCAAACATCCCTCACTGTCAAGGAGTTTTTCTTCGCTGGAAACAACAATTTCTGGATTGAAAAATGCCTGGTGCTGTTCATCGGTGCCGACAACAAAAACTTTGACAGGAACTCCTACCTGGATTGCCGAAAGACCCAATCCCTTATAGTGTCGCATAGTCTGATAGAGCCGATGCACCAATTCTCCTGGATGCATCTGAGGATTATTGAAATTGAAGTCCTCTGGTACAGTTCTCAAAATTGGATTGTTTTCATCGACTAAATTGAAAAGCGTCAGCGTCTTGGTTTGATCCTGTGATCCGGTATCTATGCGGAGAAATTCTTCACTCATTTTTTTAAGTTCCTTTAACCCATTCAGAATATGTCGTGGCATTACCTGCTAAAATTTCCTTATCAAATTCTTCTTGTAAAATTTCGTAGAGCGTTTTTTCCAAATCTAACACTGATTCTGAAATCTCACCCAACCAAAAATAATATGGCCACATTTTTACACCTTTGTCATTTGAGAAAATTCATTTTTCGTTTCGAATTTAATAGCCGATCTAAATTTATCAAACAGAATATCCGTATGATGACTGATGATGAAAATATTCACTTCTTCACCAAATTTTTGAATGATTTTCAAAAGCGCATCCGTGCCTTCCGGGTCCAGAGATGAATCAAAAACTTCATCCATAATCAATAGATTCGTTGACACTGAATTTTTCAATTTGGCAATTGCTCGCCATGTGAACAAAAGAGCCAGATCAATGCGTTGTTTCTGTCCTTCTGAAAAACTTTCGTAAGTAAAATCGTCGCGGTGGCGACTCTTGATTTTTTCATTGAAATTTTCATCCAGCGTGAAATTAGCATAGAAATCCATGTCATCCAGATATTTGTTGACCAACTTATTGATCACTGGAATATATTGCTTGATGATTTTTGTCTTCGGCCCATCATCCGACAAAAGATCAACCATGGCCTCATGATAGGAACGCTCATATATCATTTCAGTTCTATCAGCATCCAAGGCAGTTAAATCCTTGATGGCATCATCTAATTGAGTTTGATAATCCTGGCCAGTGACAGGAGAGGCCCCTTTTAGGACACTGTTTTCATCTTGGAGTTTTTTGATATATTTTTCAATGGAATTGATTTGTTCATCAATCTTAGCCACTGATTTTTCATATTGAAGAATTTCACTCAAAACCTTGGCAATTTCAGATCGGCGTTGTGTAAATTTGCCTAGATCGCTTTTAAGTTTGTCTCGACCTACTTCATATTTGTTCAACTTAATTTTTAAATCTTGGGTTGATTCCATTTTCTTGATGGGTGGAATTTCCTGTAAACAAGTCGGGCAGTTATCATTGTCTCGATAAAATTTCAATTGTTCTTTGTAAGTTTCAATGTTGTGGTCAAATTTTCCACGATACCCTAACATGGCCTCAATTTTGTCGCTGTTTTCTTTTTGATCCAATATCGAATCTTTTAGAATTTTTATGTTATCAAGTTTGATTTGGCGATTATCAGCCAGGGCAGCGGCTTCGATATCGTGCTTATCAATTTCTTCCTGGTTCTTATCGATCTTGGATTGATTGGAGATTTTCATATCCGCCAAATGCTGTTTCAGTAGACGAATTTTTTCATCCAAGAAACTCTTGGCCTTGCTATTATTTTCCAGAAGTTCTTTCAGAGCAATCAACTTCTGTTTGACCAACAAATTCATTGGCGCAAAAATTTGAATGTCCAAAATATCTTCAATGATGCCACGGCGTGCGCCAGTCGTCAATCTCATAAATGCCGAGGCGCCTTTGGCCGAACCAAGAATGACAATTTGATCGAAAGTCTTCTTCGACATTTTCAAGATAGACTTTTCCAGGTAATCTTGATAATCGCCTATCTTTGCATCTTGTTTGACAAGCACCCCGTTTTTCCAAATCTCAAAAACAGCAGGCTTCAATCCTCGAATGATTTTGTATTTGTTAGTGCCAATGGAAAATTCCAACTCAACCACTAGTTCTTTTTGGTTGATCGAATTGATTAGCTGTGGCAGATTGATATTACGGAAAGGCTTCTTCCATAGAGCAAAATCAATGGCGTCTAAAATTTGTGATTTGCCATGCCCATTCTTTCCAACAATCAGAGTCGTGGAACTCTTATCCAAAACAATTTCAGTAAATGAATTGCCTGTGTTTAGGAGATTTTTCCACCGTACCACATGAAATTTTATCATTATGCCGACTCCAATGCCAAGGCATCCGAATGAATTTTACGCATCAGAGATTTTAGTTTCTGTGGGTCTAATTCCGTCGGACAAGTTGCGTCAATGGTTTCTTCCAATATTGTAACAATGTCTGATGATTTTTCGATCCCTTCTGTGGTGACTGAACCAGATGAATTTGAAGAAGGAGAATTATCAATATATTTTTCAACGATTGAAACATCGGCAACTCCAGCCTTGTATAGTGAATCTAAAAACACATCAAACCAATCGGGATGTTCCTTTTCGACAACCACAATTTTTACGTAACAATTTTTAGTATAAGAAAAATCCAACTTATTCAAATTTTCCAATGTCTCTTTTCTGTCGTCATATACAATTTTGTGGAACATTCGATAGGGATTTTTGATGAACTGTAAATCCAATGTGTCGGTATCCAATACATGAAAGCCACGTGGATCATTCCAATCAGCCCAAGTAATCTCATAGGGATTTCCTAGATATGTGACAAGGCCATCCGTGGATCGATGATGAAAATGTCCACTTAGTACCATATCGAATTTATCAAACCATTTTCTTGGAGTAATTCCAGTGTGACAAAAATTTCCTTTGTCCATTTCGAAACCAGCTATTTCCAAATGTCCCATTACCAATCGCGCATCAGTTTCACGCAATAGCTTTTCAGTTTCTCCAATGTTTGTAGGATTAACCCAAGGCAGCAAGATTGTTTTACGCCCATCCAGGTCTATCTCAACCGGGTCTGGATAAATTTTAACATTGGAATATTCAACGAAAATATCCTCAATGGCATTAGGCGTATTGAATGTTTTCAAAGGACAGTCATGATTGCCTGGAATGTAGATACAATCCACTTCCATTTGTTTAAGTGGATTGCCAAATCTCTTGTGAATGGTATCCAAAATCTGGAGATTTATGAATTTGCGATGCTCGACAAAATCACCAAGGCAAGCCATTTGCTTTATGTTGTGATCCTTTAAGTAGGGAAAAAACACATTCTCATAAAACTTGAAAAAGAATTCATTGAAAATTGGCGAAGCCTGGCGCGCTCCAAAATGAAGATCGGTTATAATTGGAAGAAGCATTATTTCGCATCCATGAGATATTTAATACCAGATTTCAATAGCATTACACTATCCTTAAACATACCCAATGCCACATTACAATTATTGCAAAGAAATCCTCGAACCTTATTTGTGACGTGATCGTGATCGATGACCAAATCACTATCGGTTTTGCATATGGCACATAGATTATTTTGCCCCGTCAATATTTCTGCATAGGTATCAGGCGTCAATCCGTATCTGTATTTGATTTTATTCGTCCAATTTCTTTCCTTGATACAAGAAAAACATTTTCTAGTTTTTATGTCTCGTTTTGTTAATCCACAATGACCACATGGGAGTCCATGGTAATATTTGGCGCCGCGGTTCTGCGCTTTTTGTAAATTACTTAATCTCTTTCGCATTTAACGAGAAGTGCCCTATTACACTCAATACACGATATTCCACAAAAAATCATGTGAAATTTCAATGTCCTATCGACGGCTTTTTCGTTTTTCTTCTTTTCGTTGCGCTATTCTATATCCTGATGTAGAAGGTCCCTTATGATCCACTTTATCGTTGAACTCTCTTAGGTACTGATTTTGCGCCTTACCGATTTCATTCATGATATCAGTCAATTGGGAATCGTAATTGTCACGCTGTTCAAACGGAATAGATTTGTCACGCAACTTTTCGATTAGATACATAATCTGGGTAGGCAGAAGAATATGCTTAGTCATTGTTTTTACTCCTTGTCTTATTATAGCGGACGCAACTAAAAATGTCTATCGCTTTTTCTTGTCCTTCTTTTTGGCTGCCTTTAACTTAATCACCGCAGCCTCTAATTTTTTGGCCTTGCGTGCCTCTTCGTTTTTCTCATATACCGAAATGAATTCGGATATGTTGTCGTACACTTGTTTTGGTTTCATTCCATAATCTGCTATGGTAGAATCATTTTCTAATCCAGATATATCATCCATGACGCCAGAATTGATTGCTGACTTATATTTCACATACATCTGTTTCTTTTCGCGCATGACACGCCGAATTGCGGCATAGTAAATGATCTGGGTGAAATAGGCAAAAGCATCGCCCTTCTTTGGATTGTAGTTGTGCCAATACATCAGACAATTTTCGACTCCATCATGCACCATGTCCTGTTTATATTCAGGTGTATAGTCATAAAAATTAGGAGCCTTCATTAGGCCCCATCCAATCTTGGTCCATACTTGACAAAGATAATTTGGTATTGGAGGAACAGGCAACTTTTCTCGTTTAGCCTTTCGACATGCCTTCTGATAATCGATCAGAGTTTTTTCTAATACTGCCTTGTCTACATAATCTTCCTTTTTGCTTTTTCTCGGTGTCTTTGGTTTTTTTGGTGTAAAATTAACTTCCATCTTTTTTGATTGACAACTCCGGGTTTTAGGATATAATAAAGGACCCCTTTAGACCTCCGTTATATTCCCCTGTAGGGTTTCTTAGTTCTTAGGCTTATCTTTGAGAGATTCGAAATGAGCATTGAAGTCTTCAAGAGAAACAACATTATTAGAAGCCTTGATTTCAACAATCTTTCCTTTCTCAGCATGAAGGGCCTTTTCTCTCACAAAATCCTCTTTCAGCTTATTAAATTCCTCTGATGTTGAATAATAGGCATTAGTCAATTCCTTAGAAGCCTTCTGCCATCCAAGAATGTGTGTTCCGTTGACTGGAAAATATTCACCATCATCAACTAAAACATCAAATCTCCACCTAGTCAGAACAGGAACAATCCTGTCATCCGAAGTCATTACATAATTGATCTTCATTGGATTCTTGAACCAATAAAATTCTCCACTCTGTGGACAGTCTGTAGGATCAATTTCTGAGGTCTGGTTTGCGAAAATAGACTTTTCTACCTTGCTCACATTACAAATGACATCATCATGTGTAATCAATCTAGTGAAAAAAAGAGTTTCGTGAACTGGTTCTTGTGGAACTTGTTGTTCTGGTAGCGAAGCAATAACTTCGGTTACCTTCTTATTCAATTCCTCTCGGGTCATGAAAGGAATCACATTATCATCAACTAAATCGTCTGTTACTGGCAGATTATCATCAAACATTGTTTCCTCCTTGGGCAAATTGTCTACAAATAGTCGAGCCATAATAAAAACACACTCCATCAGGACAGTCACATGGCATCATAAATGGCTCCCCTTTAAATCGACGTTGTAAATTTTGTAAGGAAACTGTTCGCCATCATATATATCCACCCGTTCCAAGAAATGAGAGAGTGTATGATTAGGCGTACCAGGATTTCCTTGTTTATCATTAATTCTTAGATCATCGGTAATATCGTAAATTTTAAGTGTCTTGTCGTCTCCGAAAAGTCTAAGGCCACGGCCGATGGCCTGTCTCATTCTAATTCGACTTTTAAAGGCTGTGGCGAAAATGATATTGTGTAGATTCTTGATGTTGATGCCCGTCGCAAATGTTCCATAGGATGCCAGGACTACACCATTTTCATCCTTTTCAATTTCGCCACGATATTTATTTCTTAGATCGGTATCAATGTCTCCATCCACATAATACAATGTACGCCAAGGTTCAAGTTTTTCTTTGAACATTTCTTCCAAAATACGTCCCTGTTTCTCCTTCAGATGAAAAAGAATCAAGGTGTTTTCTTTCATTGACAACCCAAGGTTGACAATGAAATTATTTCGAGCCTGACTGCCTACAAGAAATTTGATTTCTTGATCATATTGAACTGATTTATGTCCATTCAATCTGGCAATGTCTTTTAGTCCTTTGGCTACTGTCTGTGGATGAACTAGAACAATGCCTTTGATTTTTAGATTGGACAATACTTTTTGATCAATCAGGTCTTTCGTAAATACTTCTTGTATTGCCAGACCATGTAGACCTTCAATAATCCATTTATTAACCTTGTAGTCATCCAGAGTTCCTGTCATTCCTATACGATATTTTGCATTGATCATATTCGATAAAATGTATATAATGCTTTTTGCTTTGGCACCGTGGGCTTCGTCCGTAATCACATAATCAAATTGTTCCAACCATTCTTTAGATTGTGCGACGGCTGTTTGCCAGGTAGAAATTACTATATGTGCTTTGGTATTTGGGTCGCGGCCTTCATATAATCTAAAGGTGTCAGCAGTATAAAGATATGCCTTACCAGAATAATCATTGAAATCTTCATATAGTTGTTCTACTAACGTGGTAGTAGGTACAATAATCAATCCTTTTTTGCCTTCTTGTTTGTGCCATAACCATGAGACAATCAGATAGGCAATCAAACTCTTTCCACCACCAGTAGGAAATATAATAGTGCGGCGTTTATCACGAATTGCCTTGGCGAACTCTTTTATTTGATCGTCTCGAACAGTTATTTTTTCGCCTTTGGCTCCACGAATATCTAAAGACTCCACGAATGTCTTGGCCTCGGCCAATGAAAATTCAGTAGTGAGGTTCGCAGGATTTCTTTTATCATAGGTCACATTGTATCCGCGATCTTTCGCGAACTCTTCAATATGAGGAACAAGTCCCGCATACAACAAAGAAGTCTTGGCATGTAGAAGTCTGATTTTTCCGTCCCATTGCTTGGCTCTGACGCGAGGATCGAAATGCATTTTAGGAACATCGAATGTGAAATGGTCTCTAAGTTCCATGAGAACTCCCATTTCAGCGGCCACATGTATCCAGGCTTCGTTTATTTTTGTGACGTGGATATTGTTATAATCCGTGCCCATTGGTAAATTTCTGCCAATCAATAATGCTTCTTATTCCCCAATGCCTTTGGGAAATTTCCTTTATAATTCGGTCAAGACTATTCACTGCCAGATCATGATAATCGCGCCTTATTTCTATTTTGGCGATTTCTTCATCACCATCGATAAAATCTTCGGCTTTCGGATCGGATAATTTCAATTGGAAAGGTTCCCATCCAAGCGAAGTCAATTCTTCGCGAGACAAAGCGCCTTTGACCCATTTCCATTTGTTGACGCGCAGCCGCTTTAAATCAAAAGCTGCCTTGGATGCGCCTTTTTTATGGGCAACATAATATTTCAGATATTTTGAATGAAGCTTTCCAGTACGAGTTTCTTCCCGCGCTGGCTCAGTTTCATCCAAAGATGAATCTGTTTCCCATTCTTCCAGAATGTCTTCTAGTGTTTTTATCATGTTTTATAGATATTAACTTTGCCGTCTTTTTCTAATACAACCTGGCATCTAATATCTGGTGGATAGACCTGAAAAGTATAGACCAGTTCCGTGTCGCCAGGTTCTACCTTTCCTAATCGAACTGCCTCGGACAATAATTCCAATACTTTTTGTATGTGATAGATGGTATCTTTGTTTTCAATCAGCTTCATGATTTTCTCTTACTTGGAATTTTTGATTTGATTGTGGAATCTCAAATGAGTCATGGAAGCCTCCAAGGCTTGATCCCAGGTATGTCCTGTATCTACATAAACCTGTCCATCGGCAAGATATACAGTAGAATTGAAAATATCTCCTGCCTTTACAACTTCAATGGTATATAATTTAATAGCATCTGTCATATTTCACCTCTAGTTGCATATTATATATTGACAACCAATAATTGTCAAGCGGGGATTTAACTTAAAGGCTGTCCCATGCGTTCTACTTCCAGGTAGAAATATCGAAATGTTGCGTCGCAAGTGAGCGCGGTTTCACCTGAATCAGTGGTAGTCATGTTGAATTGTGAAAGACTTGTTGGCCAGGCATCCGTAAATCTTACTCTTACTCTAGGAGTGTTTTGATTTGAGTTGATTACCAATATCAAATCTGAGTAAAGAGTGTTTTGTTTTTCCAAAAGGAGTCTTCGTTCTTTGAAGGACGACATATTACCAACAGCCATCATCCAACTTGCTAATTCCCACCAATTCCAAATTTCTTCATCTAAAATGAAAGTAATAGTCAACGGATCGAGTGTGATTTTATTACCAGCGACCGGCCTATCAACAAAAGGAGTTAGTTGAACGGCTTCATTCAAATTCAATCCTGGCATGAATATGTTTTGGACTGTCCAAATCATGTTTGGAAATTTGTCCAAATGAACGTTGAATTTGTTGGCCTGGAGTTGATTTAAGGACTTTGGTAGTTGTGAAAGAGCATTGTCTTTGGATGAAGTCATGATTATCCCCAGGCACTGAAACCGGCAGGAATTGATCCATTAAATCCTGCGCCGTTCATGTTTATTGTTAAACTATTATTATCACTATCTCTAGCACCACCTTCGACAAAAAATGTGCTGCCTGACAATGCTGCATAACTAACACCGCCAACGCCGGTTGCTGGATCGGCTGAACCACCTTGATTCCAAACAGTAGGTGCGTTGTTATTGCGCCACCAAATTAATTTGGCATCAAGATCGACGGCTACACCACCAAAATCTCCAGTTGAAAATGAAGGACCGACAATAATACCTCCACCATTTATAAATGATAATCCATTGTTAGTAGAGCCAAGATGAATACCATATGAATCAGAACTAGCTCCACCACCGGGACATGTGCTTAAAGATGCGCTGCCTTTGGCAATACCAACCGCAAGCAATCCAGAATTTGTCCCAACATGACATTCGAAATATTTTTTGCCGGTCGAATTGGATTTTATAGAACGAATTGCTGATTCTGTTCCACCCAACCCATCATTAGTAAACGTCAAATTATTGTTTGACAGAATAAGATGGGAGTTTTTATCTGAGGGATTCCAAGTTGAACTGGCTACAGCAGCAGCCGCGGCAGCATAAAAAGTAACTGGAAAAACGAACATTTTTTAGGCCAAATTAGTCGTGGCAACACCATACATGTTTGTGCCATCGCAAATCAATGTAATGATATCCTTGGAGTTGTTCGCCGTGGACAGAGTTGGTGGTGTTCCATTCGACCATTTGAATACAGGGTTCCATGTTACGAGCCAATTACCTCCATTGGCCTGATTAAGAATCAGAGCATGGGTTCTAAATCTCATTCCAGTAGGAGCATTGACGTTTGCGTTTGCCGTCAAAGTCAAAGTTGCTATTTGAATTGTTTCCAAATTCCAAGAAACATTTGCGGCAAAAGTTAGATTGGCTGATGGACCTCCTTGGGAGACCACAAATGGATTGTATCTATTTTCCATAACATTGGCAGTATATAATGCCATGTTTGCCGTAGAAATAGAATTGGATGATATATTGACATTGGCTGTTTCCAACAATTCGTTGCCGGTCATTGAAGAAAGAGCCAGAGTTTGTAACTGAGAGATTTTTGTATTTGCCATGGTCTAGTATTTATACAAAAAAATCTCGGACAAATTTCTCTGTCCGAGACTTCTTGTTCATCAAATATGATCGGGGAGTGCTACCCGTCCCACCAATCCTATCTCGGCCTCCCTAACTTAGGGGCCTGATTGTATCAGGCAGACCAAACCTTGACAGGATATTCCATGACTCCCTTGTGATTTATTAGACCTCCAAGATCGTCGTCATATACCCGACTAGTAATGGTTTTCTTGCCTACCAAATACATTTCCGTTTTCCCTTAACGGATCATGGTCGTGTGAAAGGCCGCCATGATTTATTTGGCCTACTTTAAAGGCCGCGTTGTTCCACTACGTTAAAACGCCATCATACTTGATTTCCTATTCCTCTACCTGCCAATCAAATGGAGTGTTTCCTCGTAAATTTTCACGGACTCGCATTAGAACACGGCCAAGATGATTTTCTCCTTCGCCTTGATACACGCCCCAATAGCGATCCTTCCAGGTATTGCCTTCGATCAATTCTCGGTCGCCAGTCGCAAGAAGTTTTTCGCCTAAGTCTTTGTGTGATTCAAATTTAGTCAGAACATATCGTTCCATAACTTCGATTTTAATTTCATCCCAATCTTTTCTTTTGGTCACTTTTTGTCCAAGTTTTTTTGCTTTTCCTGGAGTTGATGCTTCGAAAACTTTATGTGCTTCAACAATAGAATTGGTTTTGGCTGCCTGATAGGCATGTTCTACTGTTTTGACAAGTCTCCATTTTTCATCAGGATCGTTATAGAGCCAAGGATGATTAATTCGAATAGGGCTGAAATAGAAATTGCTTAGAAAAACATTTTCACCATCGAAATGATCAATGGCATCATTTGAAAATAGAGTCATTCAGAATACTCCCACCAAGTATAGCAACCATCATAGGAACTACCGGCTAGAATTCCTTGGCGCTTGATTGTTTTAAACCAACACCATGGTCCTTTTCTACATGCAATTTCACATGGCCCCGGGAGAATATCATCTGGTGTAGATAATTTTACAGGGCGCCAAGCAAACCATGAATGTTTATCGGTTATGTATTTGCTCATTTGGTCAATCATACACTAGATTGCAGGCAAATCCAAGATATTTTTTTTCTTTTCATTTAATCGTTCACATTTAAATCCTTTGGCTTGTTTTAAAATACCATCGGCAACTTTTACCATATTACCTTGACCAATATTATAGAGTTTGCAGAAAGCGGTAAGATTGGTGATTTTTTCTTGTTCGCCTGTTGGGTATGTGATTAACCATTCTCTTTGATTTGCTTTGCGGGCCTGGGATCGTTGATATTCAGAAGAGGTTCCTCCTTTGCGGACTTCGGAAGCTTTTTCAACTGATTTGAGCCATTTGATTCTTGTTTCTGGATTAGCTTTAGCCCATCGCTCTTTATTTGAAACGGCTATTTTATCTTTGATTTCTTGTGACATATGATTGGAAACAAGGGAAGTATTATATCCATCAGGGAGAAGACTATTTTCGGTTCTAATATGAAAAACTTCACGGTCATTGACCTGTTCTAAATTTAGACATTCTTCTAAAATTTCAAAAGAAAAATTATCAGGTCCAAATTCTCTAAGTGCTTTGCAGAATGGAGTGTTTTTAAATTGAGCATCTTTAAGATGATTTGATTTTCTAGTATAAAGATCAGTAGTTTGACCAATGTATTTTTTTCCATTGATTCGATTTTTCCAACAATAAATGTAATATGTCTTTTCCATTACACTTCTCCTGATTGATTTAAGGTATCATTATATCAAATTTGAAATTAAATGTCAAGTAGTATAACAAAAAAGGGAATTTTCATTCCCTTATCTGCTAAGTCATTGAAAAGATTGACTTTTTTACATGAGATTGCGAACCCTGAAGATTCGGTAGTAGATGTTAGCCTGACCAGCGGTGTTACGATCACCAACTACGCCGTCGCCGTTTGTAGTTGCGAAAGGATTGGCAACCATGCCGTATCGTGTCTTGAAACCGATACGTGGCTGGAAGGTATCCTGACCAACGGCACGTACCATCTGTAGTGGGACGTATGGACAGTAGAAGATACCAGCGTCATAAGGAGAAGTTCCCTTGTAACCAACCAGTGCTAGTTCGTCGCCGCTTGAAGAACCACCGAAGTATGGATCGATGTAAACTTTTACGCGACCACCGTGCATTGTACCAGCGAAGGTGTTGCCAGTGTCGTCAACGGATAGATTTGCATCCAGGTTTGGAGTGTACGTTAGAATTCCAGTCATGGACATTGCCGATGCTACGTCCGAAGAAACTAGAATAACGTTACCCTTGCCTCGACGTGTTGCTTTTGCAATAGCGTTGGCTTCACGTTCGATCTGGAAAATCAGACCCTTGAACTTTTCACCCATCCAACGACCATTTGCGTCGGTGTCAAGGTCGAAAGTACCAGAGGTGGTTGTGCCGTAGGTGCAACCAACAGTTGCCGTACGATAGATTGTACGAATAACTTCACGATTGATTTCGGCAAGAACTTCTGTGGACAGAATGTTTGCCAATTCAGTTTCAGCGTCAAGACCATGAATAGCCTTCAAGTCTTGTGCCAATTCCATCGAGTATTCAGCCTTCAATGCTCGGCTACGTGCTGTTACAGTGACCTTGTCGATCTTGAATGCCATTTCAGCAAACAGGTTTGCGCCAGTGTCTCCCAATGCTTCGGCAGATGCCGTGGACATTGCGTTACCAGTCGTATAGGCAATTGAGTTTGCAGTATTGATAACTGGGTCAGTACCAGTGTTGGTTAACTGGACGCCGGCTGTGTTACCTGCCTTGTTGCTGGAGGAGAAAGTCGTATCAGCTTCGTTGAACAACGCTTCTGTTCCACCCTGAGTTGAATAAGTGGAACGCATTGCGAAGATAAGCCCTGTTGGACCTGTCATTGGCTGAACGCCGCAAACATCATACGCAATCAAATTTGGTAGAGCGCGACGAACCAATGAAATCAGGATTGGATCGTAGTTGTTGATCGATGCACCAGTTGAGTTCGTTGGTGCCGATTCAGACAACATGTTTGGACGGGAGAAAATATCATTTTCTGTTGCCAAAACCTGGGTCTGGGTTTCCATGCAGAGTGCGGTGACCGCTCTCTTGTATGGGTCCTTGATCTTTGGTAGTGCTGGATGATCCAGAATTCCGGCCCATTTCTTTTCGATTGCTTCGTTAAGTAACATTTTTTTTCTCTCCGTGATTTTTGTTTTTGTTGTTACGTTTTTATTTATAATTCCTGGAATTTCAATTATTTCTTGAAACGATCTAGGAACGCAAGTGTTGACTGCATTTCTGGGTCAACCTTGTCGTGGTTGGTATTATCTTCGGCAAGCATTTTTGCATTTTCTGGATCGCCAGCGTCTCTTGCGGCATCATCCAATTCTGCGCTAACGTTTGTCTTGTTGGCTGGGAAATAACTTTCCTTTAGAACTTCAAGCTTGGTTGCGAATTCTTCGTCGGTTGTGAATTCAGTTCCTTCGGCTAGCTGATAAACTTTTGCTGCCTGTACGTCAGTTAATTCCTTACAAGATTCCTTGATGATAAGAACTTTCTTGACTTCGTTAAGTTCTTTCTTGGTATCGATCCCGCGCTGAATTTCTTCATTCAACTTGGTTTCCAATTCGTCAGCCTTGGCTGCCAATTCTTCGACAACATCAACCTTGTCTTCTGGAATGTCGATGTAGTGTTCGGCAAATAGTTTCTTTAGACCGGCCATGAAATCTTCGGTCAATTCTGTGCGGATGCCAGCTTCTACGGCGAGTTCATTGTCGGCAACCCACTGTTCGGCAACATAGCCCATATAATCATTGACTTTGTTTTCTAGGTCTTCACGAATAACAGCCACAGCATCAGATAGTTCCTGTTGAGTCTGTTTGCGAAGAATTGTATAGGCTTCGGTTACGCGAGCGATAACGGCCGCTTCGAAAATTGTTTCGGCGCGGGTTTTGAATTCTTCGGATAGATCATCCTGGCCAGCCAATAGAGCATCAACATCTTCCTTGATGGCATCTTTCTTGACAACCTTCTTGATCAATTCCTTGTCTTCTTCTTCGTCATTGTGACCTTCAGTAATTTCATCGGCTTCGACAACGCGGGACTGCATTCCATGTTCGGAACCAGTATCACCAGACTGAGAATGTGTGCCGTCTACAAGCGATTCGGCACCTTCTTCGCTGTTTCCGTTACCAAACTGGTTTCCTGGATAAACGTGACGTGGTTCGTTTCCTACTGGAGGAGTTGCACCTGGAGGAGTTGCTGTTGGTGCACCGTGAGTTGCGGCCTGAGCCTTGTCGGCTGGATGACTTGGTGTTGGGCCACCAATTTCAGCTTCACCGTCCTGTGACAATTTCTTTGGCTTGTCTTCCTTGCCCTGTGCGGTATGAACAGAAGCGTTTAGAATGTCGGCTGCATCTTCTAGAAGTGTTCTTGCCATGGTAGATATTCTCCGTAATTCAAATTGATTGTTTGGTGAAATTATTTATACTTTTGATAACTTTGAGAAAAACGCATCCATTACTTTAATAGCGCGAGTTTCATAGTCTTTTTGATTTTTAGACTCGTTCAAATACTTGACGGCCTTGGATTGACTTGCTGGCAACCATTGCTTGTTTTCATAGACCCATTCGGCGCCTTCGTAAATGCCATTGACAAAGGCATCCGGGGCGGATGGATCGATTACGATATCGGCTGCTGTCATTAGGCGAAGGTCTGGTTGGACTATCGAGGCACCATTTGATTCTTTCAGCGAACCAAGAGCCCGGGAAGAAGCTGCAAGTTGGCCACCGTCATTTAGGATTGCGCGAACGATATTACCCTGTGGAGTTGTTCCAATTTTGGCTTTGCCAATCCAGTTGTCGCCGTCTTCTTTCAAAGAAGTGATACGGTGGGAAATTCTATCTTCATTGATTTTTGGTGTGTCTGGATGCCCTAGTTCGCCGTAGGCACGATTACGATTTACGTATTGCGTGATATAACGGGCACATTCATTTCGCAACGTTTCTTTTGGATAGATACGGCCATTCTTATTGAGTTTATTGGCCTGCATGAAAATGCCGTGGATGTAGTAATCCTTGCCTCCTGTTGAAGTGGCTTCGGTTAGGACTTCGAATTCTTGAATATCTTCTTTGATTAATAACATAGTGGTATTATTTATTCTTTCGCAGTTGCAGGACCGTGGTGTTTTAGGATTGCATTTTTCAAATCTTCATAGGCACTTGCATGTTGACTAGGTATTTGTGTTAGACGGAGAGTGCCTGATTTTTTTGATTGCGCCATTTTTTCAACATAATTATGTAAATGTTTATCAACTTCTGGATGAAGTCCATTATAATGTCTAGTATCGTCTCCAGGAATCATGACCTTAACTGGTCCTCGTTTCCCAGCAATTGTATAGGAAGGAGTATGCGTTGGATGTGCTTCGATTCCTGCTTGATGAATTCCTGCACGTCCTGGATTATCGAAAGATCGACCATCGGAAGTCTTGAAACGATTTTCCCATTCGACATTGCGCCGACCTGGACCGGCTTCATTCAAAGAAGATTCATTATAGGTTTTGCGTTTTCCTGTGCCTTTGCAAATTTCACATGTAATGGTTTTCTTCGGTCTTGTGTCGGGGCCTCCTCCACCATATGGTAAATGAACTTGATATTTTCCTTTACCATTACATTTAGAACATGTCTTGTTTTTTTCATCTTCACCTTTAAGAAATTTATCATGGGCTCGCGCATTATCGCGTCCTGGAGACATTTCTGTTATATAAGTCTTGAATGATTTCATGCTCGCAGCCCTAGTGCCTTTCTTTTCCGTAGTGACCTTTTCAAGGCCATTCTTGTTCTACTTCTTTTTGATTTTCTTTTTCGGACGGCCTTTCGAGCGCCCATTTTTCTAGCCCGTCTTTCAGCCGAACTCATTCTAACTAATCGTCCACCGCGTAACGTATAACCTTTCACATTCGATAATCTTTTTCGGCGCTGGATTTTTCCACGGCGAATTCGAATTCTAATGATCTTGATCCGTGGAGCCTCTTCTAGATTTTCTTCTTTTCTCAAGGCTGGTTCACGATAATCTATAGTTTCATCATATTCAGGATCACTCATTCCAAAGGAATCTTCGTCCACAACATATTTCTTTGCCGAGTAGGCCTTCTTGGCTTCTTCGACCTTTTTGGCACAAATCTTTTTTATCTGTTCTTTAAATTCTTCACCAAGTCGAACGCGATTTCCCGTAATGATATGGTCAAGAAGTTTTTTATTATTGAGACCCGACACCAGTACCACCCCGAGGTGATCTTACTCCGGCGTTGAATGCCATAGGATCGGCTGTCTGGCCCATGTCATAATCTGTTCCAATCCACTGACCAGTCTTTCGGCCTTCAATGATTACTGTATAACCAGTGTTGGCAACCATGCCCAATGTCTGCAATCCAATATCGCCTTTTGTATTGGCGGCCGGAAGATTGTTTTTGAATACATCCACATCCGAAGCAGATTCGAACAAGGCGGTACCAAGACCAGCGGCCACGATTGTTGCATTTGCTACGTTGGTTGGATCAGTCGAGGCCCAGAATATAATTACTTCACCAGCAAGACCGTTTACAGTAATATTAATACGTTTGATTGTTGTCCGATATGTGGACAAGTAAACACTGTTAGCGTTGCCGGCAGCAATCAAACCATTGGTGTCCAATGCACCCTGTAGATTAGCGACATGAATTTTTGTATTTGATGTTTCCTGCCCGTTTGCACCATCAAATCGTCCGATAAGTTTGATTACAAATCGACGTGAATTGTCTTCTAATGTTTGAGTTTCGAATATGTTTGCCATGGGTTATCCTCTTCGTCTTATTTAGATTTTAGGCTGGTTATAATTTTGGAAACCCTGGTAGATTCAGGCTTATAGGATTCACTTACCGTAGAAATATCATCGTCTTTACCCGACACGTTATATGGTACCGAAATATATTTGTCAATTGCGGTTATGTAATAAAGAGCAATTCGTTTTCCTTGAGGAAATGTCCGAATTGCTGTTCGCCGCATTATAAGGGTTGGTGGAGGATCGCGGTGTGACGTTGATGGTGTGTTATCATCGTCCTTCTCGTTGGCGCTCTCCACCAATTCTGATTTGAATACTTCAAGGGTTTTCATTAGGCAATCCTAAATGCTTCCCCGTGTTTTGGATTATCTAATTTGTGTCTTTCGATAGGTGCTGTTGTTGGATGTCTTTTTCTATGACCAAGAATAGTCGAAGCATCATTCACTTGATCCAAATATTTTGCTTCGGCCTTTGGATCGTGACTTTGTACGGCCTTGGCTGCTTCTCCAGCATCCTTGATGATATAATGCAATTCAGCATCAGATTTTTTATGATACGGGTGATGTAGAAGGGGAGTGGAATAACGCGCTTCCTTTAAGGCATGTTTTTTAGCCGACTCTTCATTTGTAAAGAATCCTAATTTACCTTTTTTGTTTTTGGCCGTCCAAAGAGGCTGGGAATGTGGATGAATCTTTGGTGCTTCTTTATATTCACCAGGCTTTAATTCGCTCTTGGTTTTGTAATTGATCTTAGAATCTTCGCTGAGTCTATCCGTAGCCTTGGAAATTCCACGGAGTCTCTTTTCGGTTCGGTCATGTTCTTTATTGGCCAATGTTGGTCTTCCGGCCGTGTGCATCCCGGCCCGCGTTGCGCTCATTTGAATATCAGCCGCAGCACGTTTTACATATGAGCCAAGAGTCTTCTTTGAAAGCTCGGTTAGAACCGCTTCGCCTAGTTTTACTTTTCCAGACCCGGCACAATTTTTGCAGGTTACATCGCCCATTTCTACTTCGCCTTTTTTATTGCTAGAAAAGGCATGTGTTTTTCCTGTACCCTGACATGGCCGACAAGTTCCCATAGTTGGCTTTAACATGGACTCAACAACATATTCCTTGAATGATTTTAGAGCCTTTTGTTTTCCGGTTCCTTCACATGTTTTGCAAAGATAGGCTCTTGGTCCATATATCTTATCGCCTCTTCTACCAGTTCCCTTGCAATCAGGACATTCTTTTTTATTTTCTTCTTTGCCGCTACTTTCTCCAATGCGATATGGACCAGAATGATGAAAATGATGTGCCCAGGCATTGCCTTCGGTCTTTCGGACCATATGTTCTGGAACCTTGGCTGATTCGTAGTCGCCATGATCAATCACAACAAAAGGAGAACCATGTGGATCGCCTTTATCGTGTCGCACAACCAGACCGCTTTTCATTTTTCCTTTGTGCGGGAAGCTTACTTTGTCGCCAGGGTTGAAAGATTCTCCAAATGCCCGATCACCATCACCATTGTTGGCCTTGATATCGCCCGTGTTTGTTGCTGGCTGGGCATCATCCATTAGCGATGTTTTCTTTGCATAGCTTTTTGTTGGATCAAGTTTTAGTTGTGGCGCTGGTTTCTCAGGTTCTGGTGCCGCGGCTGGCTTTGAAGGCAGCGCACGATTGATGATAGCATGAAGCTGGGCGCTACGAATAACACCATCGCTTTCGGACAGAAATTGAGAAAGAGTTTTAGCCATTAGGAACTCCAATATGCTTCGGATTCTGGACTTGCGTTATAACGTGCCTGGCGTTGATTAAAATCGTTTCTCCATTGTGATTTGTTCATGCCAGTGCCCTTACAAGATTTACATGATTCTATATCGACACCACTGGTATGAACTTTTCCAGTGCCATGACACGCCCGGCAGCCATATTTTACTTTCTTGTCGGCTGCTGGTGTATTCTTGGTTGCGGCTACGACATTTTTAGCTGCCTTTGTTGGTTCTGGCTCGCTCCAACTTACCTTAATTGCTTCGCCAAAAATCTTCCCGGCAACTTCGACGCGCTTTAGGAGTAGATTGTCCTTGACGTGGGCGCCAATTGCTCCCTGGAAGACCTCCGCGATTGCGGATGGGTTTTCCATGATTGCAAAATCAATAATCTGTGCTGCATTGGATGGGGTTTCGTTGTCTGTCATGTTTGTTTCCTTAATATGATTTCGGCCAAGTTTGCCTGATGCCTTTGATGATCCATAACCACGTCTTACTACATCACCCATCATTTTATCGTTGTTCAATTCACTGCCTTTTTCTCTGTGACGTAATGCTCGACGTTTCAATGTTTTATTTTGTCCTTTGGTTTTTTCATCCAAAGCAACTCCTTCAGCCATTTGAGTTGGATATAAATGATGAATGTATTTGCCGTGGATCATGTTCTGATATGGCCGGTGTCTATCTGGAAGAGAACCTTCCTTGTTCCGGGATCTAATGATTTTCTTGGTGTTGGCGTGTTCTTCTTCGGTTCCAAAATGTTTGGCGAGTAAGGCAATGTTTTCAGAATGATAGTTTTGATCCTCGTTTTTTTCGTATTCAGATTTGATTTTATCAATGGTGGCACCTTTTCGTGCTTCTTCTAATGTTTCTACAGTCATGTTTATTTCCCTGGTTTCTTTGGTGCCGTGGTAACTTTATTTAGATTTCCCTGAGGTTTCTTTACTGGTAGTGATGCGTTTGATTGTTTCGCGGCTCCACTATTCGCTCCTACATCGGCCGTCTTATCGTCAAACGGTGTTGGAGCATCGGCTGAACCTCCTACTGGCCGATCCGGAGTTTCTCCTTCTTCTGGAGGCATACCAGTTCCCATGCCACCTGGACCAAATCCAGCCGCCTTTTGTTCCTCCATCAATTCTTTTTCTTCTTCAATTTCTTTGTCAATTTGCTTGATTTCTTCTTCGTCTTGATGCAGGACGTTCTTACGAATCCATTGCTGTGAGTAATAAACTCCCTTGAATGGTTCGACCAGTGACAACACCGACAACCGATTCATCAGTAGTTCGGCTTCTTTCAACTCAGTGAAATTGTTGTCCTTTAAGAAGTCATAGTAAATATTTTCGCGAATTTGGCGCCATTCGGAAACTGAGCAAATACCCTTCAATGAAAGTTGAATTCGCATAGCTTCATCGAACACAGTCGCAAATCTATTTCTCAGACGAGTAATGAATTTGGAGAACTTAACTTCGTCTCGCGTAATTTCTGTGGTACGACCAAGACCCATACCACCATGTTCCTCGCCTTGTTCGACACGGCTATAAGGAACCGAAAGGGCCTTGTAGAGTTTCTTTTCGAAATACTTTACATCGGCCAATTCGCCTAGATTTTGTCCAGCCGGCAGAGTAGAAATTTCTGTGCCTTTTGAACCTTCACGGCGAGGCAACCAGAAGTCTTCCAACATGGCCATGTATTTACGGTCGTTTCGAATTTCGCCAGTGTTGGCATCATAGACCAGTTTGTTTCTATACTTGGTCATTAGATCGCGAAGATATTGTTCGGCCTTGACCTTTGGAAGTGAACCAACATCCACATAGAAAATTCGCCGTTCTGGCGCACGAGACAACCGATAAATTACGATGGCGTCTTCGGTCATACGCAACTGATTAAGCGGCTTGATGGCCTTGTCAAGATAAGATAAAACAATTGCGCGGCGAGAGTCCATCAATCCAGATGCCACCGAAATAATGCTGTCGGTTGCAATTCGAAGGCCTAGATTAGAATAGGCACCAATGACGCCGCGCTCGTTATAGACGTAGTATTCATTGACGGCTCGAATGATTTCGGCGCCGCTCTTTGGGTCTTTTGTTTTTTGGACTTCACGGACCTTACGGATACGTCTTGGATCAATGTAGCGAAGTTCCTTGATGCCAGCCTTTGGATTTGTTTCGTCCAAAATTACGTGGAAGAAAATTCGTCCATCGACATACCAGCGGCGAAACAGTTCATCGCCCATGTTAGAGAAATTCAAAAGCTTTAGAATAACGTCGAATTGCTCGTTGATTTTTGTTTTGATGTTGTCTGGTTGTTCAAGGTTGTCCAACATCATTGTAACAGATTTGCCAGTTTCATCATGGACAATGGCTTCGTTTACAATGTCGTCAATACAAGATTCGCATTCTGGCTGCCGCGCCATTTCACGATATTTCGTGATAAGTTTTACTTCGTCACGGACAATACCTTCAAGATCAACGAATGTGCCATAGTAGGCACCTGATTGAATAACAACGGCACCGTCGTCATTGGATGGTAGCGCGAATGATTTTGTGTTTCCAGATGCAAGTGTATCCTGAGAAACAACTGTGTTTCCGCTCATGCCGGCTGGCTGAATTTGAAAGCCGAACATGTTGAAAAGAGATTCGTTTAGTTTTTGAATTTCCAGAGCCCGCTGGACAGGATTAGCAGTAGAAAGAGCCGGCCGAAACAATTCTGTGAGAGAATCGTTTGGTAGTGAAATGGTTTCTTTTAGACGGCTCTTTGTAGCAGCAGGACTCTTTTTCCGTTGCGTTGTTTTGGCCATGATTTACATTCCCAAGTGAAACGCAAGGTTATTAGAAAATTGTATTAGAGATATCTGTCCAATACTGATATTCCAACGTGACTGTGAATTCTTCAATTTGATCATTTGATCCCCATGAAACTTCGATTGGACTTACATCATTAGGAAACATACCAATAAACTGATATGTCTTGATTACGTTGCCCGTCTTTGAATACTGTCGAACAACCGCATCGACGCCGTAGGAAATTGGAGAGGCAGCAGCCGCCAATCTTTCATTTCCTTGCATGGAGTTAATTGCGTTGAGCCAACTTTCGAATGAATTTCGGATTCCAAAATCTTCGTCATTATAAACTGTAATTGTCCATGGCTGGAATGTTCTGTTGCCAGCAAACTTTAATTCACGACCGAAATACATCAAAGGAACAACACCGACCGTTGAACCTGGCAACTGGGCTGAATGAGCCTTGAATTGCAAATCCGTTACGGACGCTCCTGCATTAATAGCAAAGGCTGGAAGTGGAAGCAATATGTCGAATAGATTAGCGCGAGCGCCATCTAACTTCATATTGGATCGGAATGCGTTTACGTCGAATGCCATTTCTTAGTTTCTCCTAGTTGTTTTTACTTACGGTGTGGACCATGATGATGTAGAATTGCTGCCTTCAATAAGTCATGGTGTTTATCGGACATTTGAGCCCAATATGTTCTATCCTTTTGGCCGTTAGATGATCCATGATGATATGCTGCGCTCATGGCTCCTTCCAGGTGTCTCAAAACCTCTGGATGAAGTCCTGGTTGTGGATTAGTTGGGCCCTCAAATTCAGCAGCCGCTTCGGCTCCGGCATGATGCCGGCGTTCGGCTGCATGTCTCGCTGGTCTTGGAGAAGGATGGTTCTCCCAAGGAGAAGTTCCATCTACATCTTCTTCTTTAAAAAGTGCCGCGCGAATTTCTTCTGTAGTTTCTTTTGGTTCTACAGTGATTCCTTGAATCAAATAACGCTCTAATGTGTCTCTTGCCATGGTATTATTTATCTCCTAAATCTTAGAATGTTCCGACAATTTCAGTGAAGGCAACACCTTGAGGCGAAGCCACGAAGTTCAACTGAATACCACGGATGCTTTCGGCAGCCTTGATGTAGATATCACCGATGAAGTTCTTGGACTGGACAACAATTGGAGTGTTGTTTGTGTCGTCACATACAACCAAGAAACTATTGATACCACCAAGCCCCTGGACCTGTCGTAGGAATGGATTGACAAGATTCAGGAAGGCATTCTGTGTTGCATGATTGTTGAATTTGAATAGTGAGAACTTGGATGCCGAAGCAATCGCCTGTTCAAGAATGATGAACAAGAAACGAATACCAATGGCATTAAAGTCACTGTTTTCAGACAACATCGTTGTATCACCAAACAACATTGGTCCAAATCCAGGGAATGTAACGGCTGGATTTACACAGGCTGGGAACAACAAATCTCTGTCCACCTGGGATGGGTTCCAAGAAAGCTTCACAGCATTCTTGATGATACCGCGTTCATAGCCAGCACCTGGAGCCCATGGTGCTGTTGTGATTGCCGACTGAGCCTGGAGGCCAGCCGAGTCACCACAAAGAGGAATCCAACGATACACGTCATTGTATTTGTCATAGACATATTTCCATGAACTGTCCATGAAGCCATAAGAAGATGATGGCAACTGATTACGATAAGCCAGGATTGCCGTATCTTCGTTTCCGGCGTTGTTGACAACATCGGAGAAGTTTGGTGAAATATAGGCCACGCAATCCTTTCGGACTTCGGCAATATTTTCGATTAGATATTCGGCTATGTTCAAATCAGCATCGACGCCAATCAAGAAACGAACAGTCACATCATCTGTATTCAAGAAGTATGAATAGGCGGTTTCTTTATCGCCATCAGTCGAAGTGCCTTCAACACCACCAGATAGGCTTGCGTATTCTGGAACATTGATTTGTGTGAATGTATTTCCAGATGCCGACTGGCCCCAATTTGTGCCAGCAGAGTTGTTTTGCATCCAATAGGCATATTTTGATTTCTGGAACAGGACGTTTCTGTAGTAATTTGATGTTCCGTCCACATTCTTGGCATCAGATGCCAGAGATAGATATGGGAATACTTCTAACACTGTATTTGCGGTGCCGGTGAACTGACCACCTTGATCGACCACGATTACGTGAATTTGATCGTTTGCTCCGTTGACTTGGGAAGCAAAGCGTGAAGTGCCTGGCGCACCAGCAAAATATTTGGACCAAGCCCAACGGCGTTTTGCTGTATTGGCAACCAAGGTTGCATTGATAATTGCGGTAGAGTTTACGGTAGCGTTAGAATTAGAACCGTTTGACTGGACTTTAATGACTAATGCTTCACCCAAGGTACCAACCTGTAGAAGGTCGCCTGGAGTTAGGGTTCCGACAACGTTTCCGCTGAAAGTAACTAGATTGCTTCCGGCTGTAGTATTAGCCGTAAGAGATAATGTATCGCTGAAGGCATTTGCCGAAGGACAAGATGAAACCAACAGAGAATTTCCAAGAGCGCCAGCATAACGAGCGGCATAATCACCAACCGAAGCACCACCAGCATAATAGCTGGCTTCGTATGTGTCACGATTTGCGATATACAAACCAGAACCATCGGCGGTTGCGTTTTTGTAAATGGTATTTCCAGAGCGAACAACCCAAAGGGAACCTGAATAAGACAGGAACTGTGCGGCCGTCAAGAATGCCAAGTAGGCACTATCATTTGGCTTAAAGAAAGTGTTCACCAAACTTGTTGCTGATGCGTTTTCGGTATCAACCAAAACTCTCTTGTTGATTGGACCCCAACGGAATTGCCCAGCAATACCAGCGGCAATTGTAGGAACTGCCGGAATGGTTGTTGTTAGATTGAATTCGTTGACCTTGACACCTGGCGAAAGGAAAAAAGGAATGTTTGCCATGAGTTATATGCTCTCCTAGTTTTTATTGTTGCTGATTTTATTTAGAAAAAATAGGAGTTACGCTCGCAAGGCCCTATCAAAATCGAGGTCCCAGGAATCACCATCAAATGGGTAATACTGTCTTCGATGTTCCTGATATAATTCTTCTCTTTCTGTCTGGGCTTCTTCCTTTTCGCGTTCGGCGTCGTCCACTCCATCATCTACAACGAATGGAACAATGTCGTCATCTTCAAGATTGAGATATTCTTTTTGGAGAATTTCTCGAATATTCATATCCACGGCGTCTTTGAAATATCTCTGAGCCATTAGCCATGAAAAAATTACTAGGCCCATTACAAGATCATCATGGTATCCCTGTTCGGCAGCAAACGATTCTTGACTGGCGATGAATGTGGTCATTTCCCCAATTGTCTGTGAATCATAAGTTACCAATTTATCCATTTCGATCAAAGTTTTAAGGTTGGCACAACCAATTCTTTTAGTGGCCTTGGATTGTTTTAGACCGGTTTGCATCTTGCCTTTGGATTGATATCCCTGAGAAATTTGTTGTCCTAATTTTCCCTTTGCAGTAATTTTAATCAGATTTTCATAGGCAATATCAAAATGCAATAGATCACCAACTTGGAGGCCAATTGTCGAAATTTCTAAAAGCACATAGGCACTATTATATCGATTGGCGAACTCCCAAATGATTGTTGGAAACAACAGCGGCGATATATCATTTCGCCGGAATGTGGCCACTACTTCATATGGTAGATAAGTAACATCAATCATTTGAATAGTAGAATAGTCTTGACCCTGTCCTTCGGCCACGTCCACACAGGCAACATAGATATGCGGTCGTTGAACAAGTTTTCCGTCTTCGGTTCGTTTTTCGATGATAGGGTCTTTCCAATATCTGAAGCCGCCTTCTTCTCGAATAGGATTTCTTTCGACCATGTTTCGGAGTTTGCCGGCACTAATTAATGTATTACTCGATCCCAGGAAGGCCAAATTATGTTCCTGTTCGAACTTAACTGGTCCGAGAGTTTCGATTTGGTCGCGCATCCATTTCTCGTCACGACCAGGAACTTCTGTCCAGTGAACGATAATAGGAACGAATCCGTTCTTACCAGCTTCGGCCGACTTCCACATTCGATAGAAGTGATTCATGCCTTTTGGAGTAGAAGTGATAAAGATTTTTGTATTTTTACCTTGAGAAAGAGTAGGATAAACCGAAGTAAAGAAATCCTCGGCTAAATTATTTTGAATGTGAGCAAATTCGTCAAGATATAGAATGTTGATTGTGAAAGATCGTAGTGCGTCAACGGATGTTGCTGCTGAAACAAGTCGGCTACCGTTTTCCAACCAGATGCTCATTTTGTTCCATTCTTGAACACCTTGTTGGAGCCACTTTGGAAGACTCATATAACAAAAGGCTGCCCGGTTCATCAATTCTTTGGCTGTATCTTGTTTGTTGGCCATGATGGCTACTGTCTTTGTTTTGTGAAACAGAATATACCAAATGAAAAACGCTGCCACGACAGTTGTTTTACCAGATTGCCGAGCGGCCATGACAATTACTTTTCGGTTCTTGTGCATTCCATCTACAATTTTGCGCTGATATGGACGCAAAATACATGGAACTTTATTACCATCGGCGTCTAGAACGCTGACGTAAGTTTCAATAAAATAGATTGGGTCTTTTCGACACTTGATCCATTCACGTTTTTGATCGGGAGTGAACGCCATGGTCACTCCCACCTGTTTCAGAAATGGATTTTTTCTGAAAAAATCTTGCCGTGATAGATCGCCCATTATTCTGCCTGTGGAATATTATTTGCCGTAGAAACCAACTCAGACTCTACGTCAATAACTCCCAATTCTTCTTCCATTTTATCGAAAAATTGGGCGCTTGTGCCAGTGAATTCAATTTTTTCTACATTGAATTGTGTAATTGTTGCTGGTACAACTTCATTGTTTGATTTTGGTTCTGATCCTGGAACTGGCATTTGATCCATGAATTCGATTTCACGAATGTTTTTTTGAGTTTGAAGTAATTTTTCGGCAATTTCTCCAAGATTTTTTAGAAGTCCACTAGCTACTTCAAAAGCCCGTGGATGTTCGCTGTCTTCGGCAATGTCGATGGATTTTTCAAAGGCTGTTTGACCTAATTCTAATAGGTCGTGCATGGCCTTTCGAGCCTTTTGATAGTCTTCGGCTGTGTCGGCTTCAGAAGTATATTTAATAATTTTTTTGCTAACTTCTTCAATAGGAATAATATTATTGTTAGCATTTACTGATTCTAATAAAATCATTATATTTTCCTTATTCCTTTGTTCCAAGGAATTTGTCCTTGTTTTGATTTACTTATTTTCAATCGAGTTTCTATAGATTTTTTTCTTCCTTTCATTTCTTTTTTATCTATTTGTTTAGTCATTCCCAAATATGCAAGTTTATCGCCAATTCTACTAAATGAATTCCACATCATATGATGACAGTCAATATGTTCCTGTTCGGTTAAATGAATAATATTAATGGGATGATTAATGCCTCGCCCAGTTTCATCTAAGGCTTTTAAAGAACCATATCGACGTTTCCATTCATGTTTAGGAATGATATGGTGTTTTTGATTGTATATCATAACAATGAAAAAGAAAGAGGATCGAAATCCTCTTTCTGTTCGTTATATTAGAACCAGCCTAAAGTAAAGTGTTCAAGCAAGTATAATGCTACAGCTACAATTGCTGCACCGCCAACCCACTTCAACCAGTTTGTGTTGTGTTCAACCAAGCTTGTTGCTTCATTACTTACAGCATTTCCTACGGAATTAACTGTGTTTGCTACGTTTGCCATGTTTTGTTTCTCCTTTTCAATAGTTATTTATGATTAAAGTTGAGGGTATTCAGTGATAGTTGTATGGTATCCATAGGAACTATTGGCATTGGCATTGGCTGGATCGGGTGTTACCACAATTCTACTCATTGGTGTAGGCACTTCTTCGGCAGTAAATACGATATAACCAGATGCATTTGATTCGGCTGACTTGATGACAACATTCGACAAGAAGTGTCCAGAAGAAACATTTGCCAATCTCAGATGCCCAAGATTGGCGTTCCATTCGGCTACTTCGCCTTGAACATAGGATTCATTTAATGTTCGACCTTGGTAAACAATTTCGCCTGTTTTAAAAGACCCAGTTCCAGTGTTTGCATAAAATTCCAAATCAACGAATTCATCGAACAATCCATAGGCATTATACATGGTCGTGGTGACGGTAGTAATTAATGGAGTATTAGCCACAGGTCCATAATAAGTAGCCTTCATTATGAAATTGAGGTCCCATTGGATCATACGAATTGTTTCATATGGACCTTCATATTCAATATTTGTATCCATTCCTTGAAGTATCAGAGGAAAATTTTTCTTTCCAGCCTCACCCATTTCTGGCATGACGTTTATTGACAAGGTGTAATCTTGCCGAAAGAACGGGATGATTTGTTCAATTACTTGATAGGCATCATCGATGTTTCTGGCAAACAAAGATAGAGTGAATGATAAATCCCACGGTGCGCCTGTGAACATGGATAGAAGATGATCCGAAGCACCACCAACGTTTGCCATTTTGTTTGTCATTTGCAGGGCGCGTTGTGGGTCATAATTCATTGATGGTTGATCATATGAAAGCTGTGGAAGGACCACTTCAACCTGACGCGATAGATTTGGGTCCTGTCTCAGCCGGGATAGATATTTTTCTTTAGGTCCGTAATTGATAGGAACGCGCACACGATAAAACTCATTCGATTTGTCTTTACTGGCTCTAACAATCGAGATATCTTTAAAGATTGAACCAAAGGCAGTAATAGCCTTTCGCGTTATTTGGTTATAAAATGGTTGATTTCCAAGAATGGGAGTATTCCTTTATAAATAAAGCATAGGTCGCGGATTGGCGTCCCACCTATTCTAACTTGGAGGAACCATGTCAGCTAACAATCATATTTATCATATCCATCATATCATACCCAAACATCGCTGGAAAGAACTCTATGGTTCTTTGGATGGCATTAACGTGCCATGGAACACAATTCGATTAACTATATCCGAACATGCCGAATACCATAAAAAATTATGGAAAGAATTTGGTCGTTGGCAAGATGAATATGCGTGGAATTACTTATCTGGATTAATTGGTAAAGATTTGGTGTTAAAAGAAATATATAAGCAAAATGGTTTGAAGAGAATTGGTATAAAACAATCAGTAGAAACACAAGATAAAAAACGAATTAAATTAAAAGGGATTCCCTTATCAAAGGAAACAAAAAAGAAAATGAGTGAGGCGGCTAAGAAACGTTGTCAAAATCCTTTGGAAAAGAAAAGATTGCAGAAAATGGCTAATAATTGGCTAGGCAAACATCATAAAACCGAAAGCAAAATAAAAATAAGTCAAGCCAATAAAGGACAAAATTTAGGTGGTAAATTATCTCAATCAACTAAAGATAAAATTCGTCAAAGCATGATTTTATTTGGTCAGAGAAAAAAAATTAATCGGGCGATCCAAATGGATTCACTTCATTAAAATTGATTACTTGATTTCCTTCGATTTGCAATTCTTCACCATCCGAAACAGTAAATGTTTCAGTATTGGCAATATCTAATTCATCAAAACTCGAAAGCAATCTAATTGTATTAGAAACACTACCGGAAACATTGATGCTTTCTTGGAATTCTCCTTTTGGAGGATATACAATAAGAGTATTGGTTGGGGCGTTCCAGCTTTTAACTTCGGCCGAAGCAAAGGAGGTATTCACGTTTGATCCTCCCTGATAAACAATTTCTCCCGAAATGTAATTACCACTACCTGCTGATAAATGCAGCGAAATAGCATAAGCCAATTCTTGCCGTACGGCATCGATATCGTCCACGCCTGTCTCCAATACTTCCTGAGAGTAACGAAAGGTTTCCACGGATAATTCGTACACGTAGGATTCCTTGAAGGATTTGCCCAAGGTGCCAAAATTATATTCTTCATTGACGAATTTGATTTCGAACAATTTATCGAATACAGGAATAAAAATGAGGTCGCCTTCTCTTGGAACTATAGCCAAATTTGTTGGCATTACTTTTTTGAATGTTCGGCGTGATATAATTAGGCTCGTGGAGTCTCGTACCTCTAATCCAAATTTTGTGAAGAATTCTGAATCGCCAGTGAATCCATCCACTTTGTTAATATACATCGGCATCAGAAATGATCGCTTGAATTTCTTGACTGGGTCTTCCCCAAATAATAAATCTACTTGATCTTGGCTTTCCCGCACAATATAATATACTGGCGCGGCGTGCATAATGATGACTTCTTCCAATAGGTCCTCGATCAATTCAGTTTCGTTTGATCGCCCAGCTTTAGGATAAAGGTCAAAATATTTGTTGAATAGTGGAGTCGCTTGTTGAGGCATGTATTACCCAACAAAAAATTCTGGTGGAAATTGAACTGCGTTTTCTATATGATCTTTGGCGGCCTGTTCTTCCCGTGTAGCCTCATCATAAATCTGTTGTCCGTTCATAGTGACACCACCAATCAAGGCCACGCCTGAGAACTTCTTTAGATTTTGTCCCCATTGTTTTTTGACCAGGGCGGTCGCCAAAGTTTTCAAGGCTCGGTCGTTATATACATCCAAAAAGGTATCCGGTGAAACTATCTGGGTGGCTTCGTATATGATAAACTGGCCTGATAATTGGGCGCCTGTTGCCGAATCGGACCAATCCATATCAATGTATAGTCTGTTATTGTGTCTATTATACCGAACTGGTGCTTCTCCATTGAATAACATATCGAGCAAGCGTAAATGTGTCATTGTGGTCCAATAGTTGACTACCGAAGTTGTGGTAAAATCATATAGATCATTCAATCGAATTTGATAACGAATATCGAACATGTTTAACGTAGAATTTCCATCGGTTGGTGGAAAAATTCTTGACACCCCAACTACTGAATCTGGAATTGGTATCCATTTGTTCGCCACGTCCGTATCCGTGAGTTGATATTTGTTATAGACTTTTTCGGTTGCGTCCACATGATAATCTTGGAACCATTGCATGGCATCATCTACACAATCTTCCAATTGCATATCATCAATATTGATTTTAATGACCGGCGCTCCACACTTTCTAAGACAATAATCCTTTAGGTCTTGTCTGGATGCAAGCGAGAAATAAAGTCCTGTATTTGCTGAATCTGCCATGATGTAGTATTTATAGTTCCAAATAAAATACTAAAGCCTGAGTTATGTTGATTACTGGTACTGGATAGCCAAAATAAAGAACTTCATTGATTAATTTCCAGGCAGAGTTTTTTGATATATTGGTGACTAGGGCACCTGCCGGTCCTCTATTCGACCCTGCTAGTCCTCGACCATAACTGTATAATCTTGGATCGTTTGTGTAGGGAGTTGCTGGACTATAATCAACTATTACCCAAACATCTTCCACAGTAGTTAGATTACCATCAGCGGCCTTTGTTACTCCAGCCTCCAACAAATCAAGATTAGAAGAGGCCGTTGTCCAAATACCATCATCGAAATAAGCATCGGATGTGGTGGCTGTAATTGCTGTATTGGTTGTTGTTCCATTAATACGCCGTAAGATAGATGGGTTGCCAGAAGTAGCCCTTTTTATTATTACGGCAGTTTTACAGGCATTAATGGTATCTATATTACGGATAACTTCGGTGCCGTGACCGGTTTGAATAATAGAAAACGGATTAATGACCATACTCTGCGAAGAACCGCTTGTAGAACTAGTGCAATTAGAAGTAGCAACAAATGGAGTGTCTGACCAAAGAGTATAGGCTGTTGTGCCTGTTGATTTAGTCCAGGCATCATAGGTTGGAGTTCCTATTCGGCCTTGTCGAGCTAATATTTTACCTGATGCGACAAATGTTGTTGTACCGGTATCAATACGAACATCGTCATAATATAGATTAGAATTTGAAACTACGAAATTGGCAGCGCGCCATTGATCTGTGGGGGAACCAGTAACATCGTTTGAATGTGTAGTGTTGACAATGTTTACACCATCAAGATAAAATTGAACTACGCCGCCTGCTGCCAAATCAAATACATAGTTAATTGTATACCATTGATTAGGATTTAATATGTTACTAGGAATTTGCGTGGACATACCAATAGTTCCACCAGCATCAGATATATTTAAGACGCCAGTGGTTCTGAGAACTGCTTGAAGTCGAGAACTGCCTGACGTAGGAGCCTCTGAAAAGAAAGCCACGTCATTAGTAGGTAAGGCATCAAAGAAAAATCGAATTCGTGTTGATGATTGTGTAGCAGCAAGTCCCTTTACAAAGGTTGTGCGGCCTTGATTTGACGCGATTTTAAGAGCATAATTACCACTAGATACTATGGTACTTTGAATAGTTCCAGTAAGTGTATTTACTTCGCTGCCATCACCGGTTTCGAATCCACAAATATATGCTACAGCCATTTACTGTTGCCACCAATTAGGATCAAGAGGTGAATTGCTAATACAAATAAATCCCTGTAATGGAACAACTGAAATTAAATGTATTCCAACATACTCTGCACCCTGTAGTTTGGTCTGAATAAAAGTTGTGGCCACATTTTCTAATTGCGCTGGTGTCATTAGTTTCTGCGCTGGCGTTAAATCATTGCTTGTAATTGTATGACTCGCGCCGTTGGTTGTCACAACAGTAAATCCATCAGTTAAAGAAATTATAGAACGAACAAGAGGCATATTACAAACTACTCACTTCAATTTGAAGGTTTGGCACTCCGCTGCCTGTACCATCGGCAGCTACAGTCATAAAGAGTGCTGAATTGGCATAAACTATAGGAAGTCCAGTTTTATCCAGTCCATGAACATCCGCCTCATGGTTAAATCTACAACGGCCTTGCCAGAGAGGTCGGAGGATCAGAACATTGAAAGTTCCTTGTGTTGCTACTGTTGATTGAATTGATTGTATAGATGATACTCCGTTATCTCCAGCTTGTAGTGGCATCCTAAACATTCGGCCAAGAGTGGGGGCAATTCCTGTTGCAATCACGCCAGTCTGTTGGCCGGCTACGCCTAGATCATTAGTATAACCAATATTACAGGATTGCAAACCAGTAAAGGCAGTTACGGTTTCTAACCAGATTTGATTTCCTCGGCCAAAAGTATTAGGCGCGCTATAATCTGGCATTCGGCCTTCAAATGAAGGAGGACTAGTAATTGTATTGGATGTGGCGGCGTTGTAGGCCCCGGCCTTCCAAAGCATATCATAAAGATAAATTCTTCCAGAAACAGAAGAATTAAAATCTACAAGAGAAATATATCCAGTGGCTCTTGCACCAAATGGATCAATAGCTGGTGTTCCTGCTGTAGTATCATCAGGTACTACTCCAGCACTAGTATTCGACCCGGCTAAAGTACCAGGACCAGTACCAGCAAGATCAATTAATGAAAATTGGATGCTCGCAACGGTAGTTCTTGCACCAGACTTAAAAAAATTGATTGATTGTTTTTGGGCATTAATATAATCACCAGTAGAAGTAATAGTCATATAGAAAGTCCTTTATTTATTTGCAAATTCTATTTGTAATTCTGGCACGCCACTGGAAGTCGAATCGGTTGATGTTGTGACAAATAATGCAGAATTAGCATATACAATTGGAAGTCCGGTCTTATCAATGCCATGACAATCCCCACCATTAACAACAATAATTCTTCCTTGCCACAATGGCCGTAGAACCAAGACATTAAAGGTTCCTATTGTAGAAACATAACTTCTAACTGCTGTAATGTTAGAAACTCCGTTATCTCCAGCGGCCAATGGCATCCTAAACATACGATTAATACCAGGTGCTACGCCTGTTGCTACGTTTCCTGTAAACTGTCCAGCCGTTCCTTGAGCATTAGTATAACTGATGTTGGCAGTTTGCAAACCAGTAAAGGCTGTAACAGTTTCTAACCAGATTTGATTTCCCATACCATATGCTAATGGGGTCGAAGGATTAAAATCTGGCATTCGGCCTGAATACGATGGTGGATTAACTGTTACAACAGAGTTGAAATTATAAGGTCCACCTTTCCAGACCATATCATAAAGATAAAGTCGGCCGGCTACTGTGGAAGCAAAATCAACCGTAGAAAGATATCCAGTTGATCCTGTATTGAAAGAGTAAATATTTGGAGTACCTGCCGTATTCGCATCAGGAATTACACCAATCGAGGTATTGGAACCACCAAGCACGCCGCTACCCGGGCTACCCAAAAGATTGAATAAAGAAAATTGAATGCCGGCTACAGTTGTTATGCTATTGCTTTTAAAATAAGTAAGAACTTGTTTTGTGGATGCAATATAATCGTCAAGAGAGGCAATCGTCATTTCGTTTTCCTTTTATACTAATAATAAGTTTAGAGTAATATTTAATTGGGTTGGAGATAATAATACTGAAGAAAGATTCACAGCAATAGAATTACCAGTGGCAATAGTATTGGCGCCAGTAGCAATATTAATAGTTGGGGTTGAACTAACAGCAATGGCACTTAGATTTGATACGGCCGCGCCATTAATCCAAATATTTGCAGAGCAGGTTCCATTTGCTGTGAAACAATTTGCTGAAACAATTTGGGCATTCTTCGGTGCCGCTCCCATAAAATAATATAATCCACCTACAGGATTTAATAAACACATATGAAGTGCCGCGGGTATTCCTATCACGTTTGTTGCATTGACCACGTTTACATAAACATTGCCGCTTCCATCGCGTTCAACGCCGGTGCTTGCACTATTGGCAACCGAAAAAGTGGCGTTGCCAGCAGCCGAAGAATTGGCTGTGAGTACCCACATGATGGTATTTGAATCGTCTTTGAAATATAATTTACCGTCATGTTGATTCATGGCGATCTGACCATTGGCTACTTGGCCAAGGGTTGGACCGCGTCCAGCAGTAATTGTTCGTAAATCTTGAATTACAGTATTAGCCATTTTTCACTTAATCGAATTTTTCTGCTAATACTGGATTTGGTATTTTTTCAGATTTAGCAAACAATCCTTTTTTCTTTTTCGTTGGCAAAGAGGCCTTTAATGCTTCTTGCACAGTAATATAATCTGCCGCGGCCTTAATTAGTTGCTGATCTTTTGCTTGAATATCTAGTGTCAATATTTCATTTTTATTTTGTGCATCAATAAGATTGGATTGAAGAATTTTAACCTGTGCTTCCAAATTAATGATATTGTCGGCACTGTCTTGACGTTCTTTATTATTTCTTCGAATTTCATTTTCAAGTTCGGTGATCTTGTTTCCAAATTGAGTTTCTAAGGTTGTTTTTTCCTGATTATTCCGACGGATTTCATTTTCAAGTTCGGTGATCTTGTTTCCATTTTGAGTTTCTATATGCGAAATTCTTTCTTCGTGTTGTCTTTTTAATTTTCCAAGATCATGTTTATAATTATCGCTGGCATTTGTTTTATTTTTTTCTGTGGTTTGCTGAAATTCTTCTATTTTTTGCACAGCCGATTTCAAGGCATTATTCAAACCATCATTTTGTGTTTTGAAATGAAGAATTGTTTTTTCAAATACTTTTTGGTTGACTTCTTGAATAAGAAGTTCATGTGTCAATCCAGTAATTCTATTTTTTAAGGACTCGACATATGTATTCAAATAATCTCTTTGAATATCATTTGTATTAATGGTAGTAATAGGTTGATCTTCGGCTGACGTAGTAGCGGGTGCAAAATCGTCGTCACTCATTGTTCAAATATCCTTCTTTATAATCTAGAGTTTAATAATGTAATATTTATATCGGATTTATTAGAACGTCCCACAATCAACCATGCCGAAGGCTGGATTTCCATTAACGTCTATTTGGAATAATGTTCCTTGTGCACCAAGTTGGGCTTCAACAAAGGCGGCTGTTGTGCTACCCAATAGAATTGTGTTAGAACCAAATGTCTGTTTACCAGTACCGCCTTGACCAACACCAAGTCCCGAATCAAATATCACGTTACCAGTGGCGCGTAGTGTGCCTGATACATGTAATGTGGAGGTTGGAGCGATGATGTTGATACCGACGTTACCAGCAGGATCAATACGGACACGTTCTAGCGCGACGTTGGCTGCCAATGCACTTGTTAAGAAGCGAATATAAGTGCCCTTGTTTACATCGGTGAATGCCTGAGCCGCAGCAAATTCAATGGCTGCCAGAGTGTTTGCATCATATGTAGTTGTACCAAATCCAAATCCTCGAATAGACAAAAGTTTATCGTCGGTTGCGAGAGCCAGAGGAATTGCAATATTACCGTCGGCACGTCTTGCGCTAATTACTGGTGCGCCAGCAAACCCATCAATTAACATGCCAGCCTGTGAACCATTTTGTCCAATGATATGGACGTTAGTGTTGGTTGAAGTAAGAGGACCTGTACCAGTGTTTGGTACGGCAACAGAATTTGTGTTGGCATCAACAGTAAATAGTGCATCCATTAAGTTGGTGCCTACACCAACTCGTCCACCTATGTTATCGACAACTAGAAGCGATGCCGTTCCTAAGCTGACGTTAGATAGAGATTGGAATATACCATTAGATAGGAATGTTCCTTTGGTGTTTGCAATTTCAGTGGAGATGCCGCGAGTAGTAAATGTAATTTCCCCACCTTGCGAACGGAAGAATCCTACGTTTGCTTCGTTAGTAAAGGTGAAAGATGGTGCCGCTAAGTTTCCGTCGGCAACAAACAATCTACCCCATTGAGAATCGCCATCGGTGCCTGCCCATACGCCAGCAGCATTACCGGCATCCGGAAGAAACTTAAATCTATGTGTGGTATTGGACCAACCAAAGAAACCTGTGTTTTGTGTGTTGGCTTGTTGACCACCAAAGCCACCGTTGTACCACATGAAGGCAATACCGCGATCAAATCCATCGTTAGTTGCCAAATTAGCACTTGGACCAGCACCCAATGTAAGAATTGGGTCCTCAACAGTAACAGTGTTTGCATTAACTGTTATGAAGGCTCCAGCAACAGTCAAATTACCATTAAGAGTTATGTCCGACGTGAATGTTTTTGCTCCGCCAATTGTTTGCACGCCTGTTGTTCTAACAACGGTTGAGTCAACGTTAAGAGTGCCGCCATTGGCAGTGCTGAGCCCGTCACCCACGTTAATAGAAATAGTGGCTGCCGAGCCTAATCCAATAGCCGCAAGATTGGTGCTAAGGCCAGTGCCTGTATTAATTTGAATTGTAGAATTTTGAAGTTTGGCGTTGGTTACGGAACCATCAGACAGAGTGATTGTTCCTGTTACGTTACCAAAAATAACATTGAAGCTGGCCGAACCATTTGCGTCACGTCTGACGATTCTTCCAGCAGTCGCCGCATCAGTGGCATTATCTAATTGTAAAGTATAGAAACGGCCGCCGACATTGATGGCAGAGTTGCCAGCCGAGGCACCAGAGACACCAAATTGCGGTCCTAAGAAAAGAACATCTGAGCCGGTGCCGTGGGCATTCGAACCATAAGAATAGGCTAATTCAGCGACGTTTAATGTATTGGCGCCTGGAACGCCTGTGGTATTAGAACGACGGATGGATACAACAGTATTAGACATTTTTTATTATTCCTTTTTTTTTAGAAGGTTCCGCCGTTTATTGATTGTTCGGCTGTGTATTTAGCCTAAATAAATCCTCAATGTCTGTATTTCATATTCACCATATCATACCCAAACATCGTTGGAAAGAATTACATGGTTCTCTTGAAGGCATAAATGTACCATGGAACATTATTAGACTTACTGTTCCTGAACACGCCGAATATCATAGAAGATTATGGGAGGAATGGGGTAGATGGCAGGATGAACTAGCATGGAAAACTCTTACTGGACAAATTACAAACGCTGAGTCTATTAAAGAGGCACAGAGACGAGGCCAATTAGGAAAACCTAAATCAGAAGAGACTAAAAAAAGAATGAGTATAGCTTTAACAAATCCATCCGAAGAAACTCGTAGCAAAATGAGAGACGCTAAAAGAAATTATGTGCCGTGGAATAAAGGGAAAAAAACAAATTTAATTCCTTGGAATAAAGGAATTAAAACGTCCCTCCGTTAATCATGTCTTCTGCCGTATACTTTGCTGTGTTGGCATCGTAAATTATAGGCGACCCATCTTCTACGGCCGACACATCAACATCTGTCAAGTCAGAAAATTTTGTGGCTCCAGCACCAGAACTGCTGCCACCTCCAGGAAATGAAACTCCAACTGTAGGAGCCGATCCTGATTGAACAGTGGCATTTGTAAGGCCCTTGGTTATTACGGTGACTTTGATTCCCATGATAAGGGTATTTAGACTGTCACTTGGCCGTCGTTGGTAATAATACCTTCAATCACTCGGGTTTTAATATTGGCCGGTGAATTTAATTTCACATCGAAATAATATCGTCCTGGTTTAATATTTGCGGAATTAGCTGACGTGAGCGCCATCTGTAAATTTCCATTTGGAGCATCACTAAAGGAACATTGAAAATAGAAACTGGCATTGGCCTGGGCAATAGATGCTTTGGCGGCTGAATTGGCTGTGTAACCAACCAAATTCATAGGATTGCCTGTAGCATCATCTGTTAGAACAATGCTTGCATTAAAATCTGTTCCTTGATCTAATAGGAGTTCTACCCAACCTGCCATAATATATTATTTAGACAACTGATAGTGTGATTGGAGAAAAATCATCCAGTAATTGATCATATGCAAAAATACCAGATTGATTGTGAACATGTCTTTGATATAATCGTAGGGTTCTAGCACCGGAAGCAATATTGCCAGCAAGAGATTGTTGTGTCCATGATCCTGATGTAGAATTAGCATCGGCGGCCCGAAGAAGACCTGTAGAAACATTTCCTAAATCACTTCCATTTTGATCCAGAAAATGAATAGTTACGGCTATTTGATCGACCGAGGAGCCAATTGGATCGCCGGTTCCGACCTGCCAATAAGTAACATTGCATTTTGCGTGACCAGTATCTATGGCATTAAACCAATCAGGAGGTAATGTTATATCTTGATATGCCTCACTCAATCCTGTAAACAATTCTCCAATAAACGTCAATGCACCATTATGTGGTGTTGTTGGATGTCCAACAGGAAATACTATTGGCCCGCCGTGAACATTAGGAATAGTTTGAACCCAATTATTAGCAATGCCGGCCGTTTGAAATCCTTGATCTGTGAATTCGGCACTAGGATTCAATATAGTCACATTTGTATTGCTAGAAGGAAGTGGTGGAAAGAATTGGGCTGGAGGCAATCCACTCCATCTAGGAGCTATTTGAGTATATATTTCATCCAATTCATTCTTAGTTAATGCCTGTCCAGACCATAAAATTATTCCAGCCAATCGTCCTCCCGTCACAAGGGATTCATTCTGGCCGCCCTGATTCATTATTTGTAGAGTATAAGCAGCATTTCCAGCGGACGGATTTGTCATGCTTGCATTGAATGTATTATTTCCTGTTGTATTGTCATAGCTACCATCAAGATAGAAAAATCCTGTATTGCTGGTTGAATCATAACTTAGGCCTATTACATGCCAAGAATTAGTCGAAATGGTATTAGATGCTTGGACACTTAAAACGGTTGATCCTCCATTTGTAATAGTAATTTTTTGAGGACTTGGAGGATTAGCATAAGGCAGTTCCCATTTGAATCCTGTGCCTAAAGAAGTAGGGGCATTGCCGCCGCAATTTCCTATAATAGAACCACCGCTTGAACCAAAAACAGGGGAAGAAGGAAACCAGACCACGGCCAATAATGTAAATTTTGCATTGAGTTGATGAATATCCTGCAATTCGGCAGGAGCGGCCGCTGCCAATTGAAATTGAGCCTGTCCCTGTCCACCACCGCCTCGCGTCAACCAAAACTCGTTTGATGTTACATGCCCTGCCGCCCCGGAAAAAGCAGGATCGCCAGGATTTTCAACAGAAGAAGTTGATCCTAAGAAAAAATTTACATTAGAGCTAGAAACGTCTTTCCATAATTGTCCAGAACCGTTCCATGATGCAATATCTCCAGCATCTAATACAAACACTGTATTGGAATTTAAGTAGGCACGTTGAACGGCTTCGCTCAGTTTCGTGTTTTCAAATTTTGTTCCTTGGGAAAATCCAATACTCAAAAATGAAGGCATTGATTATCTTGGATATCCTAGTGTTGCAACGCCATACATATACGTGCCATCAGAAAGGAAGGTCAAAATAGTTGAAGTATTGGCCGTCTGAGAAATTTGTGGCGCTACGTTTCCTGGCCATATATATTGGGTGCCGAATGTCAAAATTCGAGAACCAACAGAATCTTGTTTTACTCGTAATGAGTAGGTGGCTCCTGATTGTATACCAGTGGCATTTGATAGTTGACGATTGCCTGAAATTTTTACGTTTGCTGATGGTCCAGATGATACGTTCCAGGTTATTAGTGCCTGGTCCGTCAATCCATATTCAGCAATGATTTGTCCACCGGCATTGGCGGCGGTATAGGCAGCGTTAGCCTGATTGTATGCTTGAACAATAGTTTGATTTACTGTGTTGACTGAATTTGGAGTTGCAGCATTAGAAATTGAAGTAGAAGAAATAGAATCTTGCAATAAGATAATACCTCTTGTAGATAAAGAAGCCACATTAACATTTAATGTTACGCCAGCGCCCAATAGAATATTTACTGCACCACCAGTTAATGCAGAGTTTGCCGCAGTATTTACAGAAATAGAGTCGGCACTAAGGAATGCAATTGGAAGAGTGCCTGTTGCAATGGACGCGGCATTCAATCCTGTTAAATGTGATCCATCAGCATATAAGCTACCAGCCGTCAAATCAACATTAGCACCAGAAGTAACAATTAAAGATACTACATTCAAAGTCAGGGTGTTGGCGATTAATGTAGGAACGTGTATATTACCGCTTACGGCAATTGTAGGAACTGCAATGTTTCCACCAACGACCAATTGCGTACCAACATTTACAGCATTTTGAAAAGTGGCTAGCTGTCCATAAAGATTTAATGTCTCGCCGTTTGTTTTAAGAAGTCTGATGGTTCCTGTGAATTCAAAATCAGAAATAACATTCAATCCAACAACACCAGGATTGGTCAAGGTGATATTAGCTTGACTTAGTAGATTGCCTTCTGTCAATTCATTGCAGACGACAATAGTTTGGTTTGTTCGGGTTAACCAACTAAAAAATGTATCTAACAAGGAGACATTGGCAATAGCCATTATTTAAATCCTTTTCTTTTTACCCAGGCTGCCTTTTTTCTTTTAGGCCAATGACTATCAAATCCAATATATCCTTTGGTAGGATTGGATTTAAGATATGCGTGATATATGGTAAACATGATGTATTATTTATTACCCTACCAAAAGTTGATTTATATCAAAATGATGTTTGGCGTTTTTTAGACCATCAACAACCTCACGCAATTCATTAAGTTCACGGCGAAGCGAAGTAATTTCTTCACTATCAGTTTTTAGTTTAGCAAATAGCTTTTGCCGTTGCATATAAGAATCTCTTTCTTTTGTATCAGTAAGAACGATGCCTTTGGAATGCATGTCTCGTTGTAATGGTCTGTCTTTGATTTGAACTCGCCGCATTTTTTTCCCTTTTTAACTTGATGCTGGTAACGCAATTGCTCGCATATCCATAACCAACGGAATTAATGTAGTAGAAGCTGCATTCATTACAATTTTTATTTGATATGTATTGAATGAAGTAAAGATGGCCCCGCCGTATTGATAAGAAATTGAATTTCCATTATTAGAGGCATTATATTGATATTCAATGAAATCGTTTGGTGCCGAAGAAAATGAGGTTGCCAAAGTAGATTGGGTCATTCGTGTCCATGGCTTGTTATCAAGCGTGTCTGGATCATCCTTGGATAGAATTTTATAGTAGACTTCAATATCCGTGCCTACTGGTTTGTAAGCATCCAAATATACACGAATATCACCAGCATTAAATCCTGATGCCAATGTAACAGCGCGAGTAATATATCGAGCCTTGGAGTTTCCTCCTCGTTGCGCGGCTTCGCTTGCCAATACGAATGTTGCGTTGGATGTTGCACCACCGCCCGTTACTGTACCATTTGCCTGTCCCACATAACTATCGCCGGCCACATTGATAGCAATCGTGACTACGTTACTGTTGGCAATGGCTGCTACATAGGCATTGGCACCTGAGCCGTTACCGCCTGTGATTGCAACCGATAGATTAGAAATGTTGGTGACGTTTAGACCTGGGAATGTAATTGTTATATCACTATTAGAAAATCCACCATTGTTGATTATGTTTTCAATAGCCAGTAGATTTGTTCTGGTCGTGTCGATGACAGGAGAAACAAATGATGACACAGATGACATGCTTGCCTGTAGACGATACGATCCATCAACACTGCCTAGAATAGTTCGTCGGCCAGATGCATCCGAGAATGGATAGTTCTGATTAATGTTGAATGAGGTCCATGAACCTTCCAATGTCGAACCTACGGTTGATTTAAATGCCCAGTCAATTTCTGTTGAATTGAAATTTAGAACCTGTGCCGAAGCAAAGGCTAAATCCATTGGAACATTGGCAGCAGGAGCAGCATTTAGGAATGTTGGTATTCCTACTACGCCAGTATTGAAATCGCAACGATTAAGAACAAACATTAAATCTTCAAGCTGGAATGGTGTCCACGTAGAAGAATTTTGACTCTTGAATAGAGAACCAATATATGGCTGTGAACTAATTTCACGATCCGTGCCAATAATGTTTTCTCCCAATTCACCAACCCAACAATTATAATCAGCCGAGTTTGTGCCACAAACGATTGCATATTGTCCAGGCTGTAGATAAACAGGAGATTCAAAGGTGAACCGTGTGGCAGTTGCTGAATTCAAAGTATTAGGTAGAACAGTTTTCCCATCTGCCACCTTGACGCTTGCAGGATACAAAGTGACCATTGAGAATGGAAGAATTGTGTCGGTATCAGGATATCCATTTAATGTTGGACAAATATAGACATAAACAGGTAAGGACGAATCTTTAGTTGCAAAGAATAGATCAATCGAGGAAAGGAATACGCCTTCTGGATAGATTGTAGAATCAACAAAGAAAGTTTCTGCCAATGGATCATTTCGTCCACCACTACCACCATTGCCGCCTGCACCGCCGCTGTTTCCTCCGCCGTGACCTGGTCCGTTTGGTGAAGCTGACCCATTTGTACGTGGAATAATAGTGTTAGCTTGAGGTGTTGGATTATTCACAACTGGTGGTTGTGTTGAAACTTTTTGTGGTTCTTCGGTGTCTAATAGGCCTTCGGCATAATATGTTGCCGAGGCTACGCAAGATGCGGTCGATGGATCATCCGTAGAATTATCAATCACAGTAAATATTCTTGATCCTGTATGGAATCGAGCGGCAGTAGTTGAAGGAATAACGAAGGTTCCGCTTACTGCTCCACTATCTCCACTCTTGGCCTGACCAATAGAATAACGAGTTGTTGAATTTGGTGTTGTGGTCCAGCTACCAGATATTGTAGCGACTTTTGTTACAGAGTTATAGGCAGTGATCGATGCTTGTGTACCAATACCAGCGCCAGCGACAACATATATTGTATTCCCAACATAATCTAAATTGCTTGTATTTGCATTAGCCCATGTTGCCAATGAGATAGTATTAGAAGTTCCAGATTGTGCCGTACCGCTCCAATGAGAAATTGATGCAACAACGCCTGATATAGAACCATCGGTCCATGTTTGACCTACAACTATGTTTCCCTTGACATTAGCAACATAAGAAGCGTTATCTTGAACAACAAGGACGGTTGCTGAATTTGATCCAGAACTAATTTTTTCTTCATGCGCATCATCAAATAATGCGGTGGCAGCGAAAGTAATTTTGTTAGTTCGCTGACAATAATTCTGTACGGCCACTCCATCGAAGAAGAAATATACAGGAATTGTTGGTCTTAGGTGTCTTGCAACAAAGAATACATCGCGAGAGCGAATATATGGAATTACAGATACATCAACAGTCAGATTACCGACTGTCTGTGTAATAGTTTGTGGAGCCTGTGTGGCTGTAATGGCCGAACCTGATGATGGCTTATCTGTAACAGATGGTGTTGTGCGATTAATAGAATTGTTATTGAATCCAGTCGATCCAGAGGAGGCCTGTTGTTGTGCAAGTTTCTGTTGATTCTTATCGATACCATTCCAACCAGCCTGCCAATAGTTCCAACGAGTACCAAAAGGATTACGTGAGTCGTTATTGCTTGTTCCGCCTGATTGTCCTACTGCAACCCAGGCATCATTCTGGCCCGTAGTATTTGTGACGACAGTTGGCGCGACGTTAGTTTCGACCCAAACATCAGTGGTTGGATTCAAATTCAATACAGCAACGAAATTTGCGAAAGTGTATGGATTTGCATTTTCAATATGACTTGCCAAATTCTGTGAGATAAATGGCACTTGATTATAAGGCAGAGTTAATAGGTCACCTGTTTGAGTAACGGATGCTGAATTGGCCGTATCATAATACATTAAATCTGAAACAGTATTAAATGAACACTGGAGAGTTGTAGCTTCAAAATCAATAGCACATTTATAGTCTAGATTTTGTACGTCACCAATAGAATGCCCATTGAAATCATCAACAATGAAACCATACTTAGTTCTTTCAAGTCCATTTGAATCAGTAATTGATTGATTATATGTGGCTGCCTCTAAGAGACTCAATGCTGTATAATATTCAAGATTTGAAATTCTCTGTTCAAGAGTTCCAATATCTCTCATGGTGTATCGTTTGTTTTCGATGAAGGTGACGGCAACGTTTGCAGGACTAAATGTATAGGCAGGTAGATTTAATTGATACAGAGTCATTGCACCCTTTAGATCATTGGGCGGCAATGGAGCCTGTCCAGAAATTCCTTCTAATACAAGGAAATTCAAATCTTTTGTCAATACTAATTTATCGACACGAGCCAAATAATAAGAATAATTCAATCCAAAATTAGTATCTGGAATTGGAAAGCGAACCCCTTGCAATGTAAAACTTGGGGATGTATTCACGGCATCCTGCCGGCGTGGTCTAAAATCAATACAATCACGCAACTGATATACATCTCCTGATGTTGGAGAAGTGTAGGCAGGAATTGCAGCATATCCATTTGATGTGGATGCATTTGGATATGAATCGACAGAGAAATATCCTAGACCATCCGAGGTTCCAGACCCATGTGAATAGTAATTGAATACAACAACGATTGGACCCTGTGGAGCCGCCACACCAGATTTTAATGTGAGGTGACCGTGATCATAATAACCATCGCGTTGACCTGTATCCAAAATATAATTATTAGTGATTTCTGTTGCAGACCCAGGCAATGACGCGCCAGACCCAATCGAATTAGTACCAAAATCGAATACATTCAATAGTGCCGTAACGTCTGAAATATAGAGCCAATCATTTCCACCTGGGATTTTATTTGGATTGGTGAAATGAACCTGTCCATAATTCAAATGGACGTTTGCAAATCCTGTAGAAACGTTTCCAAATGTAGCATTTGGTGAGGTGCTTGGTGTGGCCGTGGTCAATCCTGCAACCAATGTTTTAAGTTTTGGATTTTCTTCCTGGCCTGTATTAATATTGACTGTTGCTAGAATATCGGCTGTATAAGTATCACCGGGTAGATTTGTTGTGAATGTTACTGTGTTGCCTGATGATACGTTGACAGAACGACCCAATGCCGAAACATATGACAATACTTGACCATTTGAAATATTGGCTGAACCTGAGTTATTCTTGACAACGACGATATAATCAGTTAATACTTGTGTATCAGGAAGAATTCCATTTCCATTAAATGCTTCACCGGTAGCTGCTGTAATAGTTCCAACGCCAGCATTAAATGTTCGTGCGCCAAATAATTTACGATATGAATATTGTTGTGAAGAAATCGAAGCTGCAACAATAGGACTCTGTGGGAATGTGAATAATAGAGTATCAAAGGCAGTTTCAAATATTTGTGTGTTACCGGCTGCTGTTAATGTATCTTTGGCTTCTGTTGCAATATTAGCACGTTGACTTAAAGTTGTTGGAGTGCCGACTACAGCAATAACCATTGACTCAGTTTGTTTAAAGTTAAACTGTAGTTGATATGCCGAAGTGGCGTCAGGAGTTGTGCTCCAATTATTTGCAAGATTAGCGACCGCAGTTCCTCCATTATATCCCACAATATATTTCGATTGTCCAGCACCAGTACCTGATGCGATTGTGACTGTGGCACCAAAATAAGCATTAACCTGATTTGAAACTAGGTTAGCTTGAAGTGTGATAGTATTAACTGTGGCGGATTGTGTGTTGCCATTAATTGAAATGAAACGTGTATCATCAATATAGGCACGATAATTATAGGTGTTGCCCTGTTGTGTATTGGATGAATCAGAATAGACCAAAGAACGTATTCTAGCCGTACCAATTTTCGTTGTATTATATGTACCAGAATTTGTCAGGTTGATTTGTGCATCAGGAACACAATGAAGATCAATAAAGGAAGTATTAGTGATATCAAAAAGGCCCGATAGAGGACCGATGATCGTATAATTTCCATAGTCCATAGCCAAATCAAAATTATTGACAGTGGTTGTATCCTGGGCACGTCGCACTGGTACATTTGTTGGTGCTATCGTTTGAAATTCATATCCTAATACATAAGCCTTGCCTGGATCGAGTGTGGCAGAAATTTGTGCTGTATTTCCACCTACATCATCTTGAACGCGCAATTTGAACGGACGAACTGTCCATGATCCAGATTGATCAAAGGTTCGCCGCGCCATTGTATCGCCTAATTCAGAATAAGTAGGATACAATACTTCCTGAGTGATTACGCCATTGGCTACACGCAACAATTCAATGAAGGAAGAATCATCAGTTGAATCTAATGTACGAGTTGCCAACACAAGATCAATTTTGTATCGGGCAGCACCAGGCGCCTGGGCATTTGAGGTCTGCAATGCAGGGTCAAGCAAGGATGTATCTTGTGCTTCGGTAATGATAGTTTCTTCGAATTGTAGACCAATACGCAATGAAGGCGTTGTGCTAAAAGGATCAAGAATTACAGTCTGGGTTGGTGTTTTAACAAAGAAGCCGTTAATGTAAAACACGCCGGCTTGAATAGATGCAAGAGTACCAGCATTATTTGAATTTGAAGATGCTAAATTAGCATATACGTTTTGTCCTGGTATTTGAATAGTATCATTAGAGCCGAATTCATTACCAGTCAAGTATTTAATAGCCAATACAGGAGTGGCGCCATTGGCTGCCGTTGTAGTAGATAGAACCACGGCCCGAACAGTATTAGCTCCAAAGATATCCGTGATTTGAGAACCATTGAATGCTGAGGCAGATACATCCGTATTGGCATATTGTGTAGCCAAATTAATGAATGTGGCTCCATAATAAGAAATCTGCCCGCCTGTTACAAGCGATCCGTTTTTATAAACAGAATCACCAAAACGCTGAATTTGCTTTTGCCCTATTGTTTGATCTTGTGTTAATTCACGGCCTTGGACGGCATGACCAGGACGATACAGAATTCTATAGAATCCTTTATCTTCGCTATAGTCATCATAGAAAGGGGAAACAGTTGTTGCAATAGGAACTATTGTATCGTTTGCGGCCATGTTTTATTTATACCTGATAATATTAGAAATTAACAACTATTTGAAAGGCATCAGTTTGATTTTCGTTTCGTTGAACCGCCACAATGTTTGCCAAATACAATAAATCTCCTGTATATGGCTCTAAATCAGGTTGTTTTACATTCGTCACGAAATATGCTGCACCAGAATTGATGCCTAACAACAAGGATGAATCAGGAACACCAGAAATGTTTGTTACACGTAGGATATTATCGGCAGGCTTCCATTCTAATACGTCAGCCGAGAATGTTGCGCCTGCAAGACTTGATCCTTGAAATACTACTTCATCCAAGGAATAGTTCACTCCTGATCCAGCAAGTGTCAAATCCATAGTCTGTGAAAACACAAGATTGGCTGATACTGTATTTGTAGATGAAATAAATGGATCACGAATTATAGCGATTTGTCTATATTCATTAGCCACAGAAATAACATTGGCTTCTGACCCATCAATCAACATATCAATCATTACCGCCGCAGCGCCTAATTCTTTAGAAGGGTTTGCACCATGTCCTCCCTTTGGTGGCACTACTACTTCAAATGATGCTCCGCTGCCTGGAACTCCTGATCTATCCGTCAACGAAACATTGGCTCTGGTATATAATGCACCAGGTGTTGATATTGTAGAATTGGCGATGCTATTTGATGTATTTACTTGAACCAAGATAGTTGCTCCAGCACCATCGCCTGTAATGATGGCCGAAATGTTGGCCACATTCGTAAAGCCTGTTCCTCCATTTAATACCTTAATGACGTTAAGTCCGCCATCAATTGCATTTTGTTGGACGTTCCATTGTAATGATCCATCATCCAATCCCAAGGTTCGCACTGGTATCCAATTGTTTGTTAAAAATCTTTGTTGATCGTTTGATGATAGCTGATACATGAATTTCCACATGTATCCATCAGTAGTGATTTGCACATTATTGTTGGAAGTAGAATTAGGCATTACAGTCGAATTGGCACTGCCATTATTGAAAAGACATTTGTATACATTAAAATCTGTAGTCAATACATAGAATTTTGTATTGGCAGTATCATATAGATTATTGGCGGCTTGATCATATGGTGTGTATACTGTATTGGCAGTCCAATCTATTCGTGGAATGACAAGACTCATGTCCGATAATACGACCTGTTTACCACCATACATATTGTTCCACACATCAAATTCTTGATTTACTGTTGTTTGTGGAACATCAGGGGAGTTTTCATTGCTCCATGGTTCTTCGCGTCCTAATGTCACATAAAAAATAGTATTGGCGTCAGCCAACGCTACTGATTTCATGAACAGTTGGGCGTTATTAAGTGAAAGAGCCTGTGTATGAATTGATCCCATTGTAATTTCCTTTTATTTATTCAACAGTTCGAACAGAACCGGCTTCTGTCACACGGATAATATTATCTTCGGTAATTATACTATTTAATACAGTTGTTTCTTTATCTAACACAACATTAGTTCGCACATCAATATTGTCTTGAAATCTATATTGTCCCCACATCTTTAAGCCAGCAGGATGTAATAGATTCTTCACGATTTTTGTGTAACTATCAAATGACTCTTGGGCGCGAATGACATAAGAATATGTTTGGTAATAATCAAAGTTTTCTAAGAACTTTGCGCTCGAAAGAAATCCAGATTGATCCAAGAATCTACCTGGATATGTAAACACACCAGCAGACACACTTGCATTAGCCAATGCTGTTCCATCGCCTGATGCTTTCAAATTAATATGTGGAGGATCATTGGGAAGAAATCCTTGCCCGGCCTTATCAATACGAATAGTCAAAATAGTTCCTACTGAATCAGTATTGGCAGTAAATTTGGCACCATCACCCAAGATAGCATCTACAACAATTTTTCCGCCAGTGCCAGAGACGCTATTAATGGTAATTGTAGGTAAATGATTTTGATCCCAGCCAATACCTCCTACTGGAAATCCTGATACAGGTATCCAATATACTGAAACTATTCCACCTGCTCCATCAACAGCCGTAACATTCGCCGCAGCACCTGTGCCATAGCCACCAAATACATTATGAAATACAAGTTTATCTCCTACCAAATAATTGGCGCCATTGGATGCAATTGTCATTTTACCTAGAATACCAATGCCATGAACAATTGTGTTTGAAATGACGCTAATACTAGGAATGCCTGAGAATCCACTGCCGCCATCATTAAGTTTAGTTTTTAGAACTGGACCTGTTGGTCCATAAGTAAATGTTGTGAAGGCATTAGCCAATACAGTATTTGCATTGGCATTGGATGGCATTGCAGGAAATCCATATGATGCTGAATTTAAAACTACATTGGCATAAGGGAGAATAATATCTACGGAAATTTGATATGTATTAGGATGATAGAAATTATTTGCGCTTACTGTTTGAATATAACCGTTGGCGCCTGAGCCACCACCACCTACAAACAACAATTCATCATTGGCAAGAAATCCAGCACCATCATCTGTAGGAATAATATCCAATAGGCCACCGGATGATACAGCGGCAACCGAAGCAATGGCTCCTCCTCCAGTATTACTTTCAATGCCTACAATATCTCCTACTTTGTAATTATGTCCTCCATATATCAAATGAATAGACGAAAGAATACCAGAGAGAATTTGGGCAGTAAAGACATGCGGAACATTTGTTATCACATCTGTATAGGCAACAGTTATTGTTTCTCCATTTTCAAAATTGCCATTTATCTGAGAAAGAAATATTTCATTGACTTTGGCGCCGCCTTCATAATCAATTATAACATTTTCAACAGCAGCAGTAGCCAATGAAGTGTTGCCAGTAATTACGAAACCAACTAATTTATTAAGAGCAATAAGTGAATCATCAACAACACCATCAATTACAACGTTATTGATACGTAATGATTTTTGAATGAACCATTTGCCATCTGATACTTTTAATATATCACTGGCTGGATAATAGAAATCAATTTCTTCACCAAATAGAATTCGAAACAATAATCTATAAGATTTTTCAGTGCCACGCGCTCTATAAAATTGTTGAACGTGTTTTAAGAGTTTTGTTTTATCTGCCTGAATATTTGTAGGAATTAAGGCTAGAAATTCTTTATAGAAATGCTGTGAAAAGGCATCAATAGTTTTGTCCACATCCAAATAATCGAGCATGTTTTTGGCTCGTTCAATTGGTTGTCCTTTATCTATTACTGGTTCATATTGTTCCAAGAATTCATAGTATGCTTCAAGAAAAGCGACAAACGTAGGATTATCGTCCCTCACAAATTGAGGAACTTGTTTTGATACCAGGGACGAGATTTTTTGAAAGGTTCCGTTAGGAGTGGTCATTATTAACTTATTTCAGCCTGCATATTTACAACAATTGAAGTTGGATCATTAGCATCCAATGTCATAATTCTATTCTGATTAGGACCAATAACAGTTACATCAGGTTTGAAGTTGATTGTCATTACTCCATCAGGATATGATTCATTCTTCGTAATAGAAATAGGATCGAAGTTTGTCAATGTCACAATACCATTCAAATAATCAACAGTTCCAGCATTAGAGTTGATGATGATTTTTTCTCCGGCATTAGAGAAATAGAATGTCTCTAATGTTCCATGTTGCGAGGATAGAATGGCTGTTGCCTGGGCACCAAATCCATTTCCGTCCTGACTGATTAAATTGACTTCGCAAATAGTGTAATTGATGCCTGGTGTATCTTGAACAATACTTGAAACTCGGCCATTAACAATAATGGCATGACCTGTTGCTCCTGTGCCATCACCAATATACACAACCAATGGAGGTTTAGTATAATTCTGTCCAGGATTTACTACGTCTGTGCTATCAACGCCTGTGAATGATTGATTGACTTCATCGATTTGAGCCGTGCGTGTAATTCCCTGTGAGTCTGATATTTGAAATGAAGGGAATGAAAACATCTTATCGGACAATTCTCCATGTCTTAATGGCACGCCAAAAGTCAATGCATAATTTTGTGCTACATTCAATGTAGGTTGAAATCTCTTTTGAATGAATACAGACATATTATCTGAAAGAATTGATTGTTCTGTTTTGTCAACCTGAGTCTGTAATATTGATTGTCTAAATGTTGATTTGAACATGTTCAAATTTTTAGTGACATAATTTTGAATTGTTGTCCGTACAAGCGAGGCCAATTGTGTTTGTGAGTTATTAGTCAAATCAGGATTGTAATAGACTGTTGTATTAAACAAGAAATACAAATAATCAGGATCAATAATTATTGGGGTGACTGTGACTACTGATTTGTTTGCCACAATATCACTAATGATATTGGCCTTTTCTACGGTTGTGATAGCATATCCATCCTTTGGTTGAATAGATATGAAAACTGTTCCAAAGATAGGAGGATCATTTTCTTCTCCACCCCATACATTTATGCTTTGGGCAAATGGATATTTCTTTGTTAATAGTTCATTATAATCATCCGTGGTGACGGCACGATTTTGTGTAGTAAATGCCAATGGGGCTCTGAATCTCACCTGTTCAATATCTTCTACTTCAGCACCACCAACCGCAGGTGAAATAGGTTGAACCGTCACATTTGCAAATGTTCCAATAGGTGTCATTGCCGTGAATGAATTGGCTTGATTGGCTGGATCGCCTGCCGTGGACAAATAAGTCAAGTTTACGATGTTCCCATTATCAAGCGCCTTACCAATAAAATCATCACCAAAATAGATATTGTATAATCCTTGGGCATCCGCATCGATCCAATAAGACTGTGAATTGCCTGTGATTTGTGTGATATCATCTGCCAATGTAAATATTCGAAGGGATGAATTAGAAATGCTCTGTTGTATGGAAACAACTAATGTTGTGGTGTCCACATTGGCATTAGGTATTTGAAATGTTTGAGAAGGATTTGTAGAATCAACAACAAATTGTGATGACAATGGAATGCCCTGTGTTAATGCTGTATTTGCAAACACAAAACTTCCATTGGCTATTGTAGTGGCCAATGTTTCAGTAGTGCAGAATTGATAATTGATTCCTTGAATTGCCTGTGATTGAAAAGGAGTAAATGCCGGCATAGTCAATGATGTTTGAGTATTGCCAAGTGGAGGCGTAACAATAATATTTGCAAAGGCCACGGCACCCTTTCTGGATGATGCTGTGTATCCTAATGCCTTGGCTCTTGATAATACGGATGCGCGTAATTGTGCTGAGTCCAAAAATGCTTCGGATGCCACAAAGTTCATATAAACCGCTTGATAGTGTGTGTTTAAAGCTAGAAGATTGATTAAAACATCCAATCCAGCACCCTGGAAATTATAATCCTTAAATATAGTCTGGTTTTGTAAATAGGTTATCAGGTTTGTTTTGATGCTATCAAAATCTAGTTCTGTAACTCTAAATGCTGTATTGGCTGTCATTTATTTTACCTTGGGCGTTTTAATAGGAATGTGGCGGTAACCGGTAGAGCCTGATTAACAATAAAGAAATTGATCACTACTGTAAATGCCTTGTCTCCAGGACTCCATGTCACAGTGACTGTTAGTGTGGCAGGATCAACTCTTGGTTCAAAGTTCTTTATTACATCACTAATTGATCGTTGTAAAAAAGCTGCGGTCAAAGGTGTAGCAGGTTCAAATAATTGTTTCATTACTGATGAACCAATCTCAGGATGAAATGGACTCTCATAATGATTAGTTTGTACCAAATTCATTACGGCACGAATGATTGCCTGTGTATCCGTCAATGGCTTAATATCGCCTGTTACAGGCAAGGCAATGAAGTTTAAATCCAAATCAGAATAGCTAGGTGCAATGTTTTGTGGCATGATTTATTATTTAGGGTAATTTTATGGTCCGGCAAATACATCTGGGCTGCCAGCAGCCACGGACGTGCATCCACTTATTGCATCACCTATTCTTCCAGCACCACGACTATTTACAAATACTGTTGTTGATCCCGTCTCAATAGGTGCAGCATGGGTCGGACAAGGATCACCTGGTAATAGATGTGGCACATTATCATCGCCTTGTCTTGACCATGGTATACTATTTACTGAAACATTCGGTGATCCTTCGGCTCGTACCATTGAACTGCAATGCGGAACGTCCGAATCACCAATTCTAGTTGCTGCTGGCATTTTGTTCCTTTTCCAGCAATTCATGTAATTTACGATTCAATGTTTCAATGAATAGATGATCCTTGTTACTGTGTGGTGGAGGAGGATAATCAGGACAGAATGTAATGAGTCTATCAAATTGTTCTGGGATTTCTTCCACCTTATCGAAGCTATGAATTTTATTGCCTATTCTTACCTGAAATATTGCCATGATTGGTCCTTATGGATTTAGATCGATTGGATTACCCTTGACAGTCAAGTGACCATCAATTGTTGTTGTTTGATCGCCATTTACTTGTTCGGTCACATTACCTTCAACGGTGCGTTTGAAATTGCCTTTGATTGTTTCGGTCTTGTTTCCATCCACTAATAGAGTAAGGTCTTTTTGTACGTAAATATTCGCATCGCCTTGAACAGTAATATTCACCTTACCCATAATATACACATCTTTGTCGCTCATGATGATTTCATAATCATTCTTTACGACTTTAGTTATTCGTGTGCCATCTTTTTGTATTTCTTCAAAGGTGCCTGATCGATGTGATTTGGATAATCTTTCGGCTCCTGGTGTATCATCCATTTCAACTATGTGACCGCTTTCTGTTTCGGTCACGATATTGAATGGATACACGGCAGCATATCCAGGTGCAGGTTCGGCCCATGTTCCGCTATCGGCAGTAGGCACAGATTTAACCTGATTGTCTTTGCGTGTTTGAACAAATGTTTTGTCTATTGATTCATTGCGTGCCAATCGTGGCGTCATTGGTTCATTAAGTGTGGATGGATAACGTGGTGCGCTTCCTTGTTCATTAACAACAACGCCTGACCCATCTGTTTTATATGTGACGGATGCTGGTACTCGTGGACTTGCTTTCAATTCGGCTGCCGTGCGTTGATCTGAGAAACCTATGGCTGTTGGTGGTGTTGTTTCAGGTATACCGAAATAAATGCCGGCGATTACAGGATATTGTGAATGTTCTCCATCCATGAAATATCCCCATACCCATTGTCCTTCCTTAGGTGGGACAACAGGTCCATGAGTACCATTCACTGGATGGGATGCCAGTGCCCATTGCAAGTCTTTTGTGGGTATCATTTGCAAGTTGGAGGTGTGGATTGCCTGTATTCGAACTTGAACACGCCCAAGAAAGAGAGGGTCCTTGCGATTCTCAACTACACCTATCCACCAATAGAATCCTGAGAACCCGGCAAAGTTTTGTTCGGAATGTGGATCGTTAGGTTGTGCCATTACATATTCACCAAGTTTTTCACTTTGGCATTGCCTGATGCTGCCGGTATGCCTGTCTTTGTTGTGTCCTTTGTGATATCAAGGATTGTCTCATATTTATACTGGTCTATTTTATGACGAACACCAGTGATTAGATAACGTCCTGAATAATATGTGTCCAATATTCTATCACTGGATGTTTCGGCTTCAATTGATGGTAGATTGAATTCAATAATTTCTCCAACCTTACGCGCCACATCACCAGGCACTGTAATGATTAGATGCAACCCATTAAGCGAGGCCATTTGACTTTTACGTGCCGGCAACCATTTCTCGATATCATCCGGATATATGTCCTTTTGATGGCTCTTGATATAGGCTGATTCAGTTGTTTGGCCCAGCCGTGTAGGCATGAAGTGAACAAGACTCATTGGTGTTTCATTTGCCGCATCACCCAGTCTATTTTGAATCTTGGCCATCCATGATGTTGATTGCTTGGGTTCCACATGTTTCCAATCATTGTATTTGGAGTCATAGTCAAAATTGTTTGTGGTGAATGTTTGGCGTATTGGATCAAACGTCTTTAGATTGGATGCATACATGCCGGATACTATATTTTTGAACACATCAAAGTTTTGATCTATTCTAAATTCTTTCACGGCCACGAAATCAACCGGCAGGTCACTAATACGATAGTCCGAAAGACTTTGCACATTCTTGATTGAGAAATTATAGGTCTGTGCAACAGAGCCTACATCAAATAGACCTTCAACCGTCTTGAAGTGAAATCCATCCCTGTTTTCAAAGGACACATAGGAGGCACCTGTGTATTTGTGACTCTGGGCTCGCCGTGCCAACCAATTGAGTGTTTGAAATGGGCGAATATATGGAACTACATAATCCTTGGTTCCAGTGGTTGTTTCAATATTGCTCACATCAAATCTTGTCCCACTGACCTTTAGATAGTTCTGATAGATATCCGTAACAATGTCCGATATGAGTTTGCCCTTGTAACTCTTGGAGACCAAATACTGATGATTGAGTATTTTCTCCTCCGAACAGAAATGAACCAAATAGGATTCGTTTTTGTCCTGGACCAGGCCACGCTTTGATATCTTGTGAATACGAAATACACGTTGAATAGGATTGGAGTATGGTTGAGGTTTATCAAAGGTCACAACCAAATATTCAAAGCCGGTGAGTGGCAGATGCATGATATGAGAAAGCGAATCATTCAGGACCACGTCGCCTGTCACTACATCACCGACCATTGTTTCATAGATGTTTAGTTCCTCCAGAATAAACCGAATATCCGTGGTCAATCCTGTTGATGACACGATGACTGCCGATTGCAGGAAATAGTCCTGGGCAAACAACATGCCCTTGGGTTGTTGTGCCGGTAAAGAGAACCCACCGGCGCTTGTGCCACTACCTGATAGAGCAACCATTTATTCTATTATCTCTTTGGTTGAATAGCCATGAGTGCCACGAATTCCTGTTGAATGCGTGAAATCAACTCTGGCCGGATGATCTTGATCTGGCGCTTGGCTTCGTTTAGTTCAAATTCATGCTCATAGTTGGTCACGGCATCTGTTGTTATCTCCATATGAACCGTAGTGCCATCGACCAGATTAAATGTTTCGACTGTATCCACGGGTGTGTTGGCATAGGTACCGGCATCCAATACAAAGGTCTGATTTGTGACTGTGCCAGTGGTACTATCCGTGGTTGAAATAGTTTCGGTGTAATGATGTATACCACTCTCGGCATTGGCCAGACTATCATACTTATTAGAGACAAACTTGATGAATGTGCCATAGTCCATAGGCCAGTCATAGTTAGGATCGATCATGTCATTGGCCGCCAATATAACCCAGTGTTTCTCTGGGTCGCCATATATCTTGGAGGCTACAATCTCGGGTGTATCCGAATCCTTTACTGGATACAAATAAAAGTCCAAAGTATTATTCTTGATTGCCTTGAGTAGCGCAATACGTGCCGTTATGTTTGTCAGTACCTCATAATCAGGGATTTGATCCTTGCCGCGCTCGCTTGTATCAACCAGTACCTTTGGGAAGAAATTGAAATAGGATGGCATTTTCTTTATTGCTCCGTCGGTAACAAACCAGAATAGTATTTCTTTGCATTGGCATTGGATGCCTTGATGTTCGAACTCCAATGTTGAATGGCCGTGAAAGCCGCAGCATCCCGCTTGTGTGCCTTATAGCGTGGATCATGTAATCCTGTTGCAACCACAGGATGTTTAGGATCGAATTGGCCATGGGTTACATCCAATATTTTATCGTCATGTTCGACCCAGCAATGACAATCAAAAGGATCAAATGGAACTGCGCCGGCATCACCATATTTGGAATAACTACCAAGAACAAAATGAGAGTCCTTGCCTTGATTGACTAGATGATTATGGAGTGCCCAACTTGCCGCACCACATGTCCCAATGCATTCGGTCTTATTACCTGGTCCACCATTATACAGTCTATTATAATGATCCACCGCCTTGCCTCTAAAGTGTTCAAGGACCTTAGAAGATAAAGCCTCTTTCAAAGATGTTAGGAAGGATCGCATGTCCATTATTTAGTCCTTATTTCCAATAGA